ATTTTTTTTTTTTTTTTTATTATTCAATAATTACTGAGCCTCCTACTGAGGATAAAACCTTCCCAATAGAAGCCTTTTTATTAACGCCATCCTGAACTATAGCAATTATATCATCAGAGGATATTTTATCTGTTTCCTCCATATCAGTATCTTTTATTCCTAGTTCAGATAATCTTTTTGAAATTTCATAAATTTGCTCTTTTGTGAACATACTAATTTATAATTAAACCGACAGTTCTAAGCTGAGATAATAAACTATTAACAGTCCCAACTAATGCATCTACTGTGTCTTGAGTAGTACTGCCATTTACAACATCAGCTATATTAGTCATTGCTTTTACACCTCCTATGCTAGATTTTGTAGCAGCAGGAACAGCATATTTAGAAATAGCAGATGTTATAGTTTTGCTAGAAACATTATAAGTTAGTATCTGAAAAGAATTATCCTTTTTACTACTAATAAAGTAAATCATTGACTCTGTAGAGTCAACACTTCTAGTATATGTAATAGGACCAGTTACTCCATTTACTATAATTTCTCCACAATTCAATATATGGGAAGCCATAACATCTTCTAACGGTTTTCCTATATCATTTGAGTCAAGTTGAATAGTGTAAGGCTCATTAGGCTTTATATAGTCTTCATCTTTAATGATAGACCCATCACCTTTTATACTATAAAATACTTCGTTCCCATAAGCAGTAGTTACGTGAGCAAATCCTCCAATCTTAGTTTGGAACGTTCCAACCCCATAGCCATAATCAAGATGGGTAAAGAAATGTCCTTGAACCAAATTATTTAAATTATGCTCTTTTATTTCATTAGAATCTCCTATTTCTAGTTCAACTATAGCATTTGAATAGTTAACAAATACTGATGTCAGTGTTATGACTCCTTCAGATACTATAGCTCCTAAATTACCAAATTCATGATTTTTAGTATGAATGTTGCCAGTAATATATTGGCTAGTACCATTACTCTGCATTACTTTATTAAAATAGTATGAATACTTACCTAATTCAAGTATGAGCACATTAGCATAAGGAGAAATCTTATTATTCTTTATTATAACTTGCTCTCCATTTAAGACCTTATTAAGATCCTCTTCACTTATGGTTATTTTCAATATATCAGAGTTACTTTCGGATGAGTTAACTGACTCCCACTTACCTGTTTTGTTATTAAAATATCTTACTGTGCCATTATACAGCCAAAAGCAATTAATTGGTGGGGGAGTAGGAGACTCTATTATACCTTGAAATTTTTTCATATCATTTAGGATTTTATTTGTCTTATTTATATATCATTTGTTCAAAATAGATAATTATTGCGCACTTAATTACTATTATTCCTGTTAGACTGTCTTCTACTAATTCTTTCCTTTAAAGCATTATCCTCTGAATGTTTTTGCTTCTCGAAGTTTAATTTATCTCTCTCCAACTTAATTTTAGCATCAAATTCTTTAATTTGCTGAATTAACTTGTCTTTAGCCTCTTGCGAATATTCAGGTTCTGATATATTATCGCCCTCATTATTTTTACTATAAGCTTGCATCTGTGCAATGAGAATTTTTGTCTCATTGTCTCTTTGGTTAAGAATATCCTCCTGCTGCATCTTAGCTTGTTCTATTTGAGATTTTTGTTCTATCTCCTGCTGTTGTGCTTGCAACTGCTGCTGCTGTACTTGAGCTTGTCTTTCTTGAATATTTCTCTCATCCTTTTCAACAAGTCTCTGCTTTTCAGCAAGTGAAGATGAACTGAATAACTTCATAATAGTTGAGAATGATAGAGTCTGATTCTGCAATGCTGCTTGAGCTAAAGTATCAAGTTTTGAGTTTAATTCTTGAATACCATTACTGTTGTCCACTACAAGACCATAATCAGCCTCTGCAAATTCATCCCCATCTATCTCCATAACTTTCATTGAGCTATCTGATAATATATATTGGAACTTCTTGCTTCTGCCTCTTAATGCTATCTTAGCTGTTTCAAGGAAGCATTCCAAGACTCTCTTCTTAACATCCTCGTGTATAAAGAACAGCCACTCTGTAATATGAGAAGATTGTAATGTTGCTCTTTCTACTCCACCTACTGTCTCTCTATTACTTACTTGACCCTCTCTTTGTTTAGTAATACCAATAATCTCTGCCATTTCCATCTTGATAAACTCAAGAAGGTTAATGTATTGCTGTATTTGATTACCATCAGAGGCTGCAATCACTCCAGTAGAAGCATTGTTTAGTGCACCTGCAAGTTTACCTGTAGCTGCACCCATAGAGCCTTCTTTGAAGCTATCTTCTACTGCAAGACCCGTAGTCTTTGCATAGTACAACCATTTTTCTACATCCCATCCCTTAGGTTTCTTGGCAAAATCTAATCTTAGCAATGAACCCCAGTTTCTTGCTATCAGCTTATTTAATCTATCATGTATTGCATCATACAAATAGTTATATGGCTTCATCATATCTACCAAGCTAAATGGCCTATTATCATTTAGATTATAAATAGAGCCAACAATACCAAAGTGACATCTTGAAGGGTTACTTAGTCTATTATACTGAACTACTCTTGGTCTCATATTGACATAAATGTCTGTACCAATCTTAGTTCCTTCCCATGCTTCATTGATGTAGAATATCTGCTCTTCCTCTCCAGCATCCTTATCTATTACATAAGTCTCTGGGTAGAAGTTAAATACTTCTTCACCTGTTTGAGGGTCATAACTTCTTACCTTCTTAATCTTTCTTCTTGACTTCCAATATACCCTAAGTACTCTCAAGTTTCCTGCAACATCATAAGGAAGAAGTGAGTTATTAACTCCATCATATCCTCCTAATGGGTCCCAAAAGAATCCTTCTGTACTTATTTCATCCCCTATCATGTGATTATTGACAAAGCCGTATCTCTCATCAACATTATCCATAGAGTCTGTAGCAGCTTGACCTACATGGTCAGGCATCTTCTCTATGTACTCCATGTCTTTCTTTGTCAATACATCATAATAGGTATCAATGACTTTGCCTGGACTCCAATAATCTTCAAGGATTATCATATCTGCATCCTCAATCTTATTGCTATATCCTGACTTAAAGATTCTTACCTTGAGTGGGTTCAATCTTTCAATAGTAGGTTCACCTCCTACAATATCACATTGGTAAATTTCTTCACCAACTGCCATTGCATCCATGAATCCCTGATTGAACATTAGAGAAATATTTAACTCCTTTACATAATGGTTAAGAAGAGCATTAGCCCTAATTTCCCTCATGTCTTGCCACTCATAGGTGTAGTAGTCATTTATTTTTTCAAGCTCTTGGTTAGCCTCTTCTTCTGATTGAGAAGTATTAGATACCCATTCTTGCAGCTTCTGTAGTAATTCTTGCTTCTTGTTATTCTCTATCTCTGTAATAGCATTGGGGTTGGTAACTACTACTTTGAAGTCAAAGACTCTCTTACTTTCCTCACCTCTAAGCACATTCAACTTACTATTCATAATAGGATAGTGTTGAATCCTGTCAGGTATAAAACCTGCCTGTAGCTTTTCAGGATTCAGTATCATCTCAAGGTCACTCATGTGTAGTTTACCATTGAGCAAGTCATAGTTTATTTTCTTATGTATTACAGATTTTCTAACTAAGCTATAATTGAAGAAGGTCTTACTGTCTGCCCAATCCAAAATTTGTTTCCTCCACTTTCTGTTCTTTTTGCTAAAAGGTAACTGCTGTGGAGGAAGTTGTATAAAATCACTCATATTTCCATTTATATCCATAAGCAGTTTTCCTCTTGCCAAGACAGCAACAGCCTATATGACTGCCTCTACCATTTAAGTACCTTTCTGCCTCTGAAGCAGAGGAAAATCCATTAATAATGTTATTATTCAAATCCAATTGAAGTACAGGCTTGCTAAATTTATCAGATATTAATTTCTTCACATAGTCAGAAACATGCTTACCATACATGCCATTGTTATGGCCTTTGTTAGCTCTACCAATTTTCCTTTTAGTCTCTTCAGAACAAGGTCTTCTTCCTGCTTCACTTATTTTCTTCTTAGCTTTTTCAGTATGATGTTTACCCTTAATCCAAGGAGCATACTGTTTAAGTTTCTCCTTAGTTTCATCTGAAAAGGATTCAGCACCCTCTCCTCCCAATCCTATGTTATAGCTTAGTCCTCTACTCTTATAGAGCTTTATAAGAGATTGCTCTAATAGGCATGCCCTTTCTTTTGTAGTCTTGCAAAGTATTACATGACTGAAAGTATCCCATCCATATTTCAGAGCAGCCTTATATATCAAAGAAGTCTCTTTGTACCCTATGCCATTTCTCCATCTCCTATTAGGATTCTTCGTGGAACGGGTTATTCCTACATAGACTTTATTATTTGTCTTATTTATATGTAGGTATACTATGTACTTCTCTTCCATATACTTCAATCTAGTTACTTTGCAAAGTTAAATAAAAATATAATCCCATGCAAGTATATAAGTAATTTATTAACCATCAGTCTCCATTTTTACTAAATTTACTGCCTAAATCTAAAGTCATAGTTCCTCTTGAAGAATGGGTCATTACCATCATAGCTATTATTAGCCCTCTCCTGCTTTTCCTTACTAACATCTCCTTGGTATCTTATCATTCTATCTTCCCTTAGAAGCATCAGCATACCCATAGCAGATATTCTATCGAAGTTACCCTCAGAGTTGTAATTAATAAGCTCTTTCAGCAGTGCTCTGTTCCTTACAGTAAATAGTCTTGGAACCATTACCTCTTTCTCTTCTCCATCAATAGTTTGTATAATAGGAACTGGAGCTAATAGCCAGCTTCTCAATCTACTCCTTGCATAAGCATTAATGGCAGGAGAGGCATTAGTACCTTTTGACTTGTTACCATAGCCATCCTTCATCATCTGCTTTTCCTTTAAGAAATCAAGGACATCTGTAAGAAGATAGAGACTATTTCTTGTCGAGAAGTGGGAGAATAGACCTTTTTTATTGTACTCATAATTCAACCTGCCATTGTAGAATAGGCAGAGCTTTCTACAAATCTCATAGTAGTCATCAGCAAAAGGAGGTCTTCCAGTGTATTCAGCTACTGTCCTATCTGTCCATAAATCCAATACAAATATAGAGCCTAAAGACATAGTATTTGACTCATCATCATCATAAGGGTCAGCACCTAATATGTACCTGTCATTATATGGCTTACCTGTGTTCTTATCAATCTCAGGCATTTGGTATATTTCAATAGCACCCTCTATCTTGTTATCCTTATGTGGGAAATCCCTAATAGGTGTAGCAGAGGTAGGTTTATACTCTACTTGACCATCTTTATTAAATACCAAATCACCTACATATACATCATCATATTCTGTAGGATTAGCATCCAATTGACCTATTCTTTCAGTCAAGTCAGCTACAGGGAACATATTTACACCTGTCTTAACAATAGCTTCAGCAGGAGTAATAGGAACCTCAGCAATGGTCTTAATAATAGTATTAGGGTCAGTAGAATTGTACTTTACCCTATATCTATTCATAAGAATTTCAATTAGAGCCTTGATTACATCAGATACACCATTCTCATTATAACATCCCTTTCTATTTACATAGCCAGGAAAGAAGAATACAAAGTAAGGTTTACCTTGGTTGTACTTGTCAAATACATTAGGTAAAGCATACATATTATAACCTTTAGGGTTATACATAATTTCCTGAGCACCAGCAAAGTCTGATTCATTATCACCAGCAGTACCTAACATGTAGATTTGTCCAAAGACAATATCACCTTCCTGTACTGAAGGTAAAAGCACATTATACAAATCAACTAATCTTGGGAATGTGCCAAACTCTTCAATAAGAATCTTGGCAGCTCTCTTACCTCTCAACTTAGACTCATCATCCTTAGATGATACTCCAAGTACTGTATTCTGAGTACCTCTTTCAATGTCTAATTCTACATCCTTATACCCCATTATCCATGTCATTTCCTGCAAAGAGTTCTTTAATCTCTTTCTTGGAAACTGGGTATTGGTTGCACAGAAGTTAGCCATATCTACGAACTTATTAAGAACACCATCCTTAGTAAGGTATTCCTTCTGATAGGCAGTTACTATGCCCTTTACCTTCTCATGTGCCTCCTCATTCTCACCTACCACAAAGATATGGTTAAGTATGGATGCAAGACTATATGATTTACCTTTACCTCTGGAAGCAAGCTCAGCCATGTGCTGACCCCCCTCAAAGTTGTTATATAAACCACCATTTGATGCTTGGTCTAAGCAATGGAATCTCCAATAGATTCCTTCCCAACATTCAGGTAGTGCCTCTACTCTATCAGCTCTCTTGGATTTTCTCTTCTTACCATTCTTATCCTTATACTCTCTAATCTTAGAGAGCATCATAGGAGAATAGTTAAGGAACCAATACATATATCCTGTAACCCATTCTCCATCACTTTCTCTCACATAGCCATCCCAAATTCTTCTCCTTTCCTCTCTTACCCACTTACCATACTCACTATTAGGATTGGCATTAGGTCTAAGGTTAGTAAATGTACCATACTTCTCATAATGTATAGCAGATGGTCTGAAGTAATCCATATCCTCTAATATATGAGGATTAGCCAAGTCTACAATGATTCTGCCCCTATCATCTCTTGGTCTATCCTTAGCATATTCTCTTGTAGGACTTATCAATCTTTTGACAAACTCTACATTATTTACAATATCAAATAACTGGTCCTGAACTTCCTGAGGAAGGCTATTAACTAATTCCTCAGTTAGCTCAGTTTGATATTTATTCATTGGTATTTTCTGAAACTCCATTATATTCTCCCTTTATAACTGCTTCATAAAAATCAGAGCCTATCCAATTGAATATTAGTGTACTCAACATGATATTCATCTCTCTTAACATATTCTCTTCCTGACCATCAGGAACCTTAGCAGTATGCTGTACTACTATTACTTTATAAGATTTACCTCTCTTAGTGAACCAAAGAGTGTACTTGTAAATCTTATAAACTTTGAATGAGGAATGGGGCATAATTTCTTTCTGTAATACCATATGCCCTACATTCTCAATTCCCCTCTCACTTCTCTTTGTCTCAATATGTTTATTAAGACCTTCTATAATATCTTCTGCTTTCATAGTTATAATGTTAAGTCATCTTCAAATATAGTCTTTTCTCCCTGTCCTCTCATCTTACCTGAACTCCTCATTTCAGAATTAAGTGCTTTCTCAGCTTCATCCAAATCTTTAATGAGAGGTGTAATCTGCTTTACAATGGCTGTAATTTCCTTGAACTCCTTAACCTCAAGACTATCAAAGTCCAGTCCTCTTAGTTTTGCTCTGAACTTATTAACCATAAACCTCGTGTCTTCAAGGAGTAATGCAGAGATTGGCTTAAATGATTTATAAAATTCCATTGCTTCTGTTACTATTCTATCTGGCTCCCATTTAGGAGGTAATCCTTCTCCCTCTTTAATGGCTTCCATTCTCTCCTTGTCATCTACAAGGTATTGATAGTCACTTCTTGGGTCACAAAAGAAGTATATGAAGCCAAGTTCCATAATAGCCTTATCCTTATTAACAGTCTTATCTCTTTGCCATATCTGTCTAAATGGTTTAAGAGCAAAGGCTTCCTCAGATATTACTATCTTGTAACCCTCATATTTGAATAATTTTATCATAACTCTTTTTTTTTTAAAAAAAAAGCAGTAGTTTTCACTACTGCTTTTCTATATATGAAGCCAACTTTAGTATGACTTCTTTGCTATCTCCCAGTAAGCCAAGAGCTGAATTACATCTTGAGCATAATACTCCTCTAACCTTTCCTGTAATATGGTTATGGTCTATACATAGGTTCTTTGTACTTCCACATACTTCACAAGCTTTTGGTAAAGCTTCATATTCTTCTTCAGTTAAATTATAATTATACTTAATCTGTGAGAGTCTAATTTTAGACTTATTTCTTTCAGCCCATTCTTTAGAGTAGTTTGGATGTTCTCTTCTCCACTTGTCTCTATAAGATTTGACTTTTGTTTTATTCTTATCTCTCCACTCTTTATGGATACTTTTTAATGTATCCTTATTCACATTATTGTAATTTCTACTGTAAGCATTTTTACAATCTTTGCACTTAGAATCAGAATACTTATGGATGTTGCCATTCTTATCTTTATAACTTCTAATGTAGAAGTTATCTATAGGCAAAGTTCTATTACAGCAAGAACAAGTCTTAAACAATAAGCTTTTTGTCTGGCACATATACTTGTGGCTGAGTATCTGGGATCTCTTCCCATTCTTCAATAATGAAGTCAATATCCCTATCCTGTAGCAATAGACACTGCTTTCCATCCATCTCAACAACATCAAAATTGTAAGTAGTAACAGGATTGTCAGTTACAATCCCATCTTTAAGAGTGCCTGCTTGATGTTTTCTTACTGCAAACCTTGTAGGGTTTACACACACTATATCACCTACCTTTATATCTCTTACTGAACTACCTACTGCAAGTACAGTCTGATACTCTTTTAATCCACCTTGCTGTTTAGTAGTATCAATTAGACCACCTCTTGTAGTCACATCATGTTCATACTTATCCATTGTAGTGATAAGTGCAGTGAACATTGGCTTTATTTTCTTAACTTTTAACATTTCTTCTCCCTTATCTGTTTAATAAACTTGAGTCTCTTTTTCATACCTAACATCCTATCATAAGTGCAAGTCAGTTTACCCAGTGATGGAATGTTGAAATTTGTTCTTAACTTAGCAAAATCCTCTTCATTAAGATTCTCCTTTAATGGCAAGGACTGTATTGATTGGTTAATAAATAACCAAAATGCCTTATATGTTTTATCTACCACTTCTTTAGGCAAATTCAACTCTTCAGAAACCTTACCAATTATATCAGGATAATTCATTTCAATTCAAAAAGTAACAATAGTTGGAAAATGCCAGTCTCTTCATCAATGTTGGGAATAAACCTTGGATTAATCTTACCATCAATGATAACTTTATTCTTCCTTAGCTTGCCCATAATTACTTGAAAGTGCGGGAGAGTGATATTACACTCTTCCCTTACTTTCTTCTTTGTATCTTCACTCATTGTAACCTTATCAAGTATCTCATTATCCTTGATAACTTTACTGAGTTCATATCTTTGCTTGACAAAGGATGTAATTACATCAATCTCTCTATCAGTTAGCTTATGAAAAGGCTCTAAAAATTTGAACCACAACCTAAAGAAGCTCTTATCTAATGAACAAGGTATTCTAACTATGTTATCAGGCTTCTTCATCATAGTATATTCCTCTTAAAATCTTAGCATTTAGCTATTCTTCCTTCTTATTATCTTTTTCAGATTCTTCAGGAACTGTGATAAGCTCTTCAATCTCATTAGTACATTTATTAATGAACTCGTGGTTAAACATATGTTCATTCTCTATTACTTTAAACAAGTAATCAAGTCTTTTAAACATGTTATTCATATTAGCTTGCTGTAGCTTAACATATAACTGTCTAGACTGCTCACTAAGTTGATGAGCTACATTCTCTAACTGCTCATAAGACATCTTCTCAGGTCTTTCTACTTCCTTTGTTGTTGGCTGCATTTCTACAACCTTTCCCTTTTGCTCTTCCATTTTATTTTATAATTAATCGTTAATATTCTTCAAGATACTTATGTCCATACCTATTCTCGTATAGGGTCTCCCATTCTTCTATTGAACATTCTCCTATATCAGTAGAACCACAATCATCACAGTAATCTGAATCCTCCATTCTTGGAACGTTCCTAATATTCAATGATAAACAATGCTTGCAGTATAATACTGGCACTTCATTGTAATCATTAGGCTGATTTTCTGTACTTAAGCTGCTCATAAATCATCTTCTTTCTTTCATTAATAGTCCTACTGTGATGCCCCTTTCTCTTACAAGTATTAGCCTTGTTATTGAAAGGTCTCTTAGGGAAGATAATACCATCAAGAGATACATGACCTCTCCTAATTGCTCTCCTTACAGACTTGAACTTGCTTACTGCTTCATAGGTTCTTAGATGAAGAATATCTTTTCCATAGAAATCTCCTACAACATCTACTCTATTCTTCTCCATATAATCCTTGAACTCTTCTTCACTCATCAAGGGTCTTTCTATTGTCTTCTGCTCTTCCATTTCCATAATGTTTTTATCTAAAGTAGATTAATACAAACTGACCATTTTCCTTAAGTAAGGAAACTATATCCTCTCTCTTAATTCCTTCCTCATTGGCTGACCTTACAATACCTCTGATTGTAGTATCAGTTAATGCAGTCATAACTTGATGAACCTCTGAACCATTAATCTTTTTGATCCTTGTCATCTCTGCTTTTTCTATCTCTTCCATATTATCTAAATTAGTTGCGGAGGGTGGACTCGAACCACCAACACAGTATTACTGCTTCTCAAGGTTATGAGCCTTGCATGTTTCCATTACACTACCCCACGATGTATATTTGAGCAGATAGTGGGAATTGAACCCACACATTAACATTGGAAGTGTTACATACTAACCTTTATACTATACCTGCATTTGAGTAGATAATCAGATTTGAACTGACCCCTTGACATTGGCAATGTCATATGCTAACCACTAACACCATACCTACATTATAGAGCCTCCTGAAGGATTTGAACCCTCTCTTCCTGTTTACAAGACAGGCTTGCTAAACCATTAACACTAAGGAGGCAAATGGTACTCCCACTGGGAGTTGAACCCAGACAACCATTACTGATTGATAGATTTTAAGTCTGTTGTATCTACCATTCCACCATGAGAGCATCTCTTGTCAATAAGGTCTTATATCACATAAGTGGAATAAGTAGTCATACTTATTGATATTCTGAATGAAGGTCTCACATTCAGATGCTATGCCTTTATAAACAGTCTCTTGAGGAATTTTATCATAAAATGCAATAGTAGCAGACTTAACTTCACTTATAAAGTCAAAAGCATTTAGTGCATCACTTGGAGTTCCTTTGATAGCATTAGGTTGCATTTTACCAAGTATTCCCATATATCCTTCTGCAAGACCATCCTGATAATCTGACAATATATCAAGGAACTCATCAAGATATACATGGATGTTCTTCTTAGGTGCTGCCCAATGCAAGTTCTTACACTTAGTCTTCCAACCTTCAAGTTGATTTAAGAAGTTAATAAAGAACTGAGAACCAGATACTTCTGTACTTCTGCTTGACTCCATTGGAGTAAATAGGCTATCTTCTTCAAACATATTCTCTTATTTTGATGTTGCAAAGTTAAGCAAAATATTTCAATTAACCAAATATTTTCCTAATTATTTTCAAACTATTTTTAGTACCCCCCAAGAGACTCGAACTCTTACACCCTAAGGTCATAGCTTCTAAGACTATTATGTCTACCATTCCATCAGAGGGGCATTATGTGGGTGTTCAAAGAATTGAACCTTGATTACTACCTTATCAGAGTAGCTTCCTAACCATTAGAAGATATGCCCATTATAGCTGATACTGAATGACTCAAACACTCATCTTTCAGATTTGGAGTCTGAGGTTTTACCATTAAACTAAGTACCAATAAGCTGGGATGATAGGACTCGAACCTACTATCTTCTGGTTAACAGCCAGTAGCTTATACCATTTAAGCTTCATCCCAATAATTGTTGCTCCTATTAGAATCGAACTAATGACCTTTTCCTTGTAAGGGAACTATTCTGAACCACTGAACTAAGGAGCATTGATAGGGTAGTTTCTTTAACCTCTAACTACCCAAAAGAGGATCCAAGCAAAAGCTCAACATTATGAAAACATGAAAACATAGTGCGGAGAATGAGGGACTTGAACCCTGAACTCCTCCTTGCAAGGGGAGGTGTGTTAGCCAATTACACCACAAAACCCCATTAGTATAGTAGACAGGACTCGAACCTGCATCCTCTGCATCCCAAATGCAGTGCCCCACCAATTAGGCTACTACTATATATTGCGGAGAGCAGTGTACTTGAAACACATACCATTGCTGGTACAATCTGTTTTCAAGACAGTTCCCAGTCCCACTGAGTTACCTCTCCATTTGCCTACCTACCTCTGTAGGATAGGACTTTAGTAGATTAAAAGTGGATTAGCAGGATGTGGGAGAATTGAACTCCAATCTCCTGATTGAAAGTGTGGTGACTTAACCACTTCGTCTAACCCAATATTTAGTACCCCCTATAGGAATCGAACCTATATTCTAAGTTTAGAAGACTCATGTACTATCCATTGTACTAAGAGGGCATCTTATTGTTACCCCAATAGGACTTGAACCTATATTATGAGAGCCAAAATCTCATGTGATGACCAGTTACACTATGGGGCAATAAAAGAAAAGGAATGTTACCTTAAAACAACTGGTTAAAGTAACATTCCTTATGTGGAAAATTTCCCAAAAACCAATTTTCCTTAATTGCACTACAAAGGTAAGCAAAATATTTGAATTGTGCAAGCTTTTCTCCAATTATTTTCAATTCAAGTATCATTTTCTTGTCTTGAAGGAGTAAAGTTAGGATTGATTTTAGGTCTTATCTATATTCTTTCAAGTAATTCCTACTAACTTGTTAGCCCAAGATTCAGTATAAAAACTGTAGTAGTTCCATTTAATTCCTATCTTACTACACAGACAATGTACTATGTTATGTAGTAATGATGGGATTCCTATTACTATCAAATATAGTGGACCTAATATATCAGATTGCTTACTATGACCACATTCATGTTGAATGGACTTTTGTGATGACATAGGATTCACAAAGAGATAATCTCCTAAAGACATAGCTGAAGGTAGAGTACTATTCACTATAATAGTATTACCATCTGCCTTACCTTCTCTATATGCAGCTTGACACAATACACCCTCTATACATAGAGCAATCATATTCTGTGGAAACTGCCATAACCATTTAATAGAATCCTTAATGTAATTACCTATCTTCTTCATTCTTGTATATAGTATATATCCCTGAAGCTTTGTTATGGCTTCATAAGAGTTATTTCTAATCTCCTTTTAACTACTAACTTCATTAGACCAGTTCTTGATTATACCCCTATAGCATGATTCCCTGTGCCTTTTCTCAGGTGGATGTGCCCATGCAATCTAATTTATATAGTAGCAATTTTAGTAGTATTGGGGACAACCTCAAGAGCTATGTAATAAGCTGCTCTTTACTAACCCAACTTCTAACCCATTACTTTTTAACCTCATGGGTGAAAGGTTAACCCACCATTAACCTCTACTGGGATGCAAAGGTAGATAAAAGTTTTGATATATGCAAATATATAAATGAAAAATTTACTGCACAGAAAATAATTTTTTTTTTCTAATTTTTTTTTTTCTATTATATTTCTAGGAGTGGTGTATAATAACCTCATCACTCCCCCATAGTTTTTGAGATTGGGATATACCCCCGTGGAGTTGAAATGATACATTACTCCTCCTTATTATTTGATTACTAACATTAAAAACTTACTAAAATGAAGAAAGATTTATTGCTTATCATTCCTTGTGTTCTCATTGTCTTGGCTATAGGATTTACCTTTGGCATCTGGTACTCTGACATTAATAAAGTACAACCTTACAGAGACTATTATAATGCTACTGAATCATTCCTTGATACATTAGAACACTATGATAACTGGGTTGATAGATTTGACCCTTATGAGTATTATGAGGCTAAGGAAAACCTTAAATAACTCATTACTTCTCCTTATTATTTGAATTTATTATTAACTTTGAACCTTTTGGTGCTTAGGTCAACCATACATATATTATGAATATCTTTAGTTCTTTGAGAGTTTATGCAGGTAAATGGGAAGTTAAATCTACTAGAGAGTTTACTGAAGAGGAAATTAAGGCTGTAGTTCAGGCTGTTGTTGTACCTTCTCAGTATGGTAATTCTGTTCAGTTCACTATGGTTGGTGGTGGATTGACCTATATTCCACTAGACCAGAATAGTACTCTTGGCTCTGGTGAATTGGTTGATTTAACTAAGGCTAAACTTGTGACTTTAGGTAAGTCAGGTGAGAGTGATATTTATAGGGTAAGTATTTAATACTTGCCTTATAAATTATAAAGGTGAGGGTCTTCCCTCACTTTTATTTTTATCCTATCTGGTTTCAGCAAGGTATTGCAAAAGCAATATATTATGGTAGAAGCAATATTATGGTGATAGAGATAATCAAGACTATTATTATCCTCTTCAAGACAATGATTATATTGTATAAAGAATGGCAAGGTAGAAGCAATATTATTATCTCATAACTATTATCTCAAAGCTCTATTACAGCAATATATTATCAGCATGGCTCATTACTCCTCCTTTGTTCTTGACACACTGAGGTTTAGTTATCAGTTATATCATATCATATATGTGATATTAGTATAGCTCATTACTCCTCCTGTGCCTTTGCAACTCCACAATAGTTGCATTTTAGCATTTATCATTTAACATTTATCATTTAACAGGTGTGCCAGATACCAAAATAAATCCAAAGGGCATTGGTAAGTTTGTATGAACATTTTCTCAACTCTCAGAACTTATGCAGGAAAATGGAGTGTTAAATCTTCACGAGCATTTACTCAGGAAGAAATTCAGGCAGTAGAGTCTGCAACAGTAGTACCATCACAATATGGCAACTCAGTTTGCTTTATGATGGTAGGAGGAGGACAGACTTATATTCCTCTTGCTAATGATGCTACTGTAGGAGTTGGAGAATCTATTGATTTGACCAAGGCTAAACTTCTCACATTGGAGAAGGGGGGCGAGTCAGATATTAATAGAGTTTCTATCTGATAGCTGAAAGAGAATTATAAGGTGGGATGAACACAATCTCCTACCTTATACCTTCTTTTTTACCTTGTGTTATAAGCAACAACATATATAATTTTATAGCTATATTTACTGAATACTATGTTAGCAATACATATAATTTGTACTTTAGTAATACTGGCAGCAGCAATAATTTATGAATGTAAAAACTAGAAATATACCTAAAAAACAATCAAATATGACTACAGATAAACAGAAAGCTGCTGTTCACTTTTGTGAAAAGTGGCTTAATGTCACATACAATGGTGATATTAACAATTTCCAACAAGTAAGTAATTTTCTCTCAGAATATTTAGAGGAAGCCAAACTAACTTATGAGGAAATTGCATGTGAGTATGAATCTTATTTATGGGACTTAATGGACTAAGTTATGGCAAGATATAGAGTAAATCCTAATGCAATATGTAGTTCAAAGAATTACAAGCAATCAAAGAAATTACACATGGATATGTTAAAGAGAAATCATGAAGTATTCATGGAAATGGTAATAAAGGGAGAAATAGTTATCAAGAGACAGGCATATATTAAGGTATTTGGTAACTTGATAGCTATTACTCCAAGTGAAGTAGTAAGATTTGAAAAGGAGATGACTATAATATGGAAGTAATACTATTCATAGTGGCTTTGGTATTCCATGTCATAATCCTCTACATTATATTTGATTACTGTAACAAATCTTAAATAAATATACAGTGACAATTAGAGAGTTATACATCTTTGCTCAGTCTCATGCTCTTCTTGACAAGAGTGTGGGACTGGTCATTGATGAATATATAAAGCACATCTCTGTGCATAATAATACCTTAGCTCATAGCAACATTATGAATAATCAAGGCAGTGAATCTATGAGTAAGTCTGACATAGACTATGAGAATAAGGTAGAGTTTAGTACAGAAGATGTGCTTGAATTATTTTCAACTTAACAAGCAATTAAACAAAAATGAACAAATTTAAGTTTATAATCAAAGGCATATTGTTATGGACAACAGGCTTTGTGACTATACTCTTTATATCAGGAGTAGACAGCATCTATGATAATGGATATTTCATACACTCAATCACTATGTGTGCAATATTATGTTATACTTGCTACAAACTAATATCTGAAGAAGAGCTTGAAATATTAACTCTTTCTAAATGGTTTAACAAAATAACAGGAGAAAATAACAAATAATCCTATAAAAGAAATTAATTATGCGAACAATAACTGTAATATTTACAAACAGGATGCTATCTGTAAAGGAGATGCTTTCACACAAGAGATATAAATTCTTATGCAACTATGATACTATATCTCTTTATGACATGGTAGAAGACCCAAGATATGCTAGTAAGATGTTAGTGACAGGATTTACTAACTGCACAAACAGAGTGCAAGATGGAATAACTCTGAAAGACATCTATATTACCAAGGTAAATGGACAAGCTATCAATCAGCCTGCTGGATTGGTTAATGGTAGCTTAGCAGGAAGTAATTTTGACATTGACAAACAAAAAACAAGTAACATGGAAGAGAAAAGAAACATCAAAGTAACACTTGAACAGGCAATGGAGTGGTATAATAGTGGTAACAGTACATTGCGTACATTAGCACTGAGTGCATATACTGAGGATGAATTGAAATTCAATCTCAAGTATATCAACAGCAAGGTATGCAATACATGCTTTTGTGCCAGTGTTCCTGCTAATGAAGCGGAGAAGTACAATACACTTGCAGACTTGGCAATCATTGCTAAGTTCTTCAATGGCTCTTGGAAGAAAACCACAAACAACACAGGATATTTCCTTGGCAATTTCAATGCTGGATGTGGTCCTGTAGCTGATACTTGCAATGATGTTGGTGTATATCAGCACAATACAGTGCAGTATGCAGGTGTTGTGTATTTCAGGAATCAGGAAGATGCAATCAAGGCAGTCAAGATTCTTGGTAAGAGAGTAAAAAGTCTATTTGACTAAGGGAATGGTATAATCTTTTGTTGAACAATTGGATTGTTGATGTTAGTACTACCAGTCTGTGAAGATAGGTAGTATATACTCTCATAGTTCAGTGGATAGAACAACTCTCTCCTAAAGAGTAGACACAAGTTCGAGTCTTGTTGGGAGTACTGAGGTATTACTCATATAAGGTAATTTGATTGTTTTTAGGTAAAGGATTTTTTAGTTCGGGTGACATATTGTCACTACAGGAGACTGGTATGTGAATATAAGTCTCCTTTTTATTTATTAAGACATGTGACACCTATTCTTCTTAATAGAAGTGAGCAGGTAAATGTCACCTATTAAAGATTATGGGTGTCACATATATCTCCATAGTTTAAGGGATAAAACCATAGCTTCCTAAGCTATTAATGTGAGTTCGAGTCTTACTGGAGATACAATGGGGATTTAGTTCACTAATTCTACTAAGCCAATAGAACCTAAAGGAAAGAAAATGTGATGCTTATAGGAAAGCTATAACCATTTGTGATGCAATGACCAAATATGGGGATATAAAGAAGGGTTACGTGACTTTGAATACAAGAGTTTCAACATGAAAAGCTGTATGACTTTGTTAGGACATTCTTTCAATATGAAATGAATCCATTTATATTTATACTAGATTAGTATATAAAACAACTATATCATGTTACAGAACAAAAATGAATAATTAAATTATCAAATGAGTACACTTAGAAAATGGACTGAGGATGAAGAGAAAGTAGTCATCAGTAAAATTGAGGAAAATCCTAACAACCTACAAAGAGCATTTAGGGAAGCATCACTTGAAATTGGCAGAACTCCTGCTGCTATTGGATATAGATGGCATCAAGGAGGACTAAGAGAGAGAAGTGGTAAGCTCTTTATGACTTATGGAAGAAAGGGAACACTCAATAGTAATAGAAAGAATGTGTCAAGTAATACTTCTGACAATACTATAAGAACAAGAAAAAGTAAGTGGAGAAGAATACTTGATATATTATTTGAAATTTTTTGAGTTTCTAAGATACACCACATTTATTGTTTCACTTCTAAAAAAAAAAGATGGAAAAGAATGAAGAAAAGGTTCTGGAAAGAAATCTGGAACAGAAGCATTTTGAAAGTGCTGCGGAAGCCATTAAAGATGGCAAAGAGAGTGGTAGTTTAACCAATGTTGAACTTGTTGAAAACTTGGTAGAAAGCTACAAAGGCAAAACAGTGCAAGCACCTATTGAGGTGATTGTAACAAGTGCAATGTTCCTCAATATGAAAGAGTTGATGGCTACCATTGTAGCCTTGAAGCATACTCTTCGCATTAAAACGGTAGAGGAGTTGAGAGAAAAAACAGATGATGCAACGGCTGCTCTTATGCTTGCTGCAATTATGCATGAAGGAAGAATCTGAAGAAGATTAATAAACATGAATGAAATCAAGTTAAGTCTGAGTATTGAGCTTCGAGGAAGCACAATGTTCAGCAAGGAGGAGTGCCTTAAAACAACTCACAAAGTGATTGAGAAGAAGACCAAAGCCGGTAAAATCTACAAGAAAACCATTGAGGTAAAAGTAGAGGATTGGGACAAGATGGAGAAGCACACTGTGAGGGTGACTGATAAAAATGGTGCTAATCCAGAGATTATCACTTTCCATACAAGGAAGTGCAAGCCAGCTACACAGTCCCTGAACATGAGCAAAGAGGCTTATGAATACATGATTAACAAGGATTCTTGTCCTTCATGGTCTAAGCCTGGCAAGTGGTCTGCAATGAGTGAAAAGGAAAGACTTGAAGCTCATTTGCAGAGAACAGTAGAACATCTTGGGGGTGCTTCGTACACTTATCAAGTGTTTGAGGACTAACTGGATATGTTCTCATGGTAAAGGACAAGGGTATTATCAATATCCTTGTCCTTCTTTTTTTTTTTTACAACCTGCTGAATAAGCAGGATAAAACTAAGAGACTATGGGATATGTTCCTAAATTTATACATTTTGACCATTTTATTGCCGTAGAATATCCATTTGGTGTTCATTGGAAGCATAGTTATATACAACAGAGTGCAGAAGCAATCTTTGATACATATAAAGAAGATATTGAGGAAGGTACAAGCATTACTTTTGTAGCAAGAGGCACATCAGGAGCTATGATTGCAGGAGCTATGCTTAATGAGTTACATAACATTAACCCAACTACTAAGACCTATATCCTGATTGTCAGGAAGAAAGAAGATACAAGTGCTCATTGCTCTTCATTAAGAGGAATTGATGAGGTTGGTACTACAAGGTTTATAGTTGTGGATGACTTTATAGCATCAGGTGAAACCATTGAAGCAGTTATACAAGCCTTAGATAGACAGCTTGGGGTGAGTTATCACCCATCTAATAAGTATGATATGCTTTGTGTAAGTAACTTCATTGATGCAAAAGCATTAAAGAAGAACTCATGTAATGATTACAGGAAGTGGAAAAGAATTTGTTCAAGATTTGAATATGTAGTATGTTGCCCTAAACCAGAATAGTATGACAGCATTTAATGTGTTACTCCTCATTGTGCTATGTATTTGGATTATTGTAATGTATAATAAGTATTCTCCTAAGATTGATATAGTCACATCAAGGAATAAATACATTGTGCTATTATGGTATAACAAATGGTATTGGAGTGGGGAGTGTAAGAGAACTTACATAAAACTGTTTGAAGTATGATAGAATTTACTCTTAATAGGAATAGGAATGGAAAGAAATCAAGATGGGCTAAGAAGTACCCAAGAAAGAGAATATTAAAGAGAGGCAGTGAGAAAGCTGCTGGATGGTATTTTCATAATTGGTATGATGATGGCTATCATTATTTCCACGGAGATTTGCATAAATTCCTGTTAAAGAATGTAGGCAGACCAGTAGATAAAGTATTTTCTGAGTTCTTGCAAAGATGCAGGAGAGGCACTGAAAAGTATAATCTCAGAGAATGGTTCTATGACATGTTTAAGAATAAAAGAAGATATAGATTATACGGGAGGATTCTACCTATCTAATGGTATTATTAACTATAAGAAGAAGAGCAAGAGACCTAAAGGTCCTTATGTTTCCATCACCTTTTATATTATCACAATTTTCAACACTCAGAATCTTCCGAGTAAAAAGAGAGTTGTATAATATATGTAAGAAGGCTGAGGAGACACATGAGAAGCAACTTCTTGGTACATTCTACATCTCAACTGGTTTATACAAATCAAGAAAAGGCTACAGTCTATGTAGCAGCAAAGTCAGATTACAAGGCATCTTACTTTTATATGAGGATTGCCAAGATAAAGGAAATAGGTATAGGAGTCAGATTTTGGGTAAGTAAATCTCAGGATGGGAAATACCTAATTTACCCTTATTATACCGCCTATTCTTATAACAAGGAGTTACCTGACTATGTATTTCTGACTAAAGAAGAGAAAATCTCTGACTAAGCAATATAAGTTTAACAAAAAAAAAGCATGAAAGAAGCAATTTTATTGACTGATGGCTATAAGTTAGACCATAGAAGGCAATACCCTGAAGGTACAGAGTATGTCTACTCTAATTGGACTCCAAGAAGCTGTCATTATTACCCAGAGGCAAGTGAAGGGGCTGTTGTATTTGGTATTCAGTACTTCATTAAGGAGTATTTGATGAAGCAATTCCAGCAGGACTTCTTTGATAAGCCTAAGGATGTGGCAGTTGCAGAGTTCAAGAGGAGAGTAGATACATTCTTAGGACCTAACAATGTGGGTACTAAACACATTGAGGAATTGCATGACCTTGGCTATCTTCCCATTAGAATCAAAGCATTGCCTGAGGGTACATTGTGTCCTATTAGAGTGCCTGCATTGACATTCATAAACACACATCCTGATTTCTTCTGGCTTACCAATTACTTTGAGACTCTTATATCAACTACATTGTGGTTGCCTATGACAAGTGCAACTACTGCAAGGTTGTATAAGAAAGAGTTGATAAGACATGCAAGGAAGACAGGATTTAAGGATGTAGACCTTAATTTCCTTATACATGACTTCTCTATGAGAGGCATGGCTGGAGTAGAAGCTGCCATTATGTCTGGTATGGGTCATATGACTTCATTCTGTGGTAGTGAAACTATTCCTGCTATTGCTGGTCTTGAAGAGTATTACAATGCAAATGCTGAGAAGGAGCTTATTGCAGCTACAATTCCAGCAACAGAGCATAGTGTCATGTGTGCAGGTGGTAAGGAAGATGAATTAGAGACATTCAAGAGACTCATTACAGAGGTATATCCTACTGGATTTGTATCTATTGTCTCTGATACTTGGGATTTTTGGAAGGTAATGACAGAATATCTGCCTAAGTTGAAGGATGAAATCCTTGCAAGGGATGGCAGATTAGTCATAAGACCTGATAGTGGAGACCCAGTACATATCATTGCAGGCTATAAGCATGAGGACTTTGAAACTTGGCAGGAGCAAACAGAAGTGCAAAACAGAATGAGTAGTACTGCTGAGTGGGTAGGTGCATATCAAGTTCTGTGGGACATCTTTGGTGGTACTGTCAATGAGAAAGGCTACAAGGTACTTAATCCCAAAGTAGGTATCATCTATGGTGATTCCATTACTCTTGAAAGACAGAAAGAAATCTACAAGAGGCTTGAAGAAAGAGGCTTTGCAGCTACTAATCTTGTGCTTGGTGCAGGTTCATATACCTATCAGTATAAGAGTAGGGATTCTCTTGGCTTTGCTATGAAGGCTACTTGGTGTCAGGTTAATGGGGAAGGAAGGGAAATCTTCAAAGACCCTAAGACTGATGATGGCACTAAGAAATCATTGAAAGGTCTTATTTGTGTTCAAGGTGATGGTGATAAGTATGTAGCTGAGGACCAAGTAACCAAGGAACAGGAAGAGAAGGGGTATTTGCAGACTGTCTTTGAAGATGGTAAGTTAGTTAAGGAGTGGACTCTGAGTCAGGTTAGAGCCAATGTTGATAACTCAATTGTGTTGGAGGATTAGTATGCAAATATTGAATCTTATTAGACCTGAAAAGAGTGATGTAAAGTATGAGGTTATACAGTTCCCTGATGGTGAACCTCATATTGTCTTAAATGATATTGATAGAAAGGATGACTTAACTGTAGTATGTAGGGTTTGTAATCCTACAGACTTGTTTATCCTTATGCAGGTGGGTGATATTCTTAATAGGCAAGGTATCTTGTTTGGTTTGGATATTGTCTATCTTATGAGTATGAGGATGGATAGGGTAATCAGCTATGATGAGTCATTCTCTCTTAGTATAGTTACACAAGTAATAAATGATATGTTCCCTCAAGCAGTTCATGTACTTGAGCCTCACTCACATAAGGTGCAAGACCTTGTTGATGAATATTGGGGAGACATAGCTACTCCTATGCCAGATTTTGAAGGATACCTAAGAGTGTATCCTGACAAAGGTGCATTACAGAGATATGGTGGAGACCCTAATAGTGATGTAATATGCAGTAAAGTGAGAGACCCAAAGACAGGACAACTCTCTGGCTTTAAGATTGAGAATCCAGAAGTCATTGAGAAGAATGTCAATCTGCCATTTGTAGTCATTGATGACTTATGTGATGGTGGAGGTACTTTCAAAGGCATTGCACAATTACTTGGCTTCCATTATCCTGATAGGGAGAGAACTATCTATGTAACTCACATGGTCAATCCTAAAGGCATTACCACTCTCAGTGAAAACTATAAGGAGGTCTACTTTACCAATTCATATAAGGATTGGAACAAGGAGACATTGCCTGACAATGTGAAAGTAATTGAAATAGTATGAAAGCTGAAGTAGTAGCAAAGTTTGCTGTATGGTTTGTAATCTTCATTATCCTATTGACATTAGGACTTGAAATGATTTCAGCACCTAATACCATTGAGAATGTGATAGGATTCTTTATGGTAGTGGCAACATTATATCTATCAGTCAGAACAAAGTGTTTAACAGCAATTAAATTAGAAAGAAAACATGAAAAGTAAATTGATTTTGGGACTTCTGTCCTTGTTTATGGTGTTCTCAATGACATCATGTATGGAGAAGGTAGATGCGGGTTGTGAAGGCATCAAGGTAAACCTGTATGGTAGTGACAAGGGAGTGGATGATGTTTCTTTGGTAACTGGTATTGTATGGTACAATCCTTGGACTACCACAGTATATGAGTATCCTACTTATGTACAGACTATTGACTATGAGCCATTTACAATCAATGCAAAGGATGGTTCTGAGTTCACTGTAGACCCTACTGTATCATTGAAGATTATTGATGGTAAATCACCTGCTGTCTTCAAGAAATACAGGAAAGAGTTGAATGAGGTAATCAGAGGTACTCTGTATAACTATGTGAAGGATGCCTTTAGAATCCAGCTCAATAAGTTTACTACTGATGATATTGTAAGTAAAAGGGATAGTATTGAGAATGCTATTGAAAGGTACTTAACTCAAGCACTTGCCAAAGAGAACTTTCAGTTGGAGCAGCTAACCTCTGGTCTCAAATATCCTCAGACCATTGTAGAGTCAGTGAATGCCAAGAATAAGGCAATCCAGCAGGCAATGCAGGTAGAGAATGAGGTCAAGGTAGCTGAGGCTCAGGCCAAGAAACTTATTGTAGCTGCTGAAGCAGAGAAGAAAGCTAATGAGTTAAGGCAACAGGCTCTTACTCCTCCAATTCTTGAGAAGATGTGGATTGAGAAATGGGATGGAACTGTTCCAACTGTTATTACTGGAGGTAATACCTCGGCATTTCTCGACTTAAGTAAAATAAGAAAGTGATATGAAAAACAGAGTAGTAGAAATAGATGATAACATAGTAGCTATAGAGATTATATACAAAGGAACTCGTCTGCTGTGCTATATAAGCAAAGAGGATTTACTCAAGGTATCTTCCATAAGAGGTACATGGCATATAAATAGAAATAGGAGTGGTCATATAGATGGAGTAAAGACTAAGATTCAAACTAATAAAGTTAGGAAGCAGATATGGTTACATAATTTTATATTTGAAAAGTCAAATCCCAATAGTGTCATAGACCACATTGACCACAATACACTAAATAATGTCAGAAGTAATCTTAGGGAGGTCAGTAAGGAGCAAAATGCTCAGAATATTTCTTCTACTCTAAGTAGTTTAACACATTGTAGGAATGTGACCATAGAAGAGGGAAAATATAGAGTAAGAATTAATGGCAAATCCTTTGGTAGATATAATACTTTGGAAGAAGCTAGGCAAGTTGCTGAAAGGGAGAGAAGAAATATATTTCCTGTATCGTCAGGACTTAATAACAAGATTATTCTATAATTACCTGTATATGGTCAAGTTCCTACAATCTTTAAGGATATTAGCAAATGATGTGGATTATTGCTATATTAATAATCATCTTGACATTGAGTATCTTAAAGGATACTCATGTTGAGGTGTATTACAGGTACTGTGGTCCTGCTAAGTTGCAACAAGAATATGATGTTATAGTTCCATTATGGATGGCACTTATTATAACTGTACTGGGCTTGCTGCCCATAGCTAACATCATCCTATTTGCTGTTTTCATCATATATTATGCAATCCATGCAGGGTGGAATCCCAATGAGTGTGAAGACTACACTCATGTATTCTCATTGAGAGGAGACAACACTGTCACAAGAGGGCTACTAAAGGTTAAGAATCTATTATGTAAGAGGGTATGAAACAGAGAGTATTCAACATACTCATCTCCTTTGCAGTAGGAGTACTTGGAGCAATTCAAGTACATTCCTACTTGAAGGAAGATGAACCACCTGAAATAAAAGTGGTACACATAGTTAATGAGGAGCAACCAGACTTCTTTAGTAAATCACCTCAAGAAGGCTTGATGGAAGCATTGGAATATTATGGGGTTAAACATCCTCAGATAGTCTATGCACAAGCTGTACTTGAAACTGGTCATTTTAAGTCAGACTTATGTCTGAATGGTAATAACCTGTTTGGATTGTATAACAGCAAGAAGCACAGGTATTATACATTTGACCATTGGACTGAAAGTGTGGTTGCATATCTTGACTATGTGCAATATAGATACAAACCTCCGAATGATTACTATAAGTTTTTATCAGACATAGGGTATGCAGAAGACCCTAACTACATTAACAAACTAAAAGGAATTGTAAGTAGAAATGACAAGAGAAGAAGTGAATAGCTTGGCTTTATCTAAGATAGATAAGGCTAAGTACTTGATACTTGAGTTGATAACTGGAATGGGTAAGACCAAAGTAGCAATAGACCTCATTAATCATATATGTGATAGGGTATTCAGGAATGATGAAAGCCCTACTACTATACTTATCCTTGTAGCCAAGACTGTACATAAGCAGACTTGGAAGGATGAGATTGAGAAATGGGGAGGTATCAAGTCTGACTATATTACCATTGAATGCTATGAGTCACTAAAGAACTATGAGAACTCATACTTTGATGTAGTAGTGGCAGATGAGATGCAGCATTTGTCAGAAGCAAGAATTGATGTATTGGAGACTATCCATATCAATGAGTCTTTCATTGGATTGTCTGCCACTATTAAGAGAGACATGAGGGATTATTTTATCTACAACCACAAGGCTGAGGTCATTAAGTGTGGTCTCAAGGAGGCTGTAGAAGATGAAGTATTACCTGAGCCTACAGTATATCTACTGCCTTTGACTTTAGACACTACTAATTATACCTATAAGGTTAAGAAGTTTGGTCGTGATATAATCACCACTCAGAAAGGCTGCTATGATAGTATCTCTTCACTTATAGAGTGGTACAAAAATAAGTATTTTAACTCAAGAAATGAGAGAATAAAGAACTTATGGCTTTCAACAGCAGGCAAAAGGTTGAAATGGTGTGCTGAACAGAAGGAAGCCCTTGTGCTATCTCTTCTTGATAAGTTCAGGAATTACAAGACTTTGACTTTCTGTAGTAGTATTGAACAGTCAGAGAGGTTAGGTAAATACAATATCACCTCGAAAAATAAGGCTTCAGTGAAGAACCTTGAGATGTTTAATCTTAACAAGATTAAACATATTACTGCCTGTAATATACTCAATGAAGGTGTGAACTTGACTAATTGTAGGATAGGTATATTCTGCAACTTGAATAGTTCGGAGATTGTAGTAAAGCAAAGAGTTGGTAGAATACTTAGACACAAATCTCCTATTATCATTATACCTTATTTCAAGGATACAAGGGAAGAAGAACTTGTGCAGAAGATGATAGAGGAGTATTCAGAAGAGTCTATAGTTACTATTAATAATATAAATGAAATAACATTATGAAAACTAGAGTTAGAACAACATCCAAATTTATTGTAAAGCCAGAAAACAAAGTGGTTGTATGTAACATGTCAGTTGATATGCAACTTTTTGATTCTAAGTTATGGAATCATATAGACCCTGCTTGGTGGGCAACCAAAGCTCCTATGGTAAATGACTTTGGAGAGTTCATAGTGACAGCTAAGGCAAGATGCAACTCTGATGATACCTTTGATGAGGCTACTGGCAAGAAAATTGCTGAATCAAGAGCTAAATCCAAGGCATTCAAGACTGCTAAGAATGTGTGGGACTGCATTGCAAAAGGCTTTGTAGAAAATGCTAAAATGGCAGAGGTAATGACTAAAAACTGTGCAGCAGTAGAGGAAATTGAAGTTAATCATGTGAAAAAGCTATCAGAATGAATTATGTAATCAATGAAGATATTTGTAAGAAGAAAGGCATGGATTTACCTTCTCTTCTTGCAGTATTGCTTGTTAAGACTGGAGTAAACATTACTGAGCTGTTTAATGACTTGGTTAATAAAGAGGTACTGGTAAAAGATATGTTCTCTGAAGGTTTCCTAGTTACTCAAAGGTGGGATAGTACATGCTCTGATATATTACTTAGTGCTGATACTTCTGTACCATCAGATGAGCGACTATTACCTCTAGTAGATACTCTTATGTCTATCTTCCCATCAGGCAAGAAAGAAGGTACATCTTTGTATTGGAAAGGCAATAGAAAAGACAATAAAGAGAGGCTTCAAAAGTTCTTCAAGTTGTATGGTAATAAGTACTCTGATGAGCAGATTATACATGCAGCCAAGAAATATGTGGAATCCTTCAATGGACAGTACACTTATATGAGAGCACTTAAATACTTTATATGGAAGGATGAAAAGAAAATGGGAAGTGATGGTAGAAAGTACATTGAAGAGGTATCAGACCTTGCTTCTTACATAGAGAATGCTGGTCAGGAAGATGATTTGAAGAGAGATTGGACTTCTACAATTAACTGATTATGAGTAGATTTAAGCAAGTAATGGGAAATCTGAGGTTAAGGAGGGAGAGAGTTCTTAGTGGACTTTATAATTGTATTCCTTTCCCTTTTCCAAGATTTAGAGCATGGGTTCCAGGCATTGAAACTGCTAAGTTCATAGTAGTAACTGCCAATCAGAAAGTAGGTAAATCAAAGTTCTGTGATTACCTATTTGTATATGAACCATTGTTCTTTATATTGGAGCATCCTGAGATGAGAGTTAAGGTTCTCTATTTTACTTTGGAGATGAGTCCAGAGGAAAAGTACAATGAGTTCTTGTGTCATCTATTGTTTAGATTGGATGGAATAGAGGTATCTCCTACTGAACTGAAAAGTACAGATAGAGACCATCCTATTGATGAGAAGATTCTTGAATTACTTGAATCTGATAAGTATCAGAGATATATCAAGGCATTCGAGGATATGGTTGAGTATATTGATGACCAAAGGAATCCTACAGGAATCAATAAGTACTGTAGAGACTATGCCTTAGCTCATGGACATCTTAACTTCAAGAAAGGTAAGAGGAAAGACCCTATCACAGATAAAATCATAGATGCAGATGTGGTAGACAATGACAATCCTTATACCCCAGATGACCCAGAGGAGAGGAGGATAATCATCATAGATAATGCCTCGAATCTATCTCTTGAAAGTGGATTGAAGAAGATGGAAACCATTGATAAGATGAGTAAGTATGGTATTACTCTCAGAAATCAATTGAAATTCATCTTTGTGTTGATTCAGCATCAAGCACAGGCTCAAGAAGGTATTGAGAATCAGAAGCTGAATAAGCTTAAACCATCTTCTGATGGTCTTGCAGATTGTAAGACTACTACCAGAGATGCCAATATGGTTATAGGTCTTTATAGTCCATTCAAGTATGGACTAAGAGAGTATGAAGGATATGATATAACCAAGTTCAGGAACCATATAAGGTTCATGGAAGTGATTGAAGATAGAGACTATGGAGCAAATGGTCAAATCTGTCCTTTATTCTTTGATGGTGCAGTGAGTACATTTTGTGAACTCCCAAGACCTGATGATAGGGAAGCATTACAGAGAGTATATAACTATGTGGAATCAAGGAAGAGCAAAACTGCTAAGACTTTCTTTAGTTATGGAATAAATAAAATGAATAGAAAGTTGCACAGGTGGAAAATATTTCATAAGTTTGCAACCCTTTTCAAGTAAAAGTAACATTATAAAACAAAAACAATGGCAAATGCAGTAATCCTTTTAGGAAAAAGTGGAACAGGAAAAAGTTCTAGTATTAAGGGTTTAGACCCTAAAGAAACTGTGATATTAAATGTTTTAGGTAAAAAATTGCCTTTTAAAGGTAGTAGTAGTCTATATAATAAAGAAAATAAGAATCTATTCAGGATAGATGATTATACACAGGCTATTAATATGCTTCAAGGTATAGATAAGAATGCTTCCTATGTTCATAATATCATTATAGATGATGCTATTTATATTATGAGGAAGGAATATTTCAAGAGGGCCAAAGAGACTGGATATGGTAAATATACAGAGTTGGCTATGCACTTTCAACAGATTATTTCTACTATAGAATCTATGAGAGAGGATATTAATGTGTTCTTAATTCTTCATAGTGAGGATGTCCAGAGTGATAAGACTACTGTAGGATATAAGGTTAGTACAATTGGCCAACTGATTGATAATCAATATAATCCTGTAGAGGTTGTACCTATGGTGCTGTATTCATCTATTAAATATGATGATAAAGGCGCAGCTACTTATGGCTTTTATACTCACAGATTCATGGATGGTATGGTAGAAATTCCTGCTAAGTCTCCTGCTGACATGTTTATGGAGGACTTTATTCCTAATGATTTAGGAGTAGTAGTGAAAGCTATGAAGGAATATTATGGATAGGGAAAAGACAATAGAACTTGGTAATCAAGTATATAATATTATCCCATTTAATATAAATAGCCAATTACGGATGTTAGAAGAATTCTTATTGGAAAAAGGTAAGGAAAGAAATAAAATTAATCTATTCATTGGAACAATATCCCAATTTCCAGTACAGATAGTTCTTAATTTCTATTTAACCGCAATTGAGTATTACATTGCCAAGTATAACGTATTTAAATTAAGTAGTAATAACAGAATTATTTTATTATATTAAGAGAAATAATTATGAATAAGACATTAACAGTAAGACAGTTTGCAGGTGTAAAAAGAATTGCACAGAATGTTAATCCTTTGGTAGTAAAGAAGAATAAGATTGCTGCCAAGATTGATGAACTTAATGCAGAGTATAATGCTCTGACTGAGGAAATTGAAGGACATGAAATGGGTGTCAAGGCTTTGACAGGTGGTCTCACAAGTGAAGACTTAATTGTCAAGAAGGTAGAAGATACAGGTAAGGTTGATAAGGAAGGTAAGCCAATCAAGGTTACAAAGTATGAGCCTAAGGTTGGTGCAGTAACCTACAATAAGGAACAGAATGTATATGAAATCCATACTGAAGATATTGTGCTTGACAATGGAGTATTAAGCATGGATGTAGATGATACAGAGAAGGCGCCTGAGGTTGAGGTAAAGGCCGGTGAAGAAGCGCCTATTGACCCTACTAACCCCTTTAATGATGGTACAGAGACCAGTGACAAACTGCCTTTTGAGGAGTAATCAAAGTGTAAGAAATAGAATCAAGAACAAGAAAAATCATTAGAAAAATGAAAAAGACAAATTTTGCATTTATGGCATTTGGTAAAGGTAAGGAATCTACTGATGGCAATGTAGTAAAGAGATATACAGGTGTAGCTTCTGTATTTGTTTTGGCTGTAAATCCTAACAAGGCAGAGTTAGAGATGCTCTATAATACCCAACTTGAAAATGGCCCTGAGTATCTAGGTGAAGTTGAGGTAGGTGAGGACAAGCACAAAGTACAGAATGTCAGACTTGACTTCATTGTTAAGACTGATGCTGAGAAGTGTGGTGGCATTGAGTTTACTACTAAGGTAGCTTTCTTCATCAGAAAGGAATACAGATACAATAGAGACCAGACTAAGGTACAGGTAATTGATAAGTATGGTAGAACTGCTTGGGTTACTATAGAGCAGGCTAAGGCACATGAAATTCCTATATATAAGAATGGTCCTGCCAACATTGATAGGGACTATAGACCTGCTTATCATGGTGAAGAAGAGCTTACTAACTTTATCAAGGCATACCTCAACATTCCTAATGTAATGAAGTATGTTAACAATACTTGGGTTATGGTAGACAAGCCTGAGGATTGTGAAGCAAGACTTGAGAACATTGCTGAGTACTTCAAGGGCAATTTCAAGGAGCTGAGAGATGTCATTGCATTGCAGCCTAATAACAAGGTTAAGGTATTGTTTGGTGTAAGAACCACTGATGATAACAAGCAGTATCAGGCTGTTTATAATCAGATGTTCCTGAAGAACAATATCACTGACTACAGTAAGTTGGATGCAGACTTGCAGGAAAGAAAGGCTGCTGGTGCATATCCTACTACTGAGTTTACTGTGGGTGACTTGAAGGAGTATGATGTAGAAGCTACAGACCTCAGTAACTCTGGTGTAGCAGGTGATATGCCTTTCCCTGCTGCTGATACTACTGGTGGTACACCTTGGGATTTTGGTAAGTAAGTAGTAATTTATAAGAAAAAAAAGCAAATGGCAATCAGCAAAGGTAAATCTTCTGTGAGCCTTGATGATATTCTAAGTAAAGTGACAGAAGCAGACATTCTGTCATATTACTTAGGAGTCACAGAAGTTCCGACTATCATAAATAGTCCTCTTAGACAAGATAGAAGGCCATCTTTTGGTCTCTATTCCTCTGACGGAGTAAGGATATTTTATACAGACTTAGCTACAAAGGATAGTGGAGGTTTATTTGACCTTCTTGGCAAAATGTGGAATTGTAGCTTTAAGGAAGTTCTAACAAGGGTTAATGAGGACATTTCAAAGTTCTGTGGTGGTGCTAATATTCATTCATATGCTCCTTGTGCTGTAAGAAGTACAAATAGTTACAACAAAGATACAGACTTGCAGTGCAAAGTCAGAGATTGGAGAAGTTATGATATTGAATATTGGGCATCCTATGGCATAACTTTAGAATGGCTCAAGTATGCAGAGGTTTATCCCATATCTCATAAGATTGTCATAAAAGATGGTCATAGATATGTGTTTGGAGCTGACAAATATGCCTATGCTTATGTAGAACATAAAGAAGGTAAAGTCACTCTGAAAATATACCAACCTAAGAACACGAAAGGATATAAGTGGTCAAATAAACATGACAAAAGTGTTATATCCTTATGGACTAAAATACCTGAATATGGTGATAAGGTATGTATATGCTCATCCCTAAAAGATGCTCTCTGCCTTTGGTCAAATTTAGGCATTCCAGCCCTAAGTATTCAGGGAGAGGGATATAATATGAGTAATACTGCTGTTAATGAACTCAAAAGGAGATATAAAGAAATTTATATACTCTTGGATAATGATGAAGCAGGTCTAAAGGATGGATTATCACTATCAGAATCTACTGGATTCATTAATTTGGTATTACCTAAATTTAAGGAGGGCAAAGATATTAGTGATGCCTATAAAGTATTAGGTAAAGAAAGATGGCTAAAATTAATCAAACCTCTTTTCTTTCCTTCAGAATCAGAAGATGATTTACCTTTCTACTGTTAAGGTAGAAGATTTGTTTTTTAGGAATAACATCAGAAAAAAAAAAGTTTAACATTAAAGTAAAAAAAAAAGAACATGGAAAGTCGTAAAATTACAATTGTGGAAACTAAGAATCAAAGAAAGAGTACCATCATGTCATCAGCCTCAACCCTTTCTGAGTTGAAAAGTGACCTGAGAGCTAATGGTATTGACTATAGTGGTATGACCTTCTTTGAGGGTACATCAAAAGTTGAATTGAAGAATGATGCTTCAGTTCTGCCACATGATGTTCCTTACAAGGGTACTATCACAAATGAGTTAGTCTTTATGCTTACTAATACTAATAAAAAGATAAAAAGTGGTGCTATTGTAATGAGTAGAACTGAGGCATATAATGCTATCAAATCTATGGGTTTGCAGGATGCTTGTGTAAAGAAGTTTGGCAAGAACTTCACTATGTGTAAGACTGCTGACCTTATTGCATTGATACAAAGTAATAGTGCTTCAAAACCTGCACCTGTAAATACTCCTGAAGCAAGTGCTCCTGTAGCATCTACAAGCAATAGTGGTAAATGTGTTGATACTGTAGCAAGAGTTGCTATCAGTAGGTTGGTGGAAATTCTTGAGAATAATGGCACAATTGAAGATTGTGAGAAAGAGGAAGTACTTGATATTCTTGGGGGTGCAGTTGCAGTAAGTGCCGCACCTTCTGAGGAATATAAGCCTAAGTCAGCTTCTCCTTACTCTGATGATGAGATTGATGATATGTTTGAAGGAATGGGTGTCAATTAACAAGGGTAAGTAACAGTAGGTAAGGAGGTTAGAAATGCCCCCTTACCTACTTTTTTTTTATAGTAATATGAGTGGAGAAACAATTAAATTAATTGAAGAGAGGATAGAAGAGCTATATGACTCCTTGATGGACAGACCACTCCGAGTATTAGGCATATTCAATGATTTCTTTGGAGAGGATAAGGTTGATATGCAAGGATATTGGAGTTTGGACAGATTCAAATCTTGGTTAAAGATAGAATCTTTGGCTACTTATATTCCCGATGGTGATACTGTAAGCATGAACAGGAATGATTGGAGCATGTATAAAACATTGGCTATTACTGACTTACCCAAAGACCAAGTAGAAAAGGTTGTAAATGTGTTTACAAATGCTACAGTAAAGAGAATGGTTGGGGATGCCAAGTTTAATGGCATATTCATTCTTGTACATTTTCCTCATGTAAGAGTAACCAATGAACATGACAGATTTGTGGATATTAACCATCTGTGGGCTAAGGTGAAAATAATGTATAATGGCGCATTGAATGGTGGATTTACACTTAATAGGTCAGAATATACCGTGCTTCACATTAGTAGTGGATATATGCACAGTCATATTAGTGGTATTCCTACAGGTGACTTTACTAGGTTCCAGAATCCCTGCACAGGTGATGGTCCCATCAATAGTACTATTAGCACCCTCAATAGGGACTATGATGAGGATATGTGGAACATGTTTTGCCTTGAACTAAGTAAGTATGTAACTGTAGAATCTATTGCTGGAAGTCCTTATAATTACTTGGAGAGGTTAGGCACTAATAATATGGAAGCAGGTGCAGATAGATTCATTACATATCTGTCTCCTAATTACTATGGAAGTGTCATTACTCCTGATAAATTCAAGGAGTTTGTAAGGTACTTTATTAGCTCTAAGAAACTCAAATTTAACTATGTCAATGGCTCTTATTCTATTGGTATGTCACTCATTGAATTTATTGTACTTATTAGTAATGAGTTTATTAAGTGGTATAATGACCAATTTAATAAGGAGGAATTTACTGCTAATTTTGCAGAATTGAAGAGGAGAGGTATCTTGAAAGAATGTATCATAGATAATGGGAAGATTTACTATGATAAAAGTATGAACAATGTAAATAACTATGCTCAATATATAGGCAAGAAGGTTTGCATGTTCAAGGGAAGAGAAGTTACTATTGATATTACAGATATTGTTGAGGTAAGGAATGAGAATAAGAGCATAATTCTTAATACTCATACTGCACTATACATATTAGCAATAATACTTAAAGTGTTAAATTATAGATATGGAAGAAGTAAAGCAACTCATGAAGGTAATCAGCTTGGTACAGAAGTCAGGTACCTATAATTATAAGCTGATTATTCCAGCAGAAGTGGAAAGAAAGATAAGGTTTACCTGTCAGAAGGCGTGGAGTACTGAATGGTCAGGTACATTATTCTTTACACATGAAGGCTCATTTGAGAATAATGACCTTGTGATAAGATGTGTGGATATTTACATTATGGATATTGGTACCCAAGCCTATACAGAGTTTGATATGAATCCTGATGTGATAGCCTATATGTGTGAAAATCCTGAGCTACTTGATTGCCAAATGGGTCTTATACATTCCCATAACAATATGAGTACCTTCTTTAGTGGAACAGATACTGCTACTCTAAAGGAGGAAGGTAGGGATAGAAATAACTTTGTATCTCTCATTGTGAATAATGCAGGTACTTATACTGCTGCAATTACAAGGAGGGTTAAGTCAAAGCAGGTCAAAGAGTCTGTGTCTTATGAGTTCTTTGGTGATGGTGAAAAGCAAGATACTAAGGAATATGTAAGTGATGCAGATGAGATTGAATGGTTCTATCTTAAAATAGAGAAAGAAGGTGAGAATTATTCCTTTCCAGACATGGCAGCAAGACTTGAGGAAATCAAGCAAGCTAAAGCAGAAAAGGCAGAAAAAGCCAAGAAAGCTCAGACACCTACATATCAAGGTGATTATAAGCCTGTTATTGCTAATTCCTATGGTACAAAGGCAGGTCCAGCAAATCTTGTCAAGAAGGAAGCTAATAAGCCTAAGGTAGTTCAGCCAACTCTCTTTGATGATGCAGATGACTTGCCATTTGAAGAGGGATATGACATACCTTATGGTCAGGTATCATTTGATAAGGTTGCTTTGAAATCTCTTGTACTTCAATTGATTACAGGTAGCATCATTATCTCTAATGACAGTAAGATTGACATTTCCAAATGGGCTAAGTCAATGCCTACACTGTATGAAAAGAGGTTTGGTAAAGGCAAAGTTGGCATGAATAATTTCAAGATATGGGCAGAGACTTATGCAGAGTACCTGACATGGTATATAACAGATGAGAAATTAGAAGAGCTTGGCTTTGATAATACAGAAATTTGTGCTATTTGTGCCCATGATATGATAGAGGAACTCACTAAACTCCCTGAAAATGATTATATCAAGGGGTATATTGATGCACTCCAAAAGTATTTAATATTATGACAACAAGTGAAATAGAAAATAGAGTAGCAGAATCTGAGAGAGCTTTAGGAGAAGCTATTGAAGAATTTAACTCAATGGAAGATTATGAAGCGATTTTTCAAGATATTAGTGATGATTCACTTTTAACAGAAGAAGAACAGGATATTCTTGACCAAGCTGTAGAAGATGCACATCAGGAAATACCTACAAACTCTGCAACCTTACTGGTAGATGAAGCTACAAGTAGGTTTAGTTCTGCCATTTGGTATGAGAACATTCAGAGGAAGACTGTCATTTTGGCAGGTGTAGGTGGCATTGGTAGTTATGTAGGCTTCTTATTGGCAAGAATGAAGCCAGCTTCTATGTTTATCTATGATGATGACATAGTAGAAGCTGTCAATATGTCAGGTCAGTTATATGGTCAATCTGATTTAGGCAGACCTAAGGTATCTGCACTGGCTGAGATGATTAGGAACTATGCTGGCTATAGCAGTGTCTTTGCAATAAATGAGAGATTTACCAATGAATCTGAAGCATCAGATATTATGATTTGTGGCTTTGATAATATGGCAGCAAGAAGGCTCTTCTTTAATAAATGGGTAAATCATGTTCAATCCAAACCAGAAGAGGAGAGAAAGAATTGCTTGTTTATTGATGGTAGATTAGCAGCAGAAGAGTTTCAAGTATTGTGTATTAGGGGAGATGATGAGTACAACATCAATAGGTACAATAATGAGTTCCTATTCTCTGATGCAGAAGCTGATGAAACTATCTGCTCCTATAAACAAACTACCTTCTGTGCAAATATGATTGCATCCTATATGGTTAATTTGTTTGTAAATTTCTGTGCTAATCAATGTGAGCCTCTCATTGACAGAGACCTGCCATTCCTTACCACATATAATGCAGAAACAATGTATCTTAAAACTGAAGTATAATGGAATTTAACCCAAGATTTGCATATAATGTAATGGGTGTTTTCAATAGCAGTGAGTCTGGCAATCCAGACCAGCTTGAAATGAATCTGTCTCTTGATAGTAACAATGTATTTAGAAGAAGCCTTGTCATTGAAGTAAACAATGATGAGGTAGAGATACCTGTGATTGCAAGAGAACACTTTGAAAAGTTGGTCTCGGATAATTTGGCTTATCCTGCAATTATGGGAATCAAGAAGATAATACTGCCATTATATGATAATGCACCAAGCCAAGAGAGGAGAACCTTTGATAGTATTATAACTCAATTATTTACTAATGTAGGATATGGTAAAAGATTGCAGAAGATAACTACCAATAAGGGTGAAGTGTATTATGGTGGTAAAGGTATCATCTTTGATGAGAGCTACACTCCATTACTATTATGTACATTAACTGCAAGAAGTGTACATACTGAGGACAATGGCAGTACTATGGTCTATTACAGACCTGTGTGCCATGTCAGCCCCAAAGTATTTTTAGAGTCTGATAAGTTGATTAACAAAGGCATCATCAAGAAATTGATTCCCTATTATACAAGTAGGGACATAAATTTCCCAAGGAGCAATTATAGTTTCAGCAGTAATCCAGAAGACAGGAAAGTAAAGGTTATAGTAGATAATTTCAATAAGTTCTTTATAGAACCTATTAAACCTACCCCATCTACCTGCTCTAATGATGCACTAAATGAATGCCTTATTGACAATATTGATGACATAATGATGTTGATATGACATTAGATGAATACTTTGGGGATTGGATGAAGGTAATTGACAGGACAGAGCTTAATAATGTGATGGCTAAGGTTGGGCAGGAATACAGGAAGAAACCCCTGTGTCCTGCTCAATCTGATGTATTCAGAGCATTTAAGCTTTGTCCTCTCAAGGACTTGAAAGTAGTTATGTTAGGTCAGGATTTTGATAATAAACTATAAATAATTTTTAATTATAATGTTGCAATATTAGGTCAAATACCTTATCTTTGTACTATTAAATTTTAATGGTATGAAGAATTATAAAGAAATCAAAGTAGAAAATGACTTAAAACAGCTTCTTATAGGAAGCCTATTAGGAGATGGATGTTTTTGTTCAGTTGGTAGTAGAACTAAGAATATGTGTCTTAGTATAGCACATTCTGAAAAGCAGAAAGAATATCTTGAGTATAAATGGGGTATATTAAGTAAATATAATTTAGTATCTCCTATAATTGAGTATCACCTAAATAATAAAAGATACTCACATGAGTTAGTGGAGTATAGATTTAAGTCTAAATTGCATCCTATTTTCACAGATATAAGAAACAAATATTATGATTCTAATGGTCATAAAAGAGTCTTTAAGGAATTTGTGAAAAATATAGATGCTTTAGGTTTAGCTATATGGTATATGGATGATGGTTATGTGACTAAAAATTCATGTATCTTATCTACTTGTTCATTTACTCTTGAAGAACAATCTTTATTAGCCAGTATATTATTAGATAAATTTGGTCTACATTTTACTGTAGGTAAACATGATAATAGTATGTATCTGCAAGCTAAGGATTTTCCTAAACTTGTAGAACTGATTAAAGATTATATTATTCCATCCATGCAATATAAATTAATTACTTATAGTAAAAGAAGGGTTCTGAATAAACAGGGTGAATTGCTGGAACAACTCAATGAGTCAATCAGCAGCCAAGCTACAGAAGAGCATAAAAGTATGTAGAAGGTTCAGAGACTAACAGGTGAATAGCTCAAATAATAAACCTGACACGAGTGCCCTGCATTGGAAACAATGAAGATATAGTCCGAACTATATGGTAACATGTAGAACTAGCAGATAAAGAGCTGTTAGGATAACAAATTGCCTTATCCACAAAAGGGAGTGGCAACTGGAGTATTATTTGGGAATAGAAAGGAAGTTGATGAGGATAATTTATCTCCTTCATTAAATGTTGTTAAAGAAGCAGCAATTAATTTTGAAGTTCCACATTATTGTATTACCTTTGACAACTCTCTTGAGAGTTGGTCTAAACAGGGAATACTAATGATAAACTCTGCACTCACTGTAGAAATGAATAGGATAGGTTCCCATGTAATGTTATGGAGACCATTCATAGCTAAATTGCTAAAGAACTTGTCTGAATATAATACAGCCATAGTATATGTATTGTTTGGCAGACAAGCCCAAACCTTCAAACCTTATATTAATGATAGGTTCAATCATATTATAGAGATTGAACATCCTGCATACTTTGCAAGGAGTGGTACTAAGATGCCACACCAACTATTTGTTGATATAAGTAATAAGGTAAAAGAGATTTATGGTGTGCCTATAAAATGGTACGAAGAATATTAATACTAAACAAAAAAAAAATGGAAAAGATTTATTTGAAAAATGGCAAGAAAGTACAGATTGGAGATACTTTAACTAAAGTATCTAAGGTAGTAGACCCTTTCTTTGGTGAGGGTGCTGTAGTTCAGCACATTGTGGTAACTGAGGATATTCTTCCCAGGCTACTTGAGCTTGGCATTGTTACCACCACTAATCCTACAAAGTCTACTGTGGTTGAATCTGAGGTTCCTATGGAGCTAGAGTACTACATTCAGAAGATTGCAGAGAAACTTGGTTGGAAGATTGAGAAGGTCTATAACTATCTCAATAGTGTAGATACTATTCTTCCTGCTGCTGCATTCTCTATGGTACTTAGAGAAGTAGCCATTGAGTTGGACAAGAAGTATGAGGACCACATTGAGAAGAGTCCTGAGATTTATGTAATCTCTATGCTTGATGGTAGAATTACCAAGGCTAATAAGGCTCATATCAAGAACTACAGGAACTTTGCAGCATTCAGGACTATTGAGGATGCTAAGATTGCTTGCAGAATTACAAGAGACATTCTTAAAGAAATGTTTAAAAGTGGCAAATAAGAAGATTAGGAATGCCACACAGAGTAGTTCTAAGGGTATAACATTCAAATCCCAGTTGGAGAAGAGCATATACAATACTCTTCTTCAACAAGGGTTTGAACCTCAATATGAGCCAACTACCTTCACTTTATGGGAAGGTTTTGAACCTATTACCCCATATTATGATAAGGAGACTGACAAACAGAAAATCAAGAGATTATCAGACGGGACAAATGCTTGTCCCTCAAAGATACTAATTCAGAAAACAGGTAAAATTGTTGGTATCAGATATACACCAGACTTCTATTTCAAATATAATGACCTCAATGTTTATATTGAAGCCAAAGGAATAGAAAATGATGTATTCTATATCAAGAAAAAGATGTTTATAAAATATCTTGATAACCTGTACATTGAAAAAGGTGAAAAGTCTATCTATTTTGAGGTATATACCAAGAAACAACTCTTGCAGGCAATAGAAATAATCAAGAGTTATGGACAATAGAGAACCAATAGACAGAATAAAGGTTTTGATTCCCTCATTGCCTGAGGGAGATGCAAAGCTTGCACATAAGTTCTTGAATAGTAGGGACTTTGAGTCTCTCCAACTCTTAGTTGATTCATCTCTTGTCAGAGTAAAGAAAGGTCTCAGTAAGGAAAATCCTAAAGAGGAGTATTTGAAAGCAGACCTTGGAGAAATGAGGAAATTGAAGTCAGAAATAGATACTTACTGTGAGGCTCTTGAGTTGCCAGAGCAGGAGGATGAATATGAAGATTTCAGTAGTGAGGAATGCAATCAAGATTATTACTAATGGAGAGAAAATCTTTAAGAAGTATATCTTGGGATGTGTCTGAAGAAACATATAGGGCAGACCCAGCATTAAGCTATTCAACCCTTGCAAGATATGAGAGGGAGGGATTCAATAACTTGGATAAATTATTTGACAGGTTAGAGACACCTTCTCTTACTTTTGGGAGTGCAGTGGACTCCTTAATCACAGGTGGTCAAGAAGAGTTTAGTGAAAGGTTTATGGTTGCTGAGTTTCCTTCTACTCCAGACTCTATTACAAAGATGGTAAAATCTTTGTTCAGTCAGTATGGAGATTCTTATAGGAGTCTTATTACAATTCCTGATGATGCAATCATTAGGGAGACTGAATATCAGAGTTATCAGATGAACTGGAAGCCTGAGACAAGAGCTAAGGTTATCAAGGAGAAAGGAGCTGACTACTATAACCTGTTATTTATAGCAGGCAGTAAGACTATACTTGATACTCAGACCTATCAAGATGTGTGCAATGCAGTAAGAGCATTGAAAGAGAGTAAATCCACTCAATTCTACTTTGCAGAGGATAATCCATTTGAACCGGATATTGAGAGATTCTATCAGTTGAAGTTCAAGGGAGAGTTCAATGGTGTAAAGTATAGGAATATGGCTGACTTAATCATAGTCAATCATAAAGAGAAGTGGGTAAAGCCAGTAGACTTGAAAACAAGTTCCCATACAGAGTGGGATTTCTATAAATCCTTTGTAGATTGGAGATATGAAAAATAAGTAATTTATTTATTAATTTGGAGATACGAGAAATTTTACTTATCTTTGCATTGAATTATAAATCAATGTATTATGAGAAAGTATAATTTTAATGAACATTATTTTGATATTATAGATTGTCAAGAAAAAGCTTATTGGTTAGGGTTCTTTGCAGCGGATGGATATAATCATGTAGATAAAGGTTGTATAGAGTTTAGATTACATAAACAAGATAAAGAAATATTAGAAAAATTCAAATCTTGTATAGAAGCTAATAACCCCATTGGATTATATAAACAAACTTATTGTAATTTGACTTTATATTCCCAACATCTATGTAATAAGTTGTCTGAATATGGGTTAAGTCAAGCAAAGACTTACACATTGCAAATTCCTCAATTAGATTATAAATTAATGAGACATTTTATAAGAGGGTATTATGATGGTGATGGCTGTTTTTCTGTAACAAAAAGAAAAGATAGAACTGAAAATAGTCTAATTTACCAATTTAATATTACTGGAATGGAAAATCCTCTTAGAAAAATGCAAGAGCATTTAATAAATAATGTAGGAGTTGTTGATAATGGGCTAAAGCATAGAAAGTCTACTATTGCTGTCACTATTCACTATAGTGGAAAGAATGTATGTAAAAGAATACTTGATTATCTATATCAGGATGCTACTATATATCTTCAAAGAAAATATAATAAATATAAAGAATATTGTATCTCGGCAGAGTAATCTGCAATAATAAAAAAAACCTCGTGAATTCAGGGAACATCCTAAGACTTGAAATTTAATATATAGGTCTAAAATTGTTTGAAATATAACAGCCTATAATATATAAATGGGTTATTCTAGGACAATCCTGAGCCAAGCCTTAATAATAAGGAAGGTGCAACGACTATCCCTTTATGGGAGTACACTCAAGTGAGTGGAAGTGCGAGGCTCCTAAGAAATTAGGATGATGATATAGTCTCATCTATATGGTAACATATAGCAGTTCATAAGAGAACGCAGATAAATTAACGACTTATCTGGAAGATAATGGATATTCAAGCCAGACTATATTGGGCTATTATAAGGCAGAATATGGATAAGGATGAGTACTTCAAAGACTTCAAGCTGCTTGACTATGATTTTATTGTAGTTAATAGGAGAATCCTTGTCCCATTGGTGTGGACTTGTCCATTTACACAGGCAGTAGGTACATTGAAATTTGGAAAGAATGACCAAATAGAAATGAGAAGTCCTTTTGTGATAGGAGAAGAGCTTTCTTATTATCTCACTTCCAGACCAAAGGTGCCTATGGGAATTAGTGAAATTGGTACAAATAATTTACAGGAATGGTTAAATACATTATAATATGACAGAACAAGAGTGGTTAGGAGGTAATCAGCTTTCACTGGATATTTGGCATAAAAAGTATCAGATAAACAATGAGAGTTTTGATGAATGGCTTGACAGAGTTAGTGGTGGGAATACTTATGTTAGGCAACTTATAAAAGAAAAGAAATTCTTATTTGGAGGTAGAATCCTTGCAAGTAGAGGAGTTACAGATAGGAGTGTTACTTATAGTAACTGCTATGTTATTACTCCCCCTAATGATAACATAGAATCTATCTTTGAAGTGGGGAGAAAACTAGCAAGAACTTATAGCTATGGAGGAGGCTGTGGAGTAGACATTAGTAATCTAAGGCCTAAAGATGCTATTGTCCATAATGCTGCAAAGAGTACCTCTGGGGCTGTAAGCTTTATGGATTTCTATAGCTATATAACTGGACTCATAGGCCAGTCTGGTAGAAGAGGAGCTTTGATGATTAGTATTAGTTGCAAACATCCTGATATTGAGGAGTTTATTAATCTGAAAACTAAGCAAGGAGTATGCGAAAAAGCTAATATTAGTATCAGAGTATCTGACGAGTTTATGGAAGCTACAATACAAGATAGAGATTGGGTAACTGAATTTACAAGTCCTGAGACTGGTACTATAACCAAGACTTTTAAGGCAAGAGATTTATTGAAGCTCTTAGCTAAGAGGAATTGGGAATGGGCAGAGCCTGGATTATTATATTGGGACAGAATTTCACAATATAATATGTTGGATAATGATAGTAACTTTACATACGCAGGAGTCAATCCTTGTGCTGAAGAGCCTTTGCCAGCAGGAGGCTCATGTCTATTAGGGAGTATTAATCTAAGTGAATTTGTAATGAATCCTTTTACTGAGAATGCCTGTATTCTATGGGATAAACTTGAAGAAGCAGTCTCAATAGCTGTGTTGGGTCTTAATGAGGTACTCAATGAAGGTATGATGCTTCATCCTTTAGAAGAGCAAAGGAAGTCTGTAAGGAATTGGAGGCAGATAGGATTAGGCACTATGGGTCTTGCTGATATGCTCATTAAGCTTGGGATTACTTATGGTTCTGAAAAGGCTCTTAGAGTAACTGAAGAAGTATATAATACTATAGCAGTAACTGTTGTAGAGGCATCCCTTGAGTTAGCCAAAACTGCTGGCTGTTATCCCATGTGTAATAAGGAAAAGATAGTTGAGTCTTCATTTATTAAAGCTCTTAATCTTCCTGAAAAGGTAATTGAGAACATTAAGACTTATGGGCTTCACAATAGTCAGCTTCTTACTTGTGCTCCTACAGGCAGTATTGCAACAATGCTACAGGTAAGTACTGGGGTAGAGCCTAATTTTGCATTGAAATATGTAAGAAAGACTCAATCTCTTAATAGTGAGGATACTTTCTATGAGGTGAATGCTAAGATAGTTGATGACTACTTTAGCGCTAGGACTTTTAATGAATATGTCAATGATTTGAATAACAATAAAAGCCTTCCTAATTACTTTGTAGAATCTAAGGATATTTCTCCTATTAATAGGATTAAGATGCAGAGTGTATTACAGAAATATACTGATGCAAGTATTAGCTCTACAATTAATCTTCCCAAAGAAGCTACTGTAGAAGATGTGTATAACATCTATATAGATGCTTGGAAGTATGGACTTAAAGGGGTTACTGTTTATAGGTCAGGATGTAACAGAGAAGGCATTCTTACTGTAAAAAAACCTGATAACATACCTTTAACAGGTGCCCCGAAAAGACCTGAAATATTACCTTGTAATATTCATAAAATAAAGATTAAGGGGGAAAATTTCATAGTTTGTGTTGGACTTTATGAGGAGAAGCCTTATGAAATATTTGTATTTAGGCTTAAACATAGTGTAGAGCTTACAAATACTAAAGGAACAATTACTAAGGTTAAGAAAGGAGTATATAATCTCTATTCAAAAGATTTAGTGATAGCCAATCTTCTTAATACTGACATAAATGTAGAAGAAAAGGCTGCTACTTTGTATAGTTCTATGTTATTGAGGCATGGAGTTAATACCAAGTACATCATCAAGACTGCAAAGAAAGTAAATGATAATATCACTTCATTCAGTAGTGCTATGTGTAGGGTGTTGGCTAAGTATATACCTGTAGAGGTAGAAGGAAAGTGCCCTGAATGCGGTGCTGATTTAGTACATGAGGGAGGCTGTATTCATTGTAGTCAATGTTCATATAGCAAATGTGAATAATGTAATTAGAAAATATGAAACTGAAAATTAAAGTAAAAGTATTAACTGAGGGCTGTATGCCTGTAATTGGCAAGATTGGTGATTGGATAGACTTGAGGTCTGCTATAAATACCACTATTCCTGCACCACAGGCTGATGTTCTTAAGAGAAAAACTGTTGAAGGAGAGAGAGTAGGTCATAGGGATGTAGAGATTCCCACCTATTACGTTCCTCTTGGAGTTGCAATGCAACTACCACAAGGATTTGAAGCTATTATTGATTCAAGGAGTAGTGGTCCTAAGAAGTTAGGATTATTCATCCCAAGTGGTCAAGGTGTAGTGGATAACACATATAATGGCAATGATGACCAGTGGCACTATGTATGTTCTCCTATGAGAGAGACCACTATTGAAGCAGGTGACAGAATCTGTCAATTTAGGATACAGCTTAGTCAGAAAGCTACTATGTGGCAGAAGATTAAATGGCTGCTAAGTTCAGGTATTGAACTTGTGGAAGTAGATGATTTGGGTAATGAAAATAGATTAGGATTTGGCTCAACAGGAATTAAGTAATAATGAAAAAAAAAAGCATGAAGCATGATATTAGAAATAGTGGGTATATTGCTTGCAGTAATCATCTTAGCTGTTATTATTAATGGTGCAGAAGATTACTGTAAGCAAAGTAAAAGGGTAAATATGTCTTTCAAAGAGGCAATGGATTTAGTAGATTTGCCAGTTATCACATTTTATAATAATGGCAAAAAGTTTAATTTTCTACTAGATACTGGGGCTACAATATCCATAGTAGACTCAAATATATTAGATAGCCTTACTTGTGAAAAACTGAAAGATGTTGGTACAGTATTTGGTGTTGAAGGTAATAAGGTTCCAGTGTCTTATGTAAGAGCACAATTAGACTATAAAGGGGAAAACTATAAAGAGGATTTTCAAGTTCTAGATATGAGTAATGCCTTTGGTAATATAAAAGAAGAGAGTGGAGTGACACTTTCTGGAATACTAGGAAGTCAATTCTTTCATAAGTACCAATATGTACTAGATTTTAAAGAGTTAATTGCCTATTCTAAGAAATAATGGAAGATATTATAAAACTTAGGTCTGGATATGGAGCTGTAAACTATCTCAAGAAGATGCCTAAGCCTGATGGTTCTGAATCAAAAACTTACGTACTTAGAACTGATATGCCTACATTAAAAGTGGGTGAAGTTCAAGGAGGAAATAAGTTTATTGACCCATCAGGAGGTCCAATGATTGTGGTAGGTTATGAGCTTGAGGAAGCCAAAGCAGTTGTCAAATCTATAGACTTTATTGAGGGTTATGGATATACTTTAACATTTGAATAATGATATATTTTGTTACTGGTCAGAGAGAATTATTTGAGTTTCCTGATGCCAAGTATAAATGTATTTCTGTAGAAGAGTCTCTTAAAGTATTAGAGCCTCTTCGAGTGGTAGGTTTAGATACTGAAACTACAGGTACAGAGATATGGCAAGGTAAATTGCTTACTCTTCAGCTTGGTAATAAGGAAAATCAAGTTGTGATAGATTGTATGACTGTTGATGTCAAACAGTATAAGGACTATCTTGAAAGTGACAGATTATTCATCATTCATAATGCAAAGTTTGATTTAAGATGGCTGTATAAGGAACATATTGTAGTCAGAAATGTCTATGATACTTATTTAGCTGAGAAGATTCTATTTCTTGGATTTCCACCTGGCATTGTATCTTTGTCCTTGCAGGCTTGTTGTGATAGGTATTTACATATCTATCTTGACAAGACTGTCAGAGGACAGATACATGCAGGTATGACAGAAGATGTTATAGTTTATGCAGCAAATGATGTTGTGCATCTTGAGGATATTATGAACTTGCAGCTTGTTACTATCAATGCAAGAAATCAGAAAGTGGCACTTGATATTGAAAATGAGTTTGTAAGAGTCCTTGCATACATTGAATATTGTGGTATTAAACTTGACCCTGTTAAGTGGAAGGCTAAGATGGCTAAAGATGCAGAGAGGTTAAGGATTGCTGAACAGAAACTTAATGATTGGGTAGTAGACTATGTGATGAGAAAGGGTGACTCTTCCCTCATTGCAAGAAACTATGATACTCACAAGAAAGGTAAGCCAGCCAAACTTGCAGATAATGTATATGTGGTAATACCACAACCTTCATTATTCTCTGAGTTTGATACTGGACCTCAATGTATTATTAACTGGAATAGTTCCAAGCAAGTGATCAGATTGTTTGAGGAACTTGGATTTGACCTATTGGTTAAAGACAAGAAAACAGGCAAGATGAAAAAGTCTGTGGAGTCTAAGTTTATAGAATTGCAGGCAAGTAAGAGTAGTATTGTTCCTTTATACTTGGAATATTCAGCAGCTTTCAAGGTAGTAACATCTTTTGGTCAAAACTTCCTTGATGCCATTAATCCTGTTACACAAAGAATCCACCCAACATTCAATCAAATGATGGATACTGGTAGATTGAGTTGTGGCTCAGGAGGAAAAGGTAAAGGAGGTAAGACTAAAGATGATGATATTGCAGAGGAGGAAGATGAAAACAAGGACACTTCTACACAAGCAAATGATAAGAGTGTCAATGTTCAGCAGCTTCCAGCTACAGAAGAAACAAGAGCAGCATTTGTACCTGAAAAGGGACATTTGTTAGTAGATTGTGATTATGGAGACCAAGAGGGTCATGTGTTCACTGAATTGTCTAATGATAAGGAGTGGATTGCATTCTATAATGACCCTAACCAAAGAGATGGGCACTCTTTTGTAGCCAAGATGTGTTTCCCTAAAGACCTTGATGGGGTTGCAGAGAAGGATGTCAAGAAGGTAAGAAAAGACCTTAGAGATTTGGCTAAGAAGGCAAGGTTCTGTTTCAATTATAATGGTCAAGCTCCTACAATGGCAACTAATTGTAATATTCCTGTGGACTTTGCAACTGAGATTTATAACAACTATTTCAAGAGATTTAATGGTATAGCAAGCTATTTCAAGGTACAAAAGAGAGATATGTGGAATAGAGGCTATATCTTAATCTCAAAGATAACTGGACTAAGGGCATATATCTATGACTATCCTATACTGAAAGGTATTGAAAGGAGAAAGAATGGTATGGAAGATTTCTGGGATATATACAAAGCTGCAAGAGATAGTGGCAGAGTAATATCTGAGATTCCACCATCTGTCATGCAAGAAATTGCAAAGAAGTTTGCCCAAGGTGTTCCTATTGAAGAGATAGCTGTTAGGTATTCATATAAGGTTAAAAAGGCAGGTAAGGTAGAGGAAAGATTCATTGATATTAACAGGGAGACTGTATATGTGTCAGTGATGAAACACTTATGGAAGAGAAAGAGTGCTTCTGATAATCAATCATGTAACTATCCTTCTCAGGGTACTGCTGCTGCAATGACTAAGATAGCAGGTATTAGATACTTCAATCATTTGGTTAATGATGGTCTTATATTCAAAGTCCTCATTCCTAATGATGTACATGATGAGTATTTGATAGAACCACCTGAGGAAATTGCAGAGCAGGAAGCTAAGAAGTTAAGTGAGTGTATGGAATATGCAGCAGCAATCTTCTGTAAGAAAGTAACTATCAAAGCTGTACCAGAAATTGCCCCTTGTTGGGTTCATTAGTATGGAGACTTGGAGAATAGCTATTCCTATAGTAGTACTTGTATTATGTACCATAGGTGCGTGGTATGTAGTAAAACTAAGATGGGAAGAGATAAGGAGTAAGATGTATGTATATCCTAAGAATGGTCATCATTACTTACCACTTTTCAGATGCAGGATGAAATGTCCTGCAACTGGTGAGTGGTTTGATGCACTAATCTATCAGGATTACAATACTAAGCATTTGTATGTCAGAGATAGGAAGGACTTCTTTGACAAGTTTGTAAAACTTTTAGACTGGGAAAATGAGAAAGTTAGTGCCAATAGAGAATCCGAGAAATCTTAAAAAGGGAGACATTATTGTCTATGGTAGAAGTGATGAGTTTGGTCTTTCCAATTATACAGAGGGTAAGGAGTATGAAGTTATAGACTTCTATGAACACAAGTATGGTGTTGTACTTATCAATGATAATGGAGAGAAGTCTCAAATCTGCAATGATAATGTTAGGAACTACTTTGGACTTCCAATAGATGAGCCTGATAATGTCAATCATCCTGAACATTATACCTCCCATCCAAGTGGTATAGAGTGTATTGAGATTACAAGGCACTATCCTTTTTCCATTGGTAATGCCATTAAGTATCTTTGGAGAGCTGGTCTCAAGAAAGATGCAAGCCTTACAGATAATCAGAAGGAAATTGAGGATTTGAAGAAGGCTATATGGTATATCAATGACAGGATAAAGCAATTAGGTGGTGAAGTATGACATTTATAATTCATTTCAAAGATGGACATAGAGAAACCTATAATAATAGGTATGATGAGGATGTAGAGCATGAGAGAGATGCAGCTTGGGATGATGTCTATGCTACATTTCCTGATGCAGAGTACATTGAGTCTTTCTAAGTCCAATCATATGGAGGGATAGAGAGATGAGTGGGATTAAAGTTAGTGTTTAAAAACAAAAGGCTAAAAGAGACTCTGAAACTATCTAACCATCTAAGGTCATATCTTTTTGAACAGGAGTATGGTGAATTGAGTAACTGTACTCCTGCTCAAAAGAAAACCCTTAGAGATGCTTTGTTAGTTTTGAACTCTGTGGTCAGCAAGAGTAAATAATATGACAGAGAAGCAACTGAGATGGCAGAAAAGGAATAGAATACTTTGGAGGTTAAAAGGTATGGTAGGCTTCCCCTTTGAGGAAGGAGTACTTACACCTCTTGAGAATGATAGACTGAATACTGCCTTTGGTATTATTAGAGGAGTAATCCAAGATTCAGTAGAGTCAAGTATTGAATTAGGATTTAATGCTAAGAAGAGGTGCCACTTTTGTGGGAAGCCTGTTGTAGAGGGCAGTGAGTATTGTAAGGAACATAAAGAGTACATGTCCAAGAGACCCAATCCTATAGGAGAAGAGGTCATAAGGAAGACTTATGAGAAGTATAAAGACATTCTAAAAGTATAGTATGAGGCAATATACATCAAGAGAGTTCATAAAGATAGTAGAGTTCAATGGTTTCTATTATGATAGACATAATGGAGACCATGCTATCTATGTGAATGATAGGAGAAAACATATCAGCATACCTAAGAATCTTGAATGTGTAATTGCTCGAAGACTGATTAAAGAAAATAACTTGATAACAGACATTAAAAGGAGAAAAAAAAATAATGGACAATTATAATTATCCTATGGGTGCAGATACTAAAGATGCACCTTGGAATCAGGTTGATAATCCTGAAAGGGAAATTGAGGTCACAGTAAGTGTCACCCTTAGTAAAACTGTAAAGGTTAGGGTATCTGACTATGAGATTACTGACTCTGGAAAGGATGAAGATGGTGAATATTTTGAGGATATAGACTACTCAAATTGTGATCTTAAAGGTGCAGTTGAAGAGCAGATTGTATTGCCTCAAAAGGCTTGCGATGAATTAAGATATGCAGCACATTTATCGAAAGATAATAAATCTATAAAAGCTATTAAGGACTTATGCGATTGGAATGTAGATGATTTTGAGGTTATAAAAGAGTAATTATGGAGAGATTGGTTGTATTGGACTATTCTGATAGCAGTGTAAGTGTTTATGAGAATCCTAAAGATATTGAGAATACTGAAACATTATTAAGGGAATATGGCCATAATATTGATGAGTGTAGTTTTATGTTCTGTGAAAGTGTTACTATAAATTTAAAATAATGAGACTAATTGAACCTTATTTTGAGATTTGGAACCAACCTTCTAGTCTTGAAGGAGTATATAAACAGATTGAGAGGGTAGGTAGAGTATGTTATAAGTCTGAAGATAAGATAACAGAAGATTCTGCTAAAGGATTTGTAGATAGAATGGTTAAATCTGGTCATGGGGCTATGTTGGAGCATGGTACTTTATATTTCAAAATCCCTGCAAATATAGATGTGGTTGGTAACTTTTTAGATGAGGTTCCCACTTGGACTAAGTGTAAGCTGATAGAATCCCAAGAGGGTAATTGGTGGGCAGTTACTACTAATCTTAGAGTTATGATAGAGCACTTTGCTCCTAAGTATATAGAGGAGCTTATTAAGAACTATCTTTGCGAGCCTACAGAGTTCCATGAGAGGAGAATAACTGTACATTTTGTATGTGATAGAGGTGTGTCCCATAAAGAATTTGTGGCTTGATAAGGTAACTTATCAATGAAAAACCCAATGAATTGCTGGAAGGCTAAAATTTAAGATTTGCATATTCAAAATAATTTTTTGTATCTTTGCACTATGAATTTAATATTTATAGTATATGAGGACAGAGATTGAAGTAGGACAAAGATTTGGTAAATGGACTGTAATAGATTCTACTCCTGTATATACTACAGGAGGACAAAGAAATGTAAAAGTCCAATGTGAATGTGGTAAAATTGAGTATAAGCATTGGAGTAGTTTAAGATTAGGGAAAACTACTCAATGCTTACAATGTTCAAGAAAGGAGAGAAGAACTACTATTATAGTAGGCAATACTTATAAGTATTGGACTGTTATAGGAGAAGCTAAAAACTTTAATGGACAACTGAGATATAAATGTAAATGTAAGTGTGGGCATGAGCAGTATCTAACTGCTTCTGCACTTACTAATACAAGCAGATGGTTTCAGTGTAAGCATTGTTCTAACCTTACTAATATAGATAACTTAACTATTAGCAATGGAAAAGTAGGAGACCTTACTTTATCTAAGTTTAATAGTATCAAAGCTAAAGCTATTGTTAGAAAGATTGAATTTAATGTCACTATAGATTATCTATGGAACTTGTATCTTACTCAAAGTAGAAAATGTGCTATAACTGGGGATGAATTACCTACTATATTAAAAGCTTCTTTGGATAGAATTGATTCATCTAAAGGCTATATAGAAGGAAATGTTCAATGGGTTACAGCACAAGCTAATAAGTGTAAACACATACTATCAATGCCTGAACTATATGAATTTGCTCAAAAGGTCTTAAATCATGCTAATCAGCAGCCAAGCCAACCTTTAACAAAGTTGGAAGGTTCAGAGACTAATCCTTGAAACTCCTTTGGAGAATATAATAGGAACAAGAGTGTTGGGCACCCTGTGAAAGGGTGATGATATAGTCCGACACTCCAAGGAAACTTGGAGAAACTTAGGATAAAGAGCCTAAGTATAAACAGATGGAATTTGTAAGGCATAGAGTAATGTCTTTTGCTCAAGAAAGTACAAGGTATTGTAACTATTCTAAGGATAAGTTTAACAATGAGCTTACATTTATTCAACCCTGTTGGTTAGATGATGAGAGACTGAAACTATATGGGTCTTATCATACTGTTATAAGGGATAAATCCCCTGAGAGTATCTTCATTGCCAGTCTGAATAATGCTGAAAAGGATTATATTGACTTGATTGACTTAGGTTGGAAACCACAAGAAGCAAGAGCAGTATTACCTAATGCCTTAAAGACAGAATTGATTGTAACTGGATTTGTATCTGATTGGAATCACTTCTTTGACCTAAGAGCAAGAGGTATTACAGGTGCTCCACATCCTCAGGCTAAGGAATTAGCAGAACCTCTGATGGAGGAATTTATTGCAAGAAAGTATATTAATAACTAAAAAAAAAAGTATGGCTTTTGGTACGAAGAAATCAGTTGTAGCTACACCTTCTTTCAGTGAAAGAATGGCAAGTATTAAGTCTATGTTTAAAGCTGCACATGAGAATGCAAGTAATCTCCATGCAGAAATGGAGTCAGAGATTGCAAAGAAGGAGTCTCAGATTGCTGCATTGCAGGAAGACATCAAAACTATTGGTGTTACTAAGCATGAGGCTGAAACATTTATGTCTAATATAGAAAAGCTTATTTGATATGATTGAGCAAATAAATCAGTTAAAACAAGGTTCCATTATTAGTGAGAGTTCTCACTATATTGTGAACAGAGTATCAGGCTCTAATGCTTGGCTTACTCATTTTGAGAGTGGTGAAGAGGTTCAGATTGGCATGAGTTATTTGAAGAACTATACTAACTCTGCTGACCTGTTTGAAACTACAGTAAAGGTAACTAAAGAAGATAAGAAGGATGGTACTCTCGGTATTAGAAGTATTTGGGAGAATATTCATTCTGGTCAAGTATTTACTGTATGCTTTAAGAAGCAGGACAAACCTAAGAGCAAGAAGAAGCTCAATGAGGAAATTGACCATCTTGTGAATCAATTCTCTGAGGACATTGACAAGGTTAGGGCAAATAAGAAAGGTGTAGCTGAAAGGGCTAAGCAACTTATTACTGAACTTGTTAGAGAGCCTATCCTGCCTTATGAAGAGGGAGAGGAGAGAGTTCTTAGAGGCTATAAGATTCAATTTGAATCAAGAGATGGCAGATATGATTGTGTAGATATGGACATTACTAAGACTGATAAAGAGTCAGGTATTAGACCAGTCAATATCTTAACAATCAAATGGCTCATATTCAATGGTGTCAAGTACATTGTTGAGTAATCTTATAAGGGAGAATAAGTTAAATACTTGTTCTCCCTTTAGCTTTTTTGAATAAAAGCTTGTGTATTACAATTAAATTACTTACCTTTGCATAAAAATTAATATTAATTTATATGAGTACAAAATGTTATAATCCTATTAAGGGAATTGATGACGTAATTGCTAGTAAAATTCAGGGTTGGAATGAGTATAGAGTAGCTACATTAAGAGGAATGTATGATGAATCACACTCATCTCCACTTGATACATCAGACCTTGATAAGGCTGTACAGGACTTGATCTCATATAGAAGAGACTTAGGAAAAATGAATGCAGAGTCTATCAAGACTACTAGTTCTAATTTATCTGAGTCTTATCAGAAGTTGAAGGAGTCTTTTAGTGCTGAAGAGAGATTTAATAGAATCAATATGATTTCTACTATGTTTTCTGACAGACTTGATGCCTTACAAGAAGCTAATCCTTTCCTAAGTAGGAAAGTTATATGTAATGGATTTGTTTCAAATGGTAAACTAGTGGCAGGTCAATTCTCAGTATTTGAAGGTGTTTATAATGACTTGCTTGAATACTATTCAGAGGCTGTTGAAGAAGGTGATATGGATACAGCCAATAGTTATAAGAAGGTTCTTGAAAACTGGGGAGCACTAGTCTCTCATGCTAGAATGAGATTGAGAGATACAGAGGAACTCAGACTTGGTGACAAGATAGAGTATGCAGATGATACAAATCCAGATAACTACAATGATAATAAGTTATCTGAATTATATGATGCTTCAGAGTCTAAAAGAGAAGCATGGCAAGAGACCTCTGATATGCACTCTGCATTTGGTTCTGTAGGAAAACAAGTAAGAAAACTTTTAGGTTCTATTCAGAGAGTTGAAAATGGAGAAGAAGTATATGATGACTTAGGTTTTCCTATAATGCTTGACCCTGTTAAAGCACACCAGTCTTTGATTGAAATATTAAGAGGTGTTACATCTGAAAGACAAATGATAGGTTTGCTTAGAAATGCCTCTAACAGTCAGACTTGGTTACAGCCTGTTATAGAAGAACTTGAAAATAATGACCAGCTTAGGACACAGTTCTATGTAGATTTTAAGAAGAACTTTCAACCTTACTCTATCCTTCTTGAAGAGGTAAAGAATGGGTTAAGAACTTTCAAGACTCTTATATTGAATAGAGTTAATAATAGTCTCTCTGGTCAATACCTTACTAGTATCACTTTGGGTAAACAGGTTAATCCAAATACCTCTGTATTTAACAAGGATGGTAGTATCAATTGGAAAAACTTACAGAGTCTAAGAGAGTTGGTTAAGGAATATTTTCCAAGTAAGTCTGTAAGCATTACACCAAAGTTCTATAACAATAAAGAAACTTCTTGGCAAGAAAAGAAAAGAGTTCTCATTAAGATTACTGAAGCTTTGGGTATAGACATTGATGGTGGAACATTGGATAAGATTATGTCTAGTGGTAGAGACCTTCATAAGTTTACTGATGCTATCAGTGAGTTAGTAGAGTTTGGTACTGACAAGATTCTTAATAAGAAGGAGCTTGAATCACTTGATAAAGGTGAGTACTCTTTGTCTAATAGGTCTTTCAAAGACTTTATAAGATTTTCTCCAGCAGGCTCTACAGCAAAGCAGGGAGTTATAAGAGAGAAGATTGACAAGATGTTATCTATTGTAACTAAGAACAGAGAAGGTCTTAGACTTGAGTCTAGAGTAAGGCATAAAGATAAGAATGGTAATAATGTTACTTTGTTCAGTAATGTCATTCCTTCATATCTTGGAGACAAGATGGATAGAATTGCCAGTTTTGTGTCTAACAATGACAGGCAAGGTCTTAGGAGAATGATTGAAAATGAGTTCTTGGACTCTTCTTTCTTCATGGATAAGGATAATGGTACTATATTCAATAGGTGGTTGAGAGACCTTTATGAGAGTGGCTTAGATGAGAAAGATTTTGCTGCCAACTTTGGATTTAAGAGATTCTTAGGAACTTCTGATAATAGCTTTGAGAACTTTACTAGTAAACAACATGCTATTGACATGATGGCAGAGTACTTCTCTGAAAGACAAAAGAGTCCTAATAGCCAGTATGCCTACTATCCTGTATTCATCTTAGGAGATAGTGGAGTATCTAAGTTTATCAAAGCTAAAAGATATTCTGCTCAGGAGATACTTGATGGTCTGTATGATGTATATAGACAAGAGAGGAGAAGAATGGCTCTCACATCAGCAGCTAATACTAAGTTAAAAGAAGGTGGGTATTCACTTATTGAAAACTTCTCAAGTAAAGAGAATGAATATACAGCTCTTCCTTTCCTCAACAAGGATTACAAATCTCCTGATGGTACTGTAGGCAAGTATGCAGCTATGATAGGGGAAAATCCTTCAAAGCAGGAAGTTGTAAAGGCTATTCAAGCCTATATGGAGGAGGCTGTAAATAGCTTCAAAACAAGCCTTAATAACTTAGGTCTTCTTGAAACTAAAGAAGTATATAATCCTAAGACAAACAAAAAGGAGGTGCAATATGTATATTTCAGTCAAGAAGTAAATGGTAATAAGTCTATAGATGAGGTAATAGCAGACTACTATTGGAATACAAAGTTTGCTACTATACAGCAGCTTCAATTGTTCACTATTGACCCGGCATTCTATAAGGGAACTAAAGACTTACAGAAGAGATATAAGGAAATACATGCCCCAGGCAGTGTATTAAGCCTTGAAGCTAGAGACTTTGATGGCAATCTTTATAGTGAGGATGGAATAGAAAGATGTGTTTATTTTGATGACATTAATTTAAATGCAGAAGTGTCTAATCCTGAATTCATGAAAGCTATTGAAGCTAAGTTCGGCAAGAACTCTCCAGTATATAAAGCTTATACTAAGAATACTCTTACTGATGGTCAGGGATATAGAACCCTTGAAAGCTACAGAAAAGTAATGGGTATGGCTGGTAAGTGGACACAGGAAATGGAAAATGTGTATAATACTATTAAACAGCTCAGAGCTGAATATGGTAAAGATGCTCAGATTCCTTCTGACAAACTTACTGAAATTGCTAATATGTCTGTAGTATTTCAACCTATTAAACCTTATATGTACACTATAGAAAACTTGGCAGTAAATAGTACTGATAAGTTAAAAATTCCAGTTCAGCATAAGTATGCTGAAGCAGTACTTATCCCAGAGTTATTACCTGCTGGTAGTAAGTTAAGGGATATGGCCTATTGGATGGAGTCTAAGGGCGTAGATTTGGTAGGTTCTACTAAGATTGTTAAGGTTGGTGGATTTGGTTCTACTGATATATCTAAAGCTTCTAATGCTCAAGAGTTAAGTAATGCACTTGACAAGGCTTATATCCATCAATTAAGTTATGGTGATTATAGAATTCAGACTAATGTACCTGAGCATATTAATAGCTCTCAGTTATTTGGTACTCAGGTAAGAAAGCTTATTATGGCTAACATTAAAATGGATGACTATCACTATGAGAATTATGTTGGTGGAAAGAAAGTAAATCTTGGAGGTAAATATGGTGAGGTAAGATTGAATGGTAGAAACCTAGTTTCATTCTATAACTCTCTTATTGTAGCTAATATACTTAAGTCCTATGATTTATTTGCTAATGAAGTATCTGATATAAAGAAGTTAAGTGATAAACTTCTTCAGACTACTATCAATAATAGCAGGGAATCTATGGATAATATGTTGGCATATTCTTTGACAGGAGATGACAAGTTCTTGGTACCTTTGTTTGAAGGAGCATTGGAACATGATTCTTCTGCAATGCTATTCAGTATATTCAAGAAGAGAGTCAATAAGCAGTCTATTAAAGGAGGTAGTGCTATTCAGGTATCTGCAATGGGTATTAAGGGATATGAAGAGTCTGGTGATTTACACTATGTTGTAGGCCCTAATAATCCTAATAACATCTTATATGCAGAGTGTGAAATTCCTTGGGATATTAGTTATACTGATATTAATGGTAAGGAAGTAGCATTGGAGTTCAGTGATTACTGTAATGAAGATGGTACTCTCAAGACTGATAAGGATGGTAACACATTACTTGAAAAGAAATTCCCTAATGCTTTAAGTATCCTTGCTTATAGAATTCCTACTGAAAGAGATTACTCTATGATTAATCTTAGAGTGAAAAGATTCAGTCAGAAAACAGCAGGAGGTACTATCAAAGTTCCAGCACAAGGTACTACTATTGCAGGATTTGACTTTGATATTGATAAGCTGTACTTCATGAGAAATGAGTATAGACAGAGAGAATTATCATCTTCTGAAGTAGCTGAAATATGGAAGGAATTCTATGAAACATATCCCAACATAAAAGATGTCTCGAAGGAAGCTAGAGAAGAAGATACTGAATCTCTTAACAGACTTTACAAGTATTGGGATAAAGCAGGACTGCCTTACAGTTATAAAGAAGCTTTTGCACAGTTTATTGCTGATAGAGGTTATATCTCTTTTGAGAGTTATGACTTCAGTAAGTCTCCACTTGATAATACTAGAGCTGCTAGAAATAACATGCTTATAAAGTTAATTCAAGAAAGACTTATGGACTATGAAACCTTTGAGCAGAGATATACTCCAGGTGGATTTGCTAATGCTTCTAAGGCTGCCAGAACTTTAAGAGAGTTGTTATTTGGTAATCTTGAAGGTATTGTAAGTAGAGGAACTGTAGACTTCAATGCTATAGCTGAAAGAGCTAAAGATAGTAAGTCAGACCCAGAACCTAACTATGACCCTTCAGACCCAATGACTATCATTACTTATAATCAGCAGAATCAAGTAGCTGGAAAGTTGATTGGTATATTTGCTAATCAGAATACTAATCATGCTTTCTCCTCTTTAATGAGTGAGTTCACTCTGAAGGACCCTATTAGATTTGCTGGTCATAGTTATAATGATTTGTTACATGCTCCTAAAGGTATTGATGTTGATTTGAATGTTGCAGAGTTCTTGGCAGCTTCTGTAGATGCTGTAAAAGACCCTGTATTGAATTTCTTGAACTTGAATACTATAACTGCTGATGCTGGTGCTGTATTAGCTAGAATAGGTTATACAGCCCAAGAGATTGGTTTGTTATTTAACCAACCTATAATTAAAGAGATATGTGAGTATAGCTTTAATAATGGTGTTACTGCTGATATGGCAATGAGAGAAGTAGTTAAGAACTATATGGGAGATGATACAGAAAGTCCTAAAGCTAACCCTGATGAAGACTTCTCTATCAACAAACTTGCATTGAATATTGTCAATGATAGAGTTATGAGAGAGCAAGGTAAGAATGCTATGGATAATCAGTCATTCAAGGCTGACCAATTGAAAGTAGCAGAATTATTCTCTCAGATTCAGACAGTAGCAGGTGATATTTCCCAGTTTGTTACTTCATCTAAGTTTACAGCTTCTAATGCAGTTGGTTCTACTTTTGGTGATTTATATTCTCAACAGATGAAAGTCAAGAATTATATTGATAAGTTTGTTGTTAAGAATGGTAAGAATGCTTTGTCTGTAAATATGAAAGTTACAGATATTATAGATTCTCCTATAACCAATAACACCAACTTGCAAGGAAGTAATCAGGAATATCTTAAAAGTCTTATTGAGAATCCTTTGGCTTATGAACAGGCTATGTATGATATGAACAGGAGAGCTGGTATGTTACTTAACAGTTACTATCCATATAATACTCCTTCATATAGTGGAGCTAGAAATAGATTAGCAGAACTTACTAAGAGTAATTTCTTAGATGCTGATACAATCAATAGTATCCATAGTGATATGCTTGTTTATATGCTTTCTCAGCAAGAGGATAGTTTATTTAATGGTGAGATGCCTACTAAAGATGGTATTCCAGCCAGAGAATATTATACTAAACACTTTGCTAAAGAAGTATTCAATACTCTTGAAAGTAATCCTGATTTGAAGTCTCTCCCTTTATTCCAGTATATGCAGTTTGTTACCAATGAAAAGACTGGTGATATAAGTATGAATGTACAGGGAATAGGTGGACTTGCTCCTTATCAGAAAGATGAGTTGAAAGAAAGTTGGGCAGAGTTACTTAAAACAGAGCCTGACTTAGCTAGAGACTTGTTCATGTACAATTTCTATAAGCTAGGATTTACATTCAGTCCTTTAGCTTTTATGAACCTTGCTCCTACTGAATTGAAGCTTGCTATCAAAGTAGGAAGAAAGTGGGATTCTAGTGCTAATGATGGAAATGGTGCATGGGTTGAAAGGAGTTATGTAGACTTCCTTAATGATGTTAAGGAAGGTACTGTTACTGCTAATAGTGAGAAGTTTGCTAAACAGTATATATTGAATCATCTTGATAACAGGAGACTGGTATTTACAGCAAAAGGAAGCAATCTTAAATATCTTAAAACATTAGTTTATAAGAATGGTGAAGCTGTTTCTAACTTTACTCTAGATGTCAATAAACTTGGTGATGATGCTAAGAACTATACTATTAAGGATAGTACATTACCAAAGAACTGTGTGGCATTCAGACCATGTATAGTAGTAGATGGTATAACATATATATGTGATAGTAGCAATGATAAGTTCAATGTAAGTTATGATGGGTCTATAACCTATTATAAGGTATCTCAATTAGGTACCACTAATAAATCCCTTCAATATGTATCTGACTCAGAATCTAGATTGACAGACAATGAGCAATATGATAACAATATGGAAGGTAATAGCTCTCAGGAATTTATTCCTGAAAATACTCCTAACTCTTTCAATAGAGAAGAAGCTATCAATCAGATAATTGATTATGGCATCAAGAATGGAGAATTCATGGCTGAACAAGTGGAATCTATAAAAGAGTATCTTAATAGTCAGTCAGATGTAGACCTATCAGACACTGTCAATGCAATAAGGAATGAGATTCAAAATAGTGGTTTAACTGATAATACAGGAGAAAAAGTTTGTTAATATGGCAGATAAATGTTCAATTTATGCTCATTGCACAAACTCTAAAGGTGAAGTAGTAGAAAGCAGGTTATTCAAAGACCTGCTTCACTACACTTCTAATAATAGGGAACTTGCAAAGGAGTATTATGGTATAGGAATTAATCCTAAATTTCTTGAAAAGGTACAAGGAAGTGCTAAGTTTGATGAGAATGGTGAAATTACTTTCCAATCATTGAGAAGTCTTGCTAAGCTTAATGTAGACAAAGATACATTGATTAATACTCTGAATAAGGATATAAACTCTGGCATTTATGATTATGAGGAAGCAGTAAACAGACTGCAATCTTTTAATAGAAACAGCCAGTTTAATAATGAATTTATGGCTACCATTAAATCTACAACAGATGGTAAGTATTACTTATCTGTAATTGAGAAGAATCCTTCCAATGAATTAGCCCTTAATCAGGAAATCTCTAATAGGACTCTTCAAGACAGGATTAAATACTACCTGAATAAGGCTGGAGTCAGTATAGAATTCATTGAGAATGATGAGAAGGTAAATGGAAGGTATAGTACTAAAAATGCCAAGAAGACTGCTGATGGCCTATATCAGTTAATACAAGTAGCTAATGGTAAAAATGTAACTGGTGTATTGGCAGAAGAGGCAGGACACTTTGCTATAGGTGCCTTAGGAAATTCCCCTCTAGTAGAGAGGCTTATGAGGTTATTAACTCCAGAGGTACAAAAGCAGATAGTAGGAGATGAGTATGATAGTAAATATCTAGGAGAGTCTTCCAGAAGAGAGATAGCTGGTACCTTAGTTGGTCAGGCTATAGCAGGTAATATAGATGATAGAGCACCTTGGCAATCTCTTGTTAAGAGAATAGTCAATACAGCCAAGAGAATATTTCATAGCATAAAAGGAGATAGCATTGCCAATGCTGCATTAGAGGCTGAAAGAATTGCAGATATGATAGCTAAGGGATTTATGTCTCCCAACTTTACAGGTAGTGTAGAAGAGGCTATTAAAACCAAGGAGACCTTATATAATGCTCCTACTTCCTTTAATGTTAAAGTATTCAAGCTGGCTGTGAACAGGCTTAAATTGCAAGCTTCAGAGATGAAGTCTATCAGTAATACATTATTTGATAAATTCAATAATATAGTGGGCCAGGTTGAGAGTGGTAGAAACTTAAATGTGCCCTCTTCATTTGCAGATTCAATTGCTCTTGAAGGGATAACAGAAGCTATATCACTAATGAGTGACTTAATGGTAGCTGAGATACCTGATATATTGGCATCAATTGACTTTGATAATGTAACTGACTTCAACTCCAATATGCCAGCTAATGCTAAGGCACTAAGAGTTGTTAGGGCATTTGCTAGGAATGCTCTTGCATTAATAGACCTTATAAACTCATCTACCTCTAACATATCTGGGGCAAATAGATTACTTGGAGATACAAGGAATGTTATAATTACTGACTCTCTTGGTAACAGAGTATCATATAACTTATTAGATATTACTGATAAGTTGAACAAGCTACTTACTGGTAGAAATGGATTGATTAATGAACTCAAGAATAAGGAAAGTCAATTCTTCCTTAAATTCCTTGAAGGTGCTAACTATGGCAATAAATATATTACAAGAGCAGCCAGAGTCATATTCAATTGGAAAGGTAGAGGCAATAACAAGCTTATTGAGTATAGAGATTCAGAGGACATTCCTATATCAGATTTGATGAATGACTTGGAGAGTGATATATCTCTGTTTGAAAGGTTCCTTGCATCTATGTCTAACAATTCAGATGTTATAGGTCAGTTAGCAGATAAGACTGTGAAGCTAGCTAATAAGTGGGCAGATGATATGACTATTCAAGCTCAGGACCAACTTAGGGTATTACAGTCTAGGTTAAAAGATATTAAGCTGAGTAATACTGATATTTTTGTTGAAAGAAGTAACAGGGATGGTACTATAACAGGAAACATTATATCAGCATACTACTGGGGAGATTATGAAAATGACTGGCTAGACTTCAAGAAACAAAGTATAGAGGAGTTTAACCAAAAGTACCCTAATCTTGATGGAAAATCTGACTTTGAAAAAGCATTGCTATGGGATAACTTCTTTAAACCTAAAGCTAAAATATGGCATAAGGGAGATGCAACACATATTGCCCATAGTCAGTGGGACAATCAGCAGCAGATGTACATTCCTAGCTCTGACTATGAAAGTGAACAGTATAAGAGAGATATACAGCCATATCCTGAAAGGGTAAAATGGCTTAATGAGTATATGCAACTTAAAGCTGATTTGGATAGTAGACTGCCTGAAGGTAGTATGCCTTTACACAGAATGCCTCAATTCAAGGGTACATTCTCCAATAAGATTAGGAATAGGAGATTATTTGAAAATTCAAGTAAGGCTACTATACATACTGTAATGACTGAAATGAGAGATACTTTCTGTGAGGACAGTGAAGATACTGATTTTGGAAGTCAGCAGACATACAATACTATAGATGAGGATATGTTCCATAATCAACTTGCATTTGAAAGGGAGAAGATTAATAGGGTTCCTCTATATGGGGTCAACAAGCTGAAAGACCCTTCTGAGCTATCTACTGACTTATTCTATTCTACATTTGCTTATGCAGGAATGGCAAATTCTTATGCAGCTATGAGTCAGGTTGTTGATACTCTTGAAGTTGGAAAGGAGGTTCTTAATAGGAGGACTGTAGAAGGTATTAACTCAGAAGAAAGTAGATTGAAGGATAAGTCTAGGGCTTATAATAGATACCTTAAATTTCTTGATAAACAAGTATATGGTATTGGAGTTCCAAAGCTGAAGATTGGCAATAAGCTAGTGCTTAATAAACTATTTGGATTTCTTACTGGATTTGCAAGTAAATACTTCTTAGGAGGTAATATTGCAGGTGGTATGGTCAATGTTGGAACTGGTTCTATAGAAATATTTAAGGAAGCTTTCTCTGGTGAATACTTTGATGTAAAAGATTGGGCCAAGGCACATAAATCCTATTATGGAAGTTTCATGCAGAATTGGTGGGGATATGGAAAGGAATTTAAGGAAGATAAAGTATCCTTAATGATTAGGCATTTTAATATGCTTAGTGAAAATAGAGGTAACCAAAGAGCATGGCACACAAGAGATTCTAGGATACTTAATATGTTCGGAGAAAGCCTATTCCTACCATATAAAGTAGGAGAGCACTACATGTCTTCTATGTCTTATCTTGCTTTAGCTAATAAAATTAAGTTGTATGATTCTAATGGCAACAGAATATCATTATTTAATGCTTATAAGGTAGTAGATGTTGAGGATGAAAGTGGAAATGCAGACCCAAAATATGGCAAAACTCTTAAACTAGAAGGCACATTCTTTAAGAGTAAAGAGGGCGTCAAAGAATATAACCTTATACAATCTATAATAGGTCAGATAGATAATGTTCTTAGTAACCCTTCCCTTTTTGGCTCTGTGCTGAATCTTAGTCAGGAAGAGTTAGATTATATAAATTCCAAGGGCTATAATCTAGCTGACATGGCAGATGTTAAAACAAAGCTACTTGAGGATTCATATAAACTTACTTGGACTATTGATGATGAATCTGCTTTCATGGATAAAGCCAGAGAAATAAACAACAGATTACATGGTATCTATAATAACCAAGATAAAGTAGCTTTCCAACAGAATATGTTTGGTAATATGTTGCTAGCCATGAGAGGCTATGCCTTAGGTATGCTTGAAAGAAGATATGGTGCAAGCAAATATAATACTATGCTTGGTGGAGAAACTGAGGGTTCAATGAGAAGCTTAGCTAAAGTTATTGCATCTACTTTTACTGATAGAGGAGGCTTCGGTTTAACTATGAGAGCCATATTACTGCCAGTTAGTAAGAAGACAAAACAAGCAATGCTTAATGCTGGATTCTCTGCTAATCAGTATTATAATATGAGGAGAAATATGGGTGATGCTATGTTTATCCTTGCATTAACTCTACTAAAGATATTGACTGCTAAAGGTGGTGGAGATGATGACAAAGAATCTGAGGAGGAAGTAGACACTACTACTGGTATAGTTTACTACTTTGCAGCTAGATTGTTGAGAGAGCAGTCTGCAATGAATACTGCTTGGGGTATGGTTGATGAGTCACAAAATCTTATGAGTATGACTCCTGTTGGTGTAAGTGGTCTTATAGATATTTCTAATCTGGCATACCAATTTGGTGGAAGCCTTGTAGCTGATGAAGATAATAGTGAATTTTACTATCAATCTAAGAAAGAAGGTATGTATGAGAAAGGAGATTCCAAATGGGAGGCTAAATTCTGGAGAATGTTTCCTTATCTTAGAAGTAACTATGTATGGGAACACCCCTATGAAGCAGCTAAATCTTATGAGTATGGTAGAAAGGTTAGAAACTAATAAAACAATAAAGGCTAGAGAGGTTATCCTCCCTAGCCTTATTTTTTTTTTGCCTTAGAATGGAACTTTAACTCCTTTACATTTAAGTTCATGCTCCATCTCTTCATCAGAAAGTTGATTCCATGATTCTTCTGTATATCCTACAGACTCTAGTACTTTAATGGTTTCTTCATTCCATAATGATACACCATCCTCAGTTATAAAGTTTTCCCAAACTCCCCAAGTTAATCTTGAAGGTATTAGCCTTGTAGGTTTAGGATTTACCTTAGTACCTGACTTCTTCTTTCTTCTATCTTTAACCTTTCCTATGTTTAATCCTGTATTTAAATCAACTGTAGGTTCAGTATTGTCAGCTACTGTAACTTCTTCAACTTTAACTTCTTTGGTCTCAGTAGGAGTAATAGTTTCAGTACTAGTCTGATTTACTGAAGCATCTTTTTCTTCAATCATCTTCTCTATTTCAGATATTTGAGACTTCTCAATATCAGTTAATTTCTCATATTGTATATTAGGCTCTCTATATCCTACTTCCTTAGGTCTAAACAACTGAGGCTTAGCATTTCTATATTCCTCACCATTAATAGCTAATTGATTACCTTCTATTACAGTATATTCATTAGTGCTGTTCTTCCAACCTTTAGGTTCAGGGTACTCAACTTGTATAGGAATAATATTCAGGCTCTTAACACTAATACCATAAGTATTCTCTAAGAACTTCTTATACAAAGATAATTGTCTTGCATACTTCTCTTCCTTATGTTGGTCTATGGAACTCCTTACAGTCTTCATATCATAGATATAGAAGTTACCTTCTTGGTCATAGGCTAGTAAGTCAAGTGTTCCAGCAACATCTATAGTATGTACTTTTCCTTCAGAATCTGTAACATTTAATGTACCAGTAACTGTAACATCTCTAGGTATTATAGTCAATCCCATAGCATCAAAAGAATTTTTCAGACTTTGGAGTTCTTGCACAAAATGTTTCCATTGTGCATTAGTAGCATTAGGATAGTCATAGAAGAAATCACTTATTAATTTACCATCCTCATGGAACTCTCCAGCAAAGAAATCTCTTACAAATTCATCCACACTAGTTCCTATATTTGTAGATGGTAATATCCAAGGACTATTAGGGTCAAATCTATTACCAGCTTCAGCATCTGCTTGAATTATTGAAGTTATTCTTGAATACTTCTTTCCTGTCTTAGTGTTAATATATCCACTTCCATCAGGAGCCAGTTGTATCAATTTAGAGCCCTCTGTAATTCTATCAGCTATAACTCTTGCTGCTTCTAACTTAACATTAGTCTTTTCTTCTACCTTTCCTTCAAGTACAGTACCTGTCTCACTATCTATTATAGCTTTATCAGATTGCACTTGGTCAGTAGCTGATACAGTAGGAGTATTAACAGGAGTAGAAGGAGTAGCATTACTTGGGTTAGATACTTCTACTGGTCTTATAGTTTCACCTGTAGAAGTGAAAGGGGACCTAACTTCTATTCCCTTAACTTTATACTCTATACCTTCATTACTCATTTCCAATATACCATCATCAAAGGCATTAGCTAGATTTCCCTTGACAGTATCTATACTATTTCCACTTTTTGGGTACTCTACCTGCCACTTTATAAAATCAAAGTTTCCCATCTTCCTAGTTTCAGTTCCATCCATTATAAGATTCCTAAAGAACTCAAACTTAGTTTGTGGAGACATTGTACCATTAGTTATCCTACCTACTAGTATAGTAGTATTACCATCTGAGATACTTATAGAGAACATTCTTCTTCCATCCTCTAATATTTCTTCAGCAGGTGATATTACATATTTCCAATTCTGATTAGGTAGAATAAGATAGTTATTCATCTTTCTAGTCAGAGTATTAGACAGCTCATTTAATCTATCAGCAAACTCACCAGTAGGAACTAATTGCCCATCTACTCTATCCAATGTAATTTCAGAGTTATCAGGAAAGCTGGAAGACATTTCATCCAATACAGTACCTGCCTTGATTAACCTACTATTAGAATTTAATAGGGCATTTATATCACCCTCATTAAATAATTCTACTATAGACTTATTAGAGTTTCTGTCAACAGTGTTAGAAATAGACCTTATAAATACTCTAAAGTCTTTTACACTATCTTTCAAATTAGGTACATTTACATATAGGTACTTGTTACTTTCAGAGAATCCTAATCTATCAAGAAATGCTTTTCTCATTTTAGCATATATAGGATTCTTATACCTATCCCTCTTTGGGACACTTCTTAATGAGGTTTGGTCTTCCTTACTTAAAGTATTAAAAGATAGATTTTGTGCATTATTATTAGGTTTACCTACTGGTACTCTTTCAGGAGCCTTAGCAACTATTGATGCTAATGTTGAAGTCAGTATATTACCATTCTTATCCCTTATGAGTTTTCCAGATTTTTGGTTTCCCACTAACTCTCTTATCCTTCCTACATTTCCTACACCTTTATAATTACTAGTATTAGTTGATGGGAAAGTACCTATAGGCTGATACTTCTTGTTATCTATGATTAATGTACCATTCTCATCCTCAACCACTGCTATTATAGGAATATCCAAGTTAGTATAATTAGCTCCATTAGATTCCATATTAGCTTTTATTTCTTGAGCTAATATATTATCTGTTACAAAATATACTCTAGTAGCATCTTTACCAGTCTTTAACTTTCCACTTCTTATAAAAGACTCTATATTGTTCTTATCCCAATATTTAACTATTGGGCTATCTGGGTAATTCTCCCTTAACCACTGTATATCTGAAGAGTCTATTAAAGAAGACATTGAGTTATTATCAAATATGCTTCTATTGGTATCTTGAGTCTTCTGCCTTGCTCTATCAAATAGTGAAGGTTTCTTGTTTTCTGAAGCTCTCTCTTCTTCCTCCTTTTCCTTTATTTTTCTTTCCTGAGTTTGGTTTGTAATTTTAGATGCAGCCTGCCTCAGTAATGCAGATGCCTGCATAGCATCCTCATCATTTTCATCAGCTGAAGTATCTAACTGATTAGCCTTTTGTACTAAAGCTTCACTTAACTCATCTGGGTTTTCAAACTCATTCTTACTGAAGCTGTTTAGTATTTCCTCTGCTGTATTCTTTGCATTTTCTGAATAATTATCAGAAGAGTTTCTTATAACTCTTGACCCCAGTTCAGCACTTTTAGCTACATCATCATTACTGTTTTCTCTAAATTCCTCTATAGAGTTATTACTCTCCTGTCTTGAAGAAGTATCAAATGGTTCTGGTTTTTCATCTGATTTCTTATCTTCTTTACTCTCAACTGTATTATCTGTAGTTGCTGAAGTAGTATTATCAGCTGGTAAAGACTGTTCCTCTACAGTCTTCTTTGCAGACTCATTGGCTTCCTCTAATGTAGTAGCTGCTGAACCAAATATGCCAGGCATAGGATTTACAGGCTTAGCAGGGGCAGATTGTTCTGTTGTAGTACTTTGTACCTCTACTGGCTTAGAGTTATTAGCTCTTTCATCTTCATCCCTTTTATAGTTCTGCATTACATCCTTATAAGTCTGTATTGCTTCACCAATACTAGTAAATACAACTTTAGTCTCATCAGGAGAGTTAGAGTTTATATCTTCTACATACTTTTGGAATAATGAGTTACCATCACTATCTACTTCAGACAGTGAATTAACAACAGCATTCTCATCATTCAAATCAACTCCATTGTTACTTAAATACTGTAGAGATAATGCAAACATATCTGCATCATTAGCATCTATATCCCTAAAAGCATCATCATTTACTATCTGATTAAATAAACCTTCAAGAGTTTTTCTATCATTCTTATATCTCTCATAATTAGAGTTATTTGATTTGGATAGAGCATTTATTATAAGTCTTTGTTCTCTAGGAGACCCATTATCCATAAGTTTATCCATCTCCAGTGCAAAGTCCTTATAATCAGATATTTTATCTATAGATTCATACTTCTTCTTAGTAAGTACATCAGATGCAGCCTGCTTAGCTCTTTGAACATACATATTAAAGCTGTTAGGGTCTCTCAGTATCTCATTGTATTGAGTCAAGAATGACTGTTTAGCCAATTCCATTCTTCCAGCATCCTGTATCTTATTGTAGAAGTTTATATCCTTAGATGTACCTCTATCTATAAGATTACTTATAATATCTCTTTGCTCCTCTGAATAATTTGAGAGATTTTCTTTATTCATCATAATAGCTCTATCTATTGCAGGCAAAGCCATTATTTCAGATTCATTTAATACAGTAGACTCCTCTTCTACATTATCAATGCTCTTTAATGTATTAAGTACCTTATTAATAGATTTCAGCTTAGCTTTCTTCTCTTTCAGGATTTTCTTTTCAGAGTCTGTAAGGTTATCCTTCCTATTATTCAGATTATCAATATCCTTGCTAATGCTCTGTAAGGAGTTAGATAACTCTTCCTTAACTTTTTTAGCCCTACTTAATGAGCCATACCTACTTACAATATCTCTTAGTTCAGGAGACATGTTACTAACAGGCTTAGAGCTGTCAGTTATAAGAGATGCTATATTACCAAGTTCAGATTCAATCTTCTTGCCTCTACTATCCCAATCCTGCAAAGACATCTGACCAAATATAAGAGCTTGCTTTGTATCTTCATCTACATTGCCTAATGTTCTATCTATCTTATCAGACTCCTTCTGTATGGTATTAATAGTATTAAGTAGTTTATTGGCATTACTCTTTAACTGGTTAAGTACTTCTGTATCACTAACATTACTATCTTGAGTATTGATGTTGTCCCTCATAGATTTAATATAGCTATTAGCCTGTTCTGTACCTTCTTCAAGGTTAGCTACAGTAATAAGTTCATTCATAAATGAATCATAATACTGAGTTCCCCTCATCTTATCTAACATGAATACATCATTGATAGTCTTACCTAACAAGCTGTTTCTATATCCAAACTCATCATTACTTTTAGCATCACTCTCCATCTGCTTTGCCCAGTTATATGTACCTACTATACCATCAAACTTAGCTTTGTTATTAGGGTCTCTTAACCAAGTTTCTAAGGTCTTAGCATCATCATATAATTGTCTTTTTGTCTCAGCATTCTCTCTTATAGCATTAGTGATACCACTTCTCCAAGGCATTAGTCTGGTTATATGACCTAACCTGCTCTCTCCTTCTCTTCTAGACAAGTCAATTTCAGTATGGTATTTACCATCACTTCCTTTCACTCTTTTAGTATAATCTCCACCTCTAAATACAGGAGTTCCCATAGCTGAAGATATAGCACCATAAATACCTGATTTAATGGTTTCATTATCTACCATAGATTCACCCATAGATAGTAGGGCTGCTGTAAAATCTCCAGCCATATAATCACCTACTTCAGCAGAGCCATCACCATTATATTTATTTTCAATAAACTGATGAATATTATTGGCTGCACCTCCACTCATTGTAGCATTAGATACACTCTGTAAGTACTCTTCTGTAAATTCACCAAGTGGCTCTTTTGCTATATTCCAAGTTTGTTTCCAAGCTCTATACTTAGGAGTTACAGTAGTATTTGCACCTGAGCCTGTTATATCAAATTTACCTTTAGGAGTTGCCCAATTAAATAGTCTTGACTTTTGAAGAGTACCCTGTACAGTAGAAGACTGCAATCCAGCTTTTAATGTTTGGTTTATTACTCCATTAATAGCTGAGTTCACTAAGAAATTATTAACTCCTGCTTTACTAGCAGCAAACTCTGCCTGATTTAGGGCTTCTTTATACTTAGATGAATATTCATCCCAAGCTTGCTTATATAAATCATCTAAAATCTTCTTTGACTCTTTATTAGGGTTAAAAGAAGAAGTCATCCTTCCTGTTTCTCTATTCCTAGTGAGTTTTGACTTATTGTAGGCTTCCTGCATTCTTTTATTATACTCAGCCTCATACAGTTCCTTAAATCTTCTATCTACATATTTAGATTGAGCTTCTGCTATTTTTTTCTTGGAGTCCTCTAGAACTTCTAGTTTAGTATTAAGCCCTTCAATAACACCCTCAGTAGTTCCAGCAAGACCAGGGATAACAAACTTATTAGTAAAGTTTTCAGCCTTTTGAATAGAATTGAGAGTGTTTCTAGCCTGCATTAACTTCTGAGTAGTACTACCTGTCTTACCTAACATTGTAGCACCCTTCATACCTTTAAATGCCCATCCAGCCAACTTGGCCTCTCCATATCCAGCTAGCATAGATGCTACAGTAAATCCTCCTGACTGCATGGCTACAGGTATAGTATTTACATTGAATATTTGGTCAAATAAACTATCTGAACCACTTTGTTGTCCTTGAGTCTGCATTACCTCCAACTCAGATAATCCACTCTTTTTAGCTTCATCTAAGTTATTTATTGTTCCGTATTGGGTAACATCATTACCAAATCTGGTAATATCATTATCCATTACAGAATTCATAAAATTCTCAAACCCATTCAGGCCTTTTACATCCTTATAATTGCCAGCAACATAGTCATAAGCACCTTTGAGCATACCATAAGTTCCTATAAGTGCTCCTGCTGCTGATGCCCCCATTCCTACAAAACCATTCCATGCCTTTTCAAACAAGCTTTGGTTCTTTGATGCTGTATCCTGCATTTTACCTTGCAGCCATATATTAGCACTTTCTTCTCCATAAGCATCTCTCTTGGCATTATACTCAGTAGCAATATTTTGCCAGTCATTATTTGTAAAGGGAAGATAATCAGTGTTTTTATACTTTCTATAATATGGTGATACACTCTCAGCAACAGTTCTTATATCTTTTACAGCATGGTCCCTATCATAGGCATTTTTAGCATAATCACTACTATACTTCCTCATAGCATTATCATAGGCTATTGACTTAGCCTTGAAAGCCTCTTGCTCTTGAGGAGACAGTTCATATCTTATAGGCTCTCTGACTCTAGTTGCATCTGACTTTACAGTAAATAAATCATTATTGGCACTATATCTTTTTGCACTTCTCCTAACTGCTTCAATAGAATCAGTATAGCTTTTATTATAAAAGGCATCCCTCTCTTCAGGAGACATCTGTTTAAGGGCAGAGTAATCTTCTCTGTCCTTAAACTTTGCCTTAAACATTTCATTTCTATACATTCTTTCTATTTCATCAGAAGATTTTCCTGAAAGATATGCACTATATTTCTTTTCCCAATTGGCTCTATCCTGAGCTGTCAATCCTTTTAATCCTTCTAAAGCCATATTATTAATTTATAAATCTCCAAACCCTATAGGTTCTTGAGATGTATTTGATTCACTTTGTTTTAATCTTATTTGGTAATGGTCATCTGAGAATGAGTCACGGTCTCTCCATACTTCTACATCATCAAATGTTAAGCCATACTCAGCTAACTTAGCTGCCAAATTAGTCTGCATTGAGTTACTTAGGTCAGTAAATGATATTTGTTCTTCATCTCCTGTATCAAAGCCCTTTCTCTTAGTAGTCCACTCTTCATTAGATAATCCTTCTTGGAAATCTGTAGTAGCACTAGAGTTGTTCCACATCTTAAATTGTAATCCAGAGAATGGCTTCTTATCTTTATTCTGACCTTTTGAGACACTAGTAGATTTAGGGGCAGCCATAATTTCAACCTTTCCATCAGGGTGTGTTATCCTAACTCTTCCACCTCCAACATCTTTAACTCTATCTCCATTAGGTAATTCAGCTCCTAACTGCTCATCTTCCCATCTATCCTTAGACCACTCAAACTGTTCTCTAGCTAAAGCTAATCTTTCTCTTTCTGCTGGGTCTATATATCCCCTATTAGCTTGATAACTTTCATTATATGATATTCCAGACATTATACCACTTATAGTATAGTCTATAGCTCTACTTAAATTTTCCTTTGTAACTCCTGACTGTGATACTATTCTATTTATAGCATCTTTAAGTTCAGGTATATTAGATTGGTTTAATAAGAACTTATTAGCTGCATCTGCTCCATATCCCTGTCTTATCTTCCAGTATTGACCTTGTAATGCAGGAGATACATTCATCATTCTTGATGATGCAGATATAGCAGCTTCCTTACCTTTCTTATATAAATCATCTCCACTAACTGAAGTATAACTTAACTCTGGATTGTCTAGAAGGTCATCTAATGATATTGAAGAGAAATCCCTGTCAAACATGATTGATGGATTAGCTGCTCTTAACTTTCTCTGTTCTTCTGCTAACTTGCTTCTTTGATTATATACTTTCTCTATTGGTACTATATCCTGTGAGTACCTATTCCTCATATTTAACAGTTCTTGCCTACTTGAAGCATTTAATCCTTCTCTTGCTAGTTTACTTGCCTTATCTTTGAGTTCATCTGAATATGTCTTATACATCTTGTAAGCATAAGGGTCAGTCTGTTCATTAGCCATTTCCTCCCATACACTTGCCTTAGTAGTAAGCTCTCCATACTGGTTCTCCAACTCTTGATGAGCAACAGTTGCAGATTGTACAGGCTGCAACATTTCTGCATAAGAAAAGGGCCTGAATTTACTTCCTGAAACTATATAATTAGCCATATTCTATCTTGTTAATAAGCGTCCTCCTTTGGACTTCATTTTCTTATAATTTATTCTACCTCTATCATCTATAGAATAATACTTTGATGGGTCAGTATTTAACATATTCCTATTATATTCCTCCCACCCTATATTACCTAAGTTATCAAAGAAGTTGGTAAGATTAGCTGACCTAGCAGCTTCTGTTGCTCTCTTTATATCCTCTTTCATCTTAGCTGAGGCCATCATAGCTTCAAGTCTTGCCCTATCTTGACCTAGATTAGCCATATCAGCCTTTAAAGCAGCCTCACTATTAAACATGTCAGTCTGTCTATTAAATCCTTGAACTTTCTCTCTTTGAGAGGCATTATACTCTTCAGCTTGCCTATAGAAGTCTCCTATATTCTTTTGTGTATTATAGTCTGATGCAAGTATACCTGCCATAGCTACTGCCCTATTACCACCTGATGTATCCCTTATAGCCCTTCTAGATGCTGCTGAATGGGCAGCTAATTTATTAAGATAATAACTCCTATCTAATGGTTTGTATGTTAAGTAGTTACCCACAGGGGATGATTTTACCCTTCCTAGTGAATTTGCAGCATCCCTAATTATGTTAGCATTTTCATATTCAGGAGAATTACCTGCTAATAACTGCATGCCTGACCCTATCACAGGGGCATATCTTAATATACTGCTATCAATATTTGTTACTCCCCTCTTCTTAGAAGGAGAACTGGAAACATTGCTATTACCACTATTGCTTAATGGAGCATCTTTCCTAGGTATATCTACAGGATATTGATCTGGCAATGATTCTTCATCATAGTATAGAGGACTTACATTTAACTCATCTAATCCCTTAATAGGCATAGAGCCTTTATTACTAGATACCTTAGTATTAATATAAGAAATTGGTGCAATAGATTCCTTATTCAATAAGGAAAGTATTGGAAGATTGGAATCTACATTATTTGGTATACTATAATCTATAAATGGAATATTAGGTATTTTTCTAGGAACCCTCTTAGCAGTAACAGTTACCTCAGGCATCCTACCCCCCTTATAAGCTCCGGTAACAGGTGTATATGTAAAATTCCCATCCATAATACCGCCTACAGCATACTTATTCTTTGTCTTTTTCATATTGCTTATATTTCTCTGTTTTTCCTGTTCACTAGCAAGCTTACCTAACCCTATAGTTAGTCCATTCTTACTAAGTGGGTCATTAGGCCTTTCTTCACTTTCCTTACTCACTCTCTTTGCAGCCTCAGCATAAGTCAAACTCTTATTATTACCTAGTTTTAGCTTCCTTCTTATCTCCTTTGGGACTATTAATCTATTACTAAACACATAATTATTAAATATTACTTCTCCTTCCTCTACAAGATTAGGAATACCTTCAGAGTCTATACCCATCTGTATACCTTCATTAGGATTACTTTCATGAGAGCCTCCTTCATCTACCTTAATTACCCCATTTGAAAATATTCCTCCATGTGTATTATTATCTAGAAATCCTCCATTAGCATGCTTCCACTTTCTAGCATTTAGTGCAAATGTAGCCATTTTCTTTTGTGATGGAGTACCATGTTCTTTGAACCATGTAGCAGATTTACCTGTTCTTTTCTTCAAAGCTGTAAATTTTCCTCTATTTTCAGGCTTAATATGTATCTTTCCCCCCTCTGAGAAGAAATTCAGAGCAGCAATCTTATCTTGCTGTATATCTAGGTTTTCCGCATTTTGATTAAATGTATTTATTCTATGGAAATTAGCCTCTTTTATTTTTCTATTTAATTCAGCTGCTTTCTTCTTAGCTCTCCTTCTACCTACTAGAGAGCCTATTCCTGATGCTAATCCTCCAAATATACCACCAATAGCTCCTCCTATAGGACCAAGAGTTGACCCAATAGATGCGCCACTAGAAGCTGCACTAAACGCAGAATTTAATGCACTTCCTGCATTGCCTCCTCTTATATCCCTCCATGATATGCTTTCTTGAGGAGTCCATAATGCCCATTGGTCTTCAAGAGTGTCAAAACTAGAAGCAGATGCAGTTGCATTATTATTCTCCTCTATAGTATCTTCAATTCTATTTACAGCAGTATTGTCTATCTGTGCATTCTGTTTTGCTGTTCCAACAATCCCTAGGGCAGTAGAAGCCATGCCTACTACATCTCCAATATTACTGGTATCATTTATACCATTTGCATCATTTATATCTTTAATGGATATAGGGCCTATAGTTTTATTATTTAGCATTTCTTTAGTATCAGACATTCTAGCTTGGAAATTAAGAGTGTCTCCTTCAATATAATTATCTATAGGTATAACTCCTCCATCCCATAATTTCCTATTCCACTTATTTACAGTATATAACTTGTCTCTTTTCATAATATAATTATTTACTTATGCAAAAATACAAAAAATAACTTATATGTACAACAGATTATATAAAACAATAATAGTAGGCAAAGTTAATCTATTATAAAGATTAATCTGCCTACTATTATAATTACATGTAATAAATTACATCAAAGGAGTTAATAGTCATTTTCTTCGTTCCTGGACTATTATTAGATAAAGTTATCTTAGACCACATATTCCTTATTCTATCTCTACCTCCATTTATTCTTGGAATATTAATACCCCATAGCCTGAACTTTCTCTTTAATGGTGAAGGTATACCCATTCCTCTATTTTCAAGCCTTGATTCAGCTATTTGATATTCATTCTCTGCCTTTATGGTTGTAAAAGGAAATTCTGTAAGTAATGTATCACCTTCAAAAAAGTCACCTCTTACACTAAGGTTAGTAAATACCTTATCATTATTAAAGTTAGGGTTAGATATAAAAGACATACTATATCCCTTCTCACTTCCAAAGAAACTATTGTATTCCCCAGCGTGTAATTTCCAAATATTAGAATCACGTATACAATACATATCTCCCTTCATATTAAAATATCCGTCAATCTTGGAATAGTCCATAAAGGATACAAACTGTTTCAACTTCTCTGAATACATTAGGGATTCCTTAGCATTTGAGTAATATAAGTCTCCCAGTCCAGTATCATACATTACAGTAAATCCTTTATAATCTTTAGGAGAATATTTAGTAAATATATCCTGATTATTTATCCAAGAAACCATACCAAGATTATCAGTCAAGTTAGTAACACTATTTTGATTTATCAAGTATATAGACTGGGTATTGCCATCCATAAAGTATATGCCATTAGGTGTTACTACAGTAGACCATTTATTTTGACATCCTACAGTCTGACTTAAATATCTTATTCCTTGCATCTGAGTACCATTACTAATTTCAACAGGTACTCCATCAGAGACTGGGAGTAAGGATCTATTATTATATAATAGCACTCCTACAGCTTTTTCTTGAAAACAGTAAACATTATCATCTAGAACCTTTAATGATTCAATAGACCCACTTCTACTATTTATATCATAGGAAGAAGATAATAATATATTAGTCCACTGGTCAATGTTACTGTTATTAATTTTAGGAGAGGACCATACTATTTCACTTGGAAATAAAGTATTACTAAGTAGTTCATCATCATAAACCCTATAGGTAAAAAAGTCATTACCCTGATCATATACACTGTTTCTCTTATTAAAGTTGGTTGGCCTTATAGAGGTATTATCTTTTAAGCCTCTATTCTTACTATATATACCATCAAGATTAATCCTAGTTTCTACCATAAAGGAGAGTACCTCTACAAGTTGGTTGGTACTTTCTTCACTAAAGGGATATGTTTTTAGACAATCATATCTTTGAACATAAGTATCACCTTCACTCCATACAAGCTTTATTTTCGTATCTGACTCATTAAGAGTAACCTCATTACCTCCAACTACCCATGAATTATTTTGTATTGCTGAGTCTGAAGTCCCCCCAAACCTATTAACAGGCTCATGATATAACTCACCTAGGTATAGAAATCCCGAACACCTTCCCATATAAAACATGAGTTCAGTATTAGTACCTTCCAATACACTAATATTTAAACTATGTACCTTTGGAGTTGAAAAGAATCTGTTTTTGCCTGATGAGCCTTGAGAAATACTCACCATATTTATTGCCTCATTGCCCTTCTTTACTCTTGGAAGAATTTCAGCTTGATTCTCATCATAACCTAATCCAATTGCAAAGTGTGGAGTAGATTTATAACTTATTCTTGGATAATTAGTGAACTTTACTTTATCATGAAAGAAATATCCCATACCTAAGGGGCCATTGCACATTACATTCTGAAGGTCAGATGTAACTTCTTGAGGAACTGGCTGAGTTAATCCGGGTGCAATTTCTATATCAAAATATTCATTCTTCCTATATCCACATGTTAGATAATACCCTTCTACATTTCTTTCCTTTCTTTGTAGATAATAGTCATCATATTCATCACCAAAGTTTAAATAAGTATTACCCTTCCCTGAATAGGTTGGTGCTAATAGCATCGTATCTACATTACCATAATAGTTTAATTCTCCTATCTTCTCTAATTCAATATTTTCAGAATTGAACACTGCTACACCTTTAAGATTAAGTTTGGTATTCCATGCCTCATTAAGATAAGTATTAAAAGGAGAAAATCTGAGATTAGATATTATCTTTTTTGAGAGTACTGACCTATCATCACCCGTAGTAGAGAAAGAGCCTGCCCTTTGCCATGGGTATACTGTACATGCAGCTATATAAAAACTAGTAGCATCATCATTAGACTGTATTTTGTCTATAAAACTGGGTGAAGATGCTAAGGATCTCCATCCTAATGGACCTCTTTGGTCACTAGTTACTTCAACGAGACCAGGAAATGACATACCTGGATGATTAGTGTATGTGCCAGTAGGTTTAGACAATTCCAAGCTTATTTTGGACTGGTTTCCTTGTATTGGTATCATACCTATAATTCTAAACTTGACATTATCAAGATTTGTAGAAGCAATAGATTCATTAAATTCTAGTTCAGGAGAATTAAGTGTGACCACATTTTCATCTATACCAAAATGGTTTGACCTATTTTCAACATAGAGACTTAAAGCTTGTTCATTACTAATATCTGCGAAGGGTGAATCCTTCATAGTAAACATATTATAATCAGGAAGAAGTATTCCCTGAATCTCACTACATCTACTTCTCTGCTCAGGTATTGGATACCAATGCCTAAATTCAATCCAACTACCTTGGTTTATAGTTACTGCTCCAGACTTGGATGTATCAATTTGCTTAATACTACTACTAACTTCATCATAGTAGTCCATACCAGATGTGTACCATTGTGATATAGTGGATCTTTTTTTCTCTTTATCACTTAAGTCATTTACATTTTTCCATAGAGTATCTACATCATAATACCATAAATTTGCAGACTCGGAATGTTCTGGCACTATTTCTCCTATATCAACTGGAGCCATTGGTCTAAAGAACCATGATGCTTGTACATCAGGTGAGTGATTAGCCCTATCCTTTACATTAAATACAGTAGGGCATACTACTCCTTGTGCTATGCAATCTCTATCAGCTATAGTAGGAAAGACCACCACAGGCCTTGCAGATATAAATCCCTTATCTGTTAAGTCCTTCACAGTAGTAGGTAGCTCCATTATTATAGTATTCTTACATAAGCAATCTCTAGTCTCATTCTTACCATCATAAAGTATTGTAGAATATTTAGGAGGGTTTTTTATCTTATAGTCAGAAATGTATACTACTGGAGACCATATTCCATGTGAATTTTTAAATTGTACACCTAACCGATAAGTATCTAAGTACTTAAATCCCTTTATCTTTGATGAATCATATCTAAGCTGATTATTATAGCTATAATAAGAAGTGTGCTGCGATGAACTTTCTAATAATACATCAGTTTCAACATATTGCTCAATAAAAGGCAGGCTACTCTCCAAGTGCTTTGAAATGTCTTCCTTCAATGACTCTAATAGTTCTTTATCTAATGTACTAGCAGATAACTTTATATTCCCAAGAAATAAAACATTATTTTTCACAGCCATTGTATATGGATAAAATATCTCTCTATTTTTAAGGAGTATCTCCGTTGGATCTACAGATTCTCCTCTACCTGAATCTATTATTTCAAAAGATATAGAATCCCTATATACAGCTTCATGTATTATTTGCTTCCAAGTTTTTGTAACTATACTTTTGGTTACATTAGGTATTGGATACACTGGTTTTCCTTCCTTTCTTCCGTCATAAGCTCTATATCCATAATAACCTCCGTCAAATAAATACCAATTAGTGCCTTTATATTCTCTAACTCCAAATGGAGTTATGAAAGCATTAGAAGCTTCTTGTGGAAACTCGTTACAATCAAATCCTCTATTCCAATCATCTGTTGGAGGGTTTTCTCCATAGGATTCACTCGGTGGATATTTTATTACATTCCCAGATGAGATATATAGAAAGCCATAACTATTTCTAAAATCTTTTGATGAAGATTCAGTACCATTATTATATGGGGGAGGGACTATATAAGCTGCAAATCTTCTTTTGAAGTGTTCATTATTAGCTATAGGTTTCCATTTCCATTTAGTTATCTTTCCTATAATTGTATATTCCTGCCCTTTTCTACTATTCTCTTTATAGTATTGTATAGGACTACCATCCTTATATACTATAAAATTCTTTAATCTTTCACTTTTTACAGCTATGTATAAAGGTTCTGAGTTCCTATTTAAATAATCTCCTCTGTATGGACTTCCCCAATTTTTAAGAGGGTTACCTTCATCAAGTAGTATATCATAGTCTGGAGTTTGGACAGGGTCTTTAAATCCGGAACTTTTAACTATATATATACGAGGAGCTATTTGACCCTTCTTAAAAGATTCCCACTCCCCTGATGTATAGTCAGTAGATATTCTTACATTCTTAGGGACTTCGAGCCTATTAGTCATTTTATTGTAACTATATACTACCTGACCTAATAGGGGGTCTAATGATGAATTATTATCATATACAAGGTCGGTAAAGGAAGACCCTGTATCTGGGTATGCCTCTTTAGCCCCCTCTGCTGTATATTGCTTATATACTTCTATTTCAAACTCTGATTCCAATTCATCATAATACCTTCTAGCAACTAACCATCCTCCTGCCGGGCCTGACCCTCCAATTTCAGTTGTACTAGGTGCCCTCTTCATTGATAAATGAACCCATTCTTGTTGGACAGATGTATTAGGTTCAGTAGGTTCTAATTCAGCTTGGTCTGCTTCAGTTACCCATCCAGAAGTTTTATTCTCTTCTTTAGTAGTAAAAGAATCTGTTTCAAGTATTGCAAAATACTGCTCAAGTAGGTATTTATGTTCAACCTGCACATCAGGTGCTACAGTATTTTGTTCATAAAAATCCCAATACCCCTCTGCTTCTGCATAAGCTATGGTTTGAAGGTCATTCATGCTTCTATACTTAAGGGTAGGAGTAGAAATGCTTGCATCACGTGTAAGTAACTCTACTGTCATAGATTCTGGATTTACATCATCCCAAATATAGAAACTATGATGCTCAGTAAGTATAATATCATCTTCTCTGCTTTCAGGGTAAGTATTTTCCTCCCATCTTTCTGATACTAATATTTTATTTTTCTTTATAGGAAACTCATTAACTAATTTAGTTATTGGTTCACTATCCAATGATGTTCTAAATATAGAATATACCCTTACATAATTAAAGGAGGTATCTAGGTCTACTCCTTTAATTACAAAGCTATTTGAAGTAGACTCTTCAGGACTTCCTGCTCTATTACCCTTATAGGTGTAATATAAGGGGGACACATAAGCTATATTGGACTCTTGGCCAAATTTATCAATGTATGTAACTACATACTGTATAACCCCAGAATCAAATTGTCCTCCATTTGGATTATTAGTTACTGTAAATGTCCCAGTATTATTTATACTAGGTATAATATCAAACATACTGGAATTTTTACCATTATGCTCTTCAAGAATATTAATAAATCTTAGTTGATTTATTCCATCTACCCAATATACCTTTATTATTTGCTCTCCTTCAACATGCCCAATACACTCTATTGGATTACTAATCGAAAAGTTAAGATTTCCTCTATATAATATTGAGGCATTAAAGATATTATCTGAATATTCAAATTTGTAGATAGTATCCTCGCTGACTCCTTTTGTGAATATAACAAGGTATTTATCAATATAACAGCTGCCTAATATAGTTCCTTCTATGGATGTAATATTCTGCTCATTCCATATAGCACCAGACCAATTAATGTCTACTTTCCCTGTACCTTTTTCATTTGATATGGTATATAAGGAATTATCTGAATCAATTCCTAATCTTATATTATGGGCATCAATAGCCATATCAGGCTTAAAAATACTTACAGCAGCATCTTTTGTCATTCCTCTTATTATGTGTGAATCTATCTTCTTCATATTATTGTAATCTTATTTTCTCCTTATCTCCTAAAGATTTAAATCCTGAATCAAACTCACTTACTTTTTGAATTAGGGCGCACCAACTATTCTTAATACTTTCCATTTCTGATATAGAAGGTATTGTAAATTCTGACTGTAATTGGCCTGCTAACCAAGCATATTGTTGCTGAGTATTCTGCAATACAGCAGGTGTAATCTTGCCTATATCAAATAGGATAGTAAACTCTTCCTTTTTAATATAAGCTTCAAGAGCCTTTAAGAACACAGGGTTATCAATAAGTAAAGGAAACCCATCCTTATCTATTGGAATCGCCTTATATGATACTAGCACATCTCCTGTCTTGAAGGACACATATAACACTTGTCCTTGTGTTTTGAAGGATAATTCTTGGGGTAATCTATATCCTGTAACTCTGTCATGATGCTCTCTTGGCATAAAAGTATCTGTCATACTTCTAAGACAGATGCCAGTTTCACATTCCTTAATTTGATTAATAGATATTAAATCGCAAGGAAGCCTAGCCCTGAAGTTCTCTATATGTATGGACTCTTCTTTATCTTGGTATAACTTAGGCATACCAAAAATACCTATGAATGTTATTGTGTAGGATACTACTTGCTCTAGAGTCAAATCTTGGAGTAATGGATGCTTTTTTAATTCATCAAGTATCCTCCTAATATTTATATATTGATAATTATTAATCATTTCTATTCAGTTTAAAAGCATCTAACTTTCCTTCTTTTATTCTCTGTTTTAATCTCTTCTTCAGTTCTCTATTGACATTAAATTCATAGAAGACCTGATTATTGTAGTCTGCTAATTGTTTATTGTAGTAGACCTTAAAGATTTCTTTTTCCTCCACTTTAACCAGTGTTTTTTTCTTATAGGCTTCCTCATCTTCATACCATAATTTAAGAGTTTTATCCCAATCTATAGGTAGATTAGTTTTAACTTTCTTACCATCAAAACTAATTCTTGCATCGTATTTTCTTAGCTCTATTCTGCCCATTCTATAGGGTAACTTAATATCATTACCATTAAGAAAACTATCAGCTAAATAATCATTGACTTTCCTTATAATACTGTAGAACTCATGTTCTGTAAGACATCTTCCTATATTAAGCCAATTATTCTTTCTTATCCACTTATAAGATGAGTAAACCCCAATTGAGTTAGTAACTTTATGTTTTCTTGAACTACTCAGATGCTGAACTTTGGACTTAAATTCCTCATAAGTCATGCTTCACCTCCCAATCTTAAATTATCTTCTTGCCTTGATAAGGCACTATATCCATTATTTAGTTGTTACTTCTGATGAATCATCTTTGGCATTATTTTCCTCATCCTTCTTAACATACTTAGCACCTAGTAACTCCTTTACTACTAATTCCACTAGTAGTGGCACAAGACTTCCTTCAATTGGAAATGTCCTATCTAATATATCACACTCATTATCATCACACGCTAGTTCAGAGGCTTTATTAGAATCCTCAAATATTGCAGTTACCTTTACTTTTTCAAGATAAAGAAATTGAGGATTCGCAGAAATCAGGTATAAATGATTATCTGGAGCTAAAGAGCAATATATTATATTCTGTAAATACTTGTTATACCCTACGTACTTCATTCTATCTCTTCCTATGAAAGTTATAGTATCTTGATAAAAATTTACTGGAAAAACCCTAGTATTACTGATATTTAATATATTAGGCAGCTCATCCTTACTCACAAGGTACTCCCTATTACAAGAATCATAAGGGAAAGATGAGGGTTTCAAATCCAAGCATATAGTTTGATAATTACTCTCTGATATATGCTTTCTAACATCAGAGTATTTTTGCCTTATAAGAAATACTCTATAATTATTTAACAGGGATATAACATGATTCTCATTAAAAGTAGAATCATCAGATATATTCTTTGTCTCATCTAAGCATAAATAAACTAATTCTCTATAAGTCATAGTTATATATATTCATTAATGATAAAAAAAAACTATTGCAAATATAATCATTAATAATTAATATTGCAATAGTTTTAGCTGATTTATTTAAATAAACAAATATATAACTTATATGGAATATATTCTAGGTTCATCTTGTTGTGTAAACCTAATTATATCATCTTCAGTTATTCTCAAGTACTCTAAATCTCCATTAACACCTACTGGAGAATCTTTGGCTTTAGGATAAGGTATTATGCAAGTAGTACCGTATATACAATAGAGGGCATTATTTATAGAATTATAGTCGCTATCACTTACATAATGTGATAGTGGTCCACTAGTAATTTCCTCTATCATAGATAGGAATAATAACTTATTCACATCATTATAACATATATACCCAGTACTTACCAAAGTGTTAAAGTACGTAGCTAATGATTTTTCTAATATATTATCTATTCTATCCATAGTGAGCACTCACATTTGTTTCCCTTAGATTCATTGGTAATTATCCCATATCTAAGAAATTTATTCCAATACTTTATTGCTAAAATATAATTTCCTGTCTTTAAGGATGTGGTAAAAGCTTTTATTTGGAGGTATTTATTTATAAGATCCTTTGGAACACTACAAGTTTTATCAATCTGTCTAATATAATACATTAATGATTCATATAGACTACGTGTATTCATGGTAACTCCCAAGTCATAATATCTATCATATCCACATGGAGTATCAGGCTCTACTGTGCCTTTAATAGTTACATATACAAAAAATAGGTCTTTATTAAAATCTATTAATGTATTAAAATCAGTTTTGCTTATAATTAATGTCACTTCTTTAGAATTACCCTCTACTTCTTTCATGTATACATTATTTGATGAGGGGCCGGATACAGTAAATGTATCTTGAGTATCTATAATTATAGAATCAATATAAACATTTTTATAAAATGAATATGGCTCTACAGAAACCTTGACTGTTAATTGCCTGCAATCATCAGAAACCTTTAACGTACTAAATTTTATCATACCATATAAATTAAAAAAAAAGGAGGCTCTGGCCTCCTTTAATATTCTTTTCCTTATCTCTTATTAAGAAAATGTTGCAATGTTAAGACCAGTAGCAGTATTGAAAGCAGTAATTAAGCTATTAATATCATCTTTGACTGCACTAACAATAGTGATTGTCTTTTCTGACTTCTGCACTGCTTCATTGCTTCCTACATAAGCATAGTGTATATCAAGTGTATAATAAGTCTTACTTGGATCTACAAGATAAGTAGTGATAATATTATTAGGGAATCCAATTCCTCTATAAATATCTCCCCTCTCACCCATACAGAAATACTCAAGGTCAGCAATATTCTTACCATTACCAACAGTACCATTCACTCCTTCAACAACTGTACCCCAAGTCCTATCATCTCCATCAACAAATATTGTAGTTGGTTGTACAGTAAAATACACTGGAGTTTGTGCTATTATTCCAAGCCTCCAAGGCTGTTCTACTTCAGTAATTCTAATTCCATCTATATCATCTACTAAAGTATCAGTAGCATAGTATGGATTAGTTTCATCACTTTTACCGTTATCCTTAGTAGACGGAGTTACTTCCATATACCCTGAAGTAAAATTACCTTTACTTGCACCCTTAGCTGCACTATGTACTTCAATCTTAACTAATGGTGTAACTTCTCTACTAAAGTTCCTAGAGATTGATAGTGCAAGGGTTTTATAGAACTCATCAGCATTCATTCCTGCATAGGCATGCACCATGCCATACTTGAAGTATTGGTCTTCATCAGACATGCCGACATATTGTCTAAAAGCAATTCTAAGGATGTAATCTTGGCCTGCAACAGGGGCACCTCCATTGACACTAGAATCTAGGGTTACTGTTACTGACTTCAAATTTCTCTCCATAGCCTTTGGGTCAGTAGGCTTAGCATATAAGATATTTTTTACGTCAATAATGTCACTTCTCATTAAGTTATCAGCACCCTTATATTCAAAGTATAGATGGCTCTTTTTATTATCACTTATCAATGCAATAGAGCCAGCACCATCTGATGCAAGCACATGAGGAGATTTAACTTCTTTTGCTACATAAAGTTGTCTTACTTGATTTGTTGAGAAAACACTCATAATTATAATTATTTAGTTTAACAATATTCTTAGATAAATCCTATATAAGATTTTTCTATTAGTTTATTTCATATTATTTGTAATTAATCCTTTAATAGTTGCAGCTATCTTAACTGACCTATCAAGTATTTTTCTATGTAATGCAGGGTGTAGACTGCAATCCATTCTTTTATTTTCTCCATCTATTTTTAATCCAAATGGTAAATCTACCAATATAATTGGTTTAGGTCTAGATAGATACCTAACTAGATAACTTCCTATGTTATATTTTGATATTAGTTCTACTATTCTATTATCAGAATCTAATCTTATTACTCTTCTAGACCCTGGACCTCTAAAAGGATTATTATAAACATTATAATAGTCATCCAAAGGAGTAGGCACTACAAGCACATGCCTATCATTCTTACACCCTAATCTTTCATCTTCAAGCTTCACTGATTCAAAAACTATAAACCATAAATCCTCAGGTAACTTGAAGAATACAGACTTATCTGATAGTCCAGTAATATCCTCTTCCTTCTTAGTAGTAGTATAGGTCTTTACTAAGTTACTAAGATACCTTCTAATCTCTTCAGTCCCTTCAAATGAATCTTCAAACTGGTTCTTACCATTGTATAGCTCTAATAATATTTCTTCTTGAGCATGTGATAAGAATATTGATTTCTCATATTCATCAATATTAATAGAATATTCATTAGAATAACTATTTAGTAAGGTGTCAAACTCATTAGAAAATTCTTCAGTAGTCATTACTCACTTCTTTTACCTAATTCAACAGTACTATTCAAATCTCCTATATAAGCTGACTTAGCTAATTCTACTGCTCTCTGTAGTATTTCAGGATGTAGTTCACTATTTAGCTCACTAGTACTAGCTGTAGATTCTCCATCTATAGTAAGACCTACTAGGTCAGTAAGAATTATAGGTTTAGGTTTTCTTAAGTATGTTACATAATATATTACCCCTACATCTTCCTGAGTCTCTATTTCTCCTCCATCAGGAATTAAATAAGGTTCATCCTCATCATGCAAGATGAATCTAAATCCATTCCCATTAGAGTCTACTAGAGAATCATCACTTTCCTCTTCATTAAAAGTCTCCAAGATTCTCCAAGCTTGCCTCTTTAATGGTCTTCCGTAAGGCTTACTCAATATTCTTTGGAGCTCAACTAGTTTAATAGGAACTACCTGATAAAATTTATCACTGAGACCACCTTTTACATTCCTTACAAGAATTCTTTCTGAGACTACAAGTAAAATACTTTTAATAAATGATGTATCACCAAATATAAGAGCTTCAGGGGCAGTTCCATACAAGTTACCAGTAAAAGTTAATCCTTCTGTAATACTACTATCATAGTAATTTGATGGTACTCTAAGTGGACAAGCTCTATTGACTATAAGAGTAGAAAAATCTATTTGTCTCTTTTTTGAATCATCAAATCCTTCCTGATACTTATTTCCCCCTTGTGTTGAAGTAAAATAGTTCTTAATTAATTCATTTTGAGCTTTAGTCAAAAATACTGACTTTTCATATTCATCAAGACCAGGAGCTTGATTACTCATTATATTATTATATAATACATCAAATTCATTGGAAAACTCTTTAATATCCATATCTTCTTCTTTATTACTTCAACTAAACTCTCAAATGTTTTCTTACTTATTTTAATTTTGCTTGAAGGTAAAATAAGACTTCTTGATGCTTTGGAGAATTTAAGTATTTAGCTGCTATATTTAATGTAGGCTCCTCATTAGTCTCACAAAGTGGAGTATTATCTTTTCTCAAGTATAGGTAATTACCTCTATTAGAAATCAGATTAGCCTCTATAGCTTTCTTGATAAGAACCTTTGTAGAAAGCATTGGGTCAGTAATAACCTTTAAGAATATCTTGCTGTCAGCCTGTATCAAGTTATTAATCTTAGTCTGTAAGAATTCAAGTTTAGCAGTCTGTGATGTAGGTCTACCATCAATAGTCTCAACAATAACTCTTAATGTATCAACATCATTCTCAATCTTACCAAACTCCTTATAGCATATCATTGTATTGCTCATGTTATTCTTAGCGACCTTAGTCTCTTCACCCTCAGAAATAATAACAAACTGATAAGTAGCCTTAGGAGTGTCTTGCAATGCCTGCAATGAAGGGGCAATATAATCCTTATTAGCTAATAGTATCTTATATCTGATATAATCCTCTGGGTCAGATAGATTGAAATAGTTATCCTGCTTTGTCAATCTTACCTTGTTGATACCATTCTCATTAGAATCATCCCAGAAGTTATCCACCTTCTTGTAGATACTTAGTGCATTGTATTCAAGGCCCATTATTTCCTCAAGAAATGCCTTTTCCTTGTCTGTAAGGACATTAACAAACATACCTGAAGATAATCTTGGTACTACAAATGTTCTAACTGCACCTTCTGCCATACCTCCTGATAATACATGCTTAGGGTTATTACCCCACATACCTGTCAGCTTAGGCACATGTCTTACAATAATTCTCTCATTCCTTAGACAACTAACTAAGGCATCATCAGATACCTCTATTTTCTTTTGTGTCTTCTTAGGGCTTTTTACAGTAGCCTCTTCTTTTGGTACTTCCTGAAGTGGAGTCTCTGTATTGTCTATATCAAAGTCAGGTACAGTATAATCCACCTTCTCTTCCATTTTCTTTTCTGCCATATCTTCTCCTTAATTTATTAAAATAAAATAAGGGGAGTAGGAGCTTATCCTACTCCCCTTTTATCATTAGCCCTGTAGAATTGCAGGGATTAGTGACATAGTTCTTGTTGGGTCAAGAACACAGATACCAAGAGTAGCCATTCTGTGAATTACAGCAGAATCCTCATCAAATGACATGTAAGGATTACCCTTTTGACCTGTGAATGGGTTCCTTAGACCCCATTGATAACCTCTGTACTCATTGTCACCCTTAATCTTACACTTAAAGATATTAGGTTGGTCCATAGTACCAATGTACATAATATCATATCTGTAAGAGAATGCAACACCTCCATTTGGATGGAGTATCTTGTTTCTTACTGGGTCATCATAGAATGGGTCTACATCAATCTTAACTCTGACACCATTAGGAGCCTTATACTCAACAAATTGGAAACCAGCACTCAATGAGTTTTGGTGCAACTTAGATTGAGTCTTTTGAATAACACCAATAGAGCTATTGTCAAGAACAAATTGTGTCCAACCTGATACTGTCTTTAGTACTTCCTTGTGGAATTGGATAGCACCTCTCTCACCAGTCTTAATCAAGAAGTATCTGTCTCCAAAGTCTAACTTAGAAGCAGAAAGCTCATATAGAGCATCTTCAAGAAGCTTCAAGCTGAATGTGTTGTAATACATAGTATTAGCAACTTCCATCTGCTCAAACAGACCAGCACCTGTCTTAATAACATTACCAGACTTACCAAAGTTCATGTACTCACCATTGGCATTTCTGTTGCTTCTACCAAATGCAAGTGCATTGTTCTTGTACTCAGAGAATTGCTGTTCTACTTCCCAATCTACATTGTGCATCCACATTGTAGCAACTGACCTAGTATATCTACCCTCAGTTTCCTTAACAATAGGAATACCTACAGCTAACTTCTTGTTCAACATAGAACCTGGAACCTTGTGTTGGATTCTTACTACAGACCACTCATTTCTCATAGAAACAGGGCTTGTAAATCTTACATCACCAACCTTTCTTGAAAGCTCCTTCTCAACAAATGCAGCTTCAACTGAGAATCTCTCACCTGCAAGCAGTCTTTCAGCAGGAACACCTGCTGTGTTACCACCAGCAAGCTCTACCTTATATACTGCATTAGTACCCTCCATTCTTGGGTCTCCAAGTATTCTGAACTGATAGATTTCATTCAGATTACCTACAATGTATTCACCATCAGCAAACCAATCCTCAGGGAATACCAAATAGAAGGGAGCAGTACCTACTCCAACCATATCACTGTCTGCATTAATTACAGTACCATTCTCATCTCTTGCCTCTACAAGAGGAATGTTTCTCCTTGAAGAACCAATAACATCCCAGTAGTATTCATTATCATCCTCAAACTCTTTTGTTGGGAATTGATTTAGGAATGTGTCAAGTGTCTTTCCTCTGTAAAAAGCTAACAGTTGCACCATTAGGTTTGTAGCCTTCTGTGGGGCTAACTGAAAGATGGAGCCAAGATGGTTTTCTTTTGTTAGGCCCTTCCAGTGTTGGAAGCCTACCATTTGAAACTTACCTAGTTTTCCAGCCATAAAATTTTATTTAAATAATTAAAGTTATAATTTCTCTATTTAGATTGTTCTAAATATTCTTCATATAAATCTTGAATACCTAATTGTTCATATGTCTTTTGAACAAATTTAGTATTGTAGTCAGTAATTATATCCGCATCATACCTTGAAGGGCAGCAGAATATTACTAATGCTTCTTTCTTGCTTTCTATAAAATTTCTTATGTTCTCAACAGAACATTTCGTCCAACTTATCCTACCATCTGGAATCCTATAAAATATTATAGGAATTTGCATACAGCCTCCAAAGTGAGTTACACATCCTGAATTATCAGCATTCCATTGCATCATACTATAAGTCAAGGTTTCAAATATCAACTTAGAACTAAGTTTTCTAATAGAAATAGCAGGAACTTCAACTTGGTCTAATTCTATTGACTCAACACATGGAATTACCTCTATCTCAACTTTAACATTTGAATGTGTATAACATAGCCATATCCCCGGAGCTACAATATTGCCACTATTAGCGGCCCAAACACCCCAATTAGGATACTTGGCAGTGTTACTATTAAATCTAGTATGTATTAACGCACTGAAGTTTATATTTGAACCCTTAAGTTGTTTCAAAATACTTGTCCTTGTAACTTGTATGAATTTAATTTCTTGCGGATTAAATGTTATCCTATAAGGTAAACTAGGATTAACAGTATCTTCAAAACATTCAATCATAGACCCTAGTTTAGGACCAGGGTATACTATATTTTTTTTTTTCATTCCTATTGGGAAGATTACTAGTATCTCCTTCCCATACTATGACTCTTTTAGGTTTTCCCATATCAAATATCTATTTTCCAATCTTTTCCTATAAAAGACTCAGGGTCTTCGTCAACTCCACTAACAAACCTCAGATTACCATCTGAGGTTCTTACTGTATTGTTAATGGTATGTTCTAGTTCCCTAAGACCTTTCTTTACTTCTTTCTTTACTTTACCTTTCACTAAACCATCAAGGTTCTTAAAGCCATCAGTTAATGTGAAAAGTAGCCCAATATTCTTTAGAAAGTCTGTTCTGTTCTCCATCTCATACTTTTGGATAGCAGTAAAGTACTCTCCTGTCTCTGGGTCTTTATACACAGGCTTAGCTATGTTATCATAAATCTTCTGTCTTGTTGATTTATCTATTGATAAATCCCCAAACACATCCTTGTCATTAAGGATTGATGATTTAAGCTTTTCAGCCTGTTCCTTTCTTTCTTTCTCTTCCTGTTCTGCTTCTGACTTAGCTTCATTGACAAGTTCATCATACTTATCCTTGAAGAAGTCAATATTACTATTCAAGGCCTCTTTTGCATCATCAATATCAGTACCTGCATTGAAAGACTTTTGTACTTCCCTTGCGGCCCTTTCCTTACTATAGCCTCTATTGATGAAGTCTTGATAAATCAAATCTTTCCTAAGTTTCTCTCCCTTATCACTTTCATCAGAGATATTTTCTTCCTTAATAGAACCAAGGAAGTTTATAGTATTCTCATATTTTCTAATCTCTGTAGGTTCGACTCCAGCATTCAAGGCTTCATCAATTCTTTTCTGTCTTTCATCAAGACCTGCCTTTATCTGTTGGTCAATTAAATCTCTAAAGTCTTCAGGGTCTTTGACCTTAGATAAGCCCTCATCATCAAGGTCTGGGAAGATACCTTCCTCTTTCAAGGCTTTGGCAATGGAAGAGTAGAAGTTTTTGGGAGAAGTGCCATCCCCTTTAGGAGTGGTATCTTCCTTTTCCTCTGTATTTTCTTTTCCACTACCTACGCTCTCTGGTGTATCAGTAAATAAGTTATCTACATCAACAACCTCAGTAGTTTCTTCTTTATCATTATCTGGCTCCTCCTCTTTCTTAGGAGGCTCCCCATTTGCAGGTGGGGTATCCTGTGTATCCTCATCTTCTACAAACAGACTCTCAATTTCCTCTGCCCCTAAGATGTTATCTAAGCTAAGTTCTTCTTCCATACTCTTCTACCTTTTGTCCTTAAAAACAGTGCAAAGGTAAGTAAAGTTTTGCACATCTACAATATGATAAATAAGATGCTTTATTTATGTAAATAAAATACTTATAATATGGGTAAAAAGAAAGGGTAAGATTATCTCTTACCCTTATCTCATTAGTATTCTCCAAGATATTCTACTACCTTGTTTTCAGCTTTGCAATCTGCATCCTTAAACCAGAATACAATAGCAGATTCAACTATCTTCTGTTCTATACCATCACCAAACCAACTCTTAAACAGTTCTGCATAATCATGGTACTGAGAGTTGATTGCAACATATACATCAGCTGCTGTAACAGATGTAGGAAGTATTCCTCTGTATCTCTCACAAATTTCCTTTGCTTTGTGCATATCAAACTTCTCACCACTGTACTTCCTGCCATTCTCAGTATGATACATATCAGCTACAAGATACTTAGCCTCAGATTCAGTGAAGTGTTCTCCACTCATTGAATCTCTCATTGAGTTCCTCATGTATCTCATCATCCTATCCATATCATTACCTCCCATGCCAGACTCATTGAATCTATCAGAGAATCTATCACCTCTTGAATCAAACATGTCCATGAACTCATCAGGTCTTCCATGTCTTCTCATATAGAAGTCATCCATAGGCATGAAATCTCCTTCACTGCCATGTCTCATTGAGTTTCTCCTATACTTAGTCATAAAATTCTTGAATTTACCCATGAACTCATGCTCATTCATGCCGCCCATACCCTTTTTCTTTAGGTACTCATACATCATAAGTTCATCCATATTCTTAGTCTTTAGTGATTAACATTTCCTTGAAAGTCTCTAAATCTGTCATATTCAATACCAACCTTTTATTGGTTAGTGGGAGATTGAATTTAATCTCTCCTCCACCAATCTCTATGTCTCCAGCAAATGAGGTCTTGAAGGTGAATGGATTAGTAGTCATTAAATTCTCCATCATTTCAGTGAGAATATTCTCAATGTCTATATTACCGTCCTTATCAGCTATAAGGTCTAAAGCCTTGCTTACTTTACTAAAGTTCTTATCCAATGCTCTTGTAATGAGAGGTTTCATAAAACCAATCATAGGATTAGCCTTAGCCATAGATTCCAACTGAAGTGAAATATAAGACTTCAGATTATCAGTCAATTGCATAATAGTCACCATAATTACATACTTGCTTTAATAAATTCTTCATAAGTCACTTCAGGATGTGTCTTACTGAACTCCCTGAACTTCCTAAACATTTCCATTTCCCTATTAGTCTCTTGAATAATTTTTCCTTTTAACTTCTTGACTATCTTCAATTGCCTTTGTAATAGCTCCTTACCTTCTGGAGTAGCTTCAATCCTACCTTTAACAAGGTTAAGAATTTCTGCTTGAACCATATCCTGTATCTTAGTATAAGTATCTACATAGTCCTCATCTTGAAGCATTCTTGTCTTCTGTTCATCTGTCATAGGGCTTATTTCAGCATCTATTTCATCCCATATCATTCTTTGAGGTACAGGTTGCTGAACAGGTTGGACTTGTTGCCTTAATTGCTTTGCAGCTTCAAGGTTTTGTTTATACTTCTCAATAAGCTGTAGTTGCTCATCCAGACTATTGCCTACTATACTATTACCCAGTAGTGGGTCCCCTCCTAATATTACCTGATTTATTGGAATCATATCTATACATTTTTAAGATTAGTATTGAAAAGTAAGGGGAATTACCCCCTTACTTTAAGCAGTAGGTGTAGTGCCTGTAACTACCCTTGGGCAGCCACATTGGTTAGCACCAACATACCCTGTTACAACAGGAGTATTAGGTAAGCACACTTCACCATAAATAGCCTTGCAAGTCTTTCTGTCAGTATAGTTAATACCGGCAGTAAATGCCTTGTCAATCTCACATTGGATAAGCTTATCTTGATATGGTCTTACAGCAGCATTGATAGCTACTTGAGCCTTCAAGTCACTTAATTCCTTTCTGATGTCATCATCAGCATCTCTTTGAGACTTATACAGATTGAAAGCATCTTGGTTTTGCTTTGCAGCCATTACATCAAAACTATCTCTTGTACTCTTGTATAGACCAAAGTCAGCATCAATCTGACCCTTCCACAAGCTGAATAGCTCTGAGTTTAGGGTTTGTCTATCAGCAAATCTATTGTTTTGGTAGTTTAGAGCCTGATTGTAGATAGCTGCTTGCAGTGCAAGAGTATCTTCACACTCTTTTTCCCATGCTTGGAAAGCAGTAGGAGCATTAACTCCATTAGCAGAACTTGCAGACAAACCACAAGATGCAATAGCTATATTGGCATCCATACCACTACCTGAGCCAAGACCTGTACCACCTAAGATGCTTCCACTTCTTCTATTGCCGAATAGTGCCCAAGCACCAAGTGCAGTACCTATGATACCAAGAGTAAGACCTGCATTAGCCTTACCATTGATGTCTCTTCTACCATAACCATAGCCATAGTAGCCATCAGCAGGAACTTCCTTTACCTTTTCTACTTGCTTCTCAATTATTTCCATAGTAGCAATTTTTGAAATTAGTTATTGTTTTATCTCTCTTATTGTAAGCTTACAGGTGCAAAAGTAAGTAATATTTCTTAGAATGCCTATCAATGCTAAAGCCCCATATATCATATTGATATACAGGGCTTTAACTTAGTAATATGTTGCTAAAAAAAAAAGCAGCCTTATCTGGCTGCTCTATCATGCTTGTAGAATACACTTGTTATCTTGTCATATATGTAGGTTATGAGGTAAGCATCTACCTCATCATTATCTTCTTGAGGAGTATATCCTATATATCTCCATATAGAGTTCTTTATATGCTCAGCTTCATGGATAATGCTACTTCCTCTCTTAGAATTGATAGCCACAAGAGATGCCCCATATTGATTTATGGTTATAGCTTTGGCTTCCTGCTCCATTTCTTCTTTGGGCAAGAATCTTTCTAACTCTTCCCACTTGTCAAATATGACTACAGTGAGTTTATAATCAAATATAGGTATTATCATCTTCTTTTGGGTTATCATATCTTCTCCTCCTAATTACATTATACAGTTCTATTAGATTAGTTACTAAGCAGGAGAGTGCTATCTCTACACTTCTTGACAAACTCATCTAACTCTTTCTTAGACCAACTTAATTCTTTGTTCTATATATTTCCTTAGGTTATCTATTCCATGTACTTTTAATCTGTAAGATAAAACACTGTGAGCTTTTCCTATCTTTAGTGCCCAATACCTTATGCTTCCAACTTCATCATTGATTTTTAATAAATTAGACTTCGAGTGATTCAGGCTTATCTTACATCTTGTATCTTTTGGCATCTTCCTACCTAATGCTTTATTTCTTATTTTCTCTCTTCTCTCTGGAAATTCAGAATAACCTCTTTTAAGTGACTCACTCATTTTTGCAAGACTCTTAGTGGAAAGTTCCCCTCTTGAGCCTCCCTCTTTCAAATTATATCCCTCCTCTATACTATTATATTTATGTATTAGTTCTTTCTCTAATTTATCAGCAGCTTGCTTATTTAGATTTGAATATACAACTTCATGGGTGAAGTTGTCCCAACCATATTTCTTTATAGCATTATAGAATTTAATGCTATTAAAGTAATTCTTCCCATTATTTCTCCATCTCTCTGATAAATTACAGGTCTGCCCCACATACACTTTACCATTTAATATGTTTTTATGTATGTAAACTACATAATCATTTCTCATGCTTACTTCTTCTTATGAACTCATCAAGAGTTTTCTTGTTCCATGATAATTCTTTGAAACCTATCTCATGCTTACCCCTTGGCAATTTTCCTTCTCTAACATAGTTATCAAAAGTTGCTCTACTAACATTCAAATATTCACAAGCTGCATACTTGCTTAATCTCTTCTCCTTATCAGTAAATCTCTTCAAATTATCTACTATTTCTATAGCTTCTCCTTCAGATATATTTGAATTGCCTGCATCAATATCATCTACTATCTTTAACAGTAGGCTTCTTATGACTCTTAACATATAAATACAATATTACAAACAGAAATAATCCTGTTATAGTTCCATGAATCATCAACAGCTCTAAGTCCTCAATTGGGATACCTACATAGTAATCAATTATGTTTATTATATCAGTCACCAAGATATAATGTAAGAACATCTTGTGATATAAACAAAACCTAAATACTGTTGCAGATAAATACATAAATATCCAAGGCAATATAGACATTCCTGCCAGATTGCTCAATACAGGAATGTCTATATAAAAGTAAGATAAAGCTGTGTTTAATACATATACTAATGATATTAACATAGGTATGTATTTAAGCATTAGTATAAGTAACTTGTACATACTCTTATTTAAGTTTTCCTCCACAGCCATACCTTGTTCTCTTGATACCAGCCTTTGGTGACATTGGCTTTGGTCTTCTCTTTCCCCTTGCCATAATTTTGCACTTTTAGTTATTTACCTTTCTTACCTTTGCCTTTTCCTTTACAACCACATTTCTTTGCCATAACTATAGAATTTTAATGGTTATTTTTTCACCTTTATCATGCTTGTCTTTAAGGAGCTTATATAGCTCTTTGAAAGTTTCTCTGCTATTTATCACCTGACCCTTAACTTTATTAACACCTACTAATAGACATCCTGCTGAGTCTTTGTCAGTATTACCAGCATGAATAAGTATGCCTTCAAATCCCTTTACATTAAGTAGTCTTGGTACTTTACCATTACATACTTGCTTATAAAAACTATTAGTACAATACTTAGGAGAGATGACATCTAAGGTAATTTCATAAGTACCCTTTGGAATAGCTGTAATTGAGGGTCTCTTCAATTCCCTAATCTTAGCTATGCTCATAGAGTCATCCAATCCCCTATCAGCATCTTCAAGTACATTGCAAAACCACTTCCCATCAATAGTAAGATTACTTATGGTGTAGCTCTGCTTCTTCCATTTTCTGTCCACTATTAATTCCATGCTCATTAAAAAGGTTTAAGTTTCTCTTTCTCAGTTGGCAGGCAAGGTCAGTACATATGGAACTCATAAGATTGAACATCTGTTTTCTAAGTTCCCCCACTTCCTGCTCCAATTCTGCATTTCTTTTCAGTACCTCTTCCAATCTCTCTCTATTATCAGTAGAGAGCTTCTCATAAAAGTCTAATGATTCTTTCATGTTATTTATGAGGTTACTATCAACTTCACTATCATATTTCTTTCTTGCAAAGAACCATGATGCCCAACCACTGACTATTGTGGAAACAAGCCCTACACCTCCAGTGATTAATATTCCTAAGTCAACCATAATTATTTAATTATTTCAATAAATTTTTGTTGTTTATCACTAACATAAGGACTATTTTCTATAACAATAACCTCCACTACCCTATGCTTTTTCTGAAACCACCTAAAGAGAAAAAATTTCTTAGGAGGATTTATAGTCTCTTTCCTACTATGAGTGACTATATATTTTTCACTAGTAAACTCAGGGTGAACTATTATTGTATTAGGAAATTCCATCCTAATATTTAACTTATACCATTTATCTCCTATAAGTGTATCTGTAGGAGGTAATAATTTGCTAAATATTGTATCTTTAAATATGATAGTATCTATCTTTCCTGTTGTAGACAATAAGTATTGCAAATGTTCTAGATTCTTATCTTTTATTTTTAGTTCCTTTCTGATTTTATTCATTTCCATGGTAATAGAGTCACTATAATACTCTAACTGGTCAATAGTTAACTTAAACATTCTGTTATACCTGTTTAAGGAACTATTCTCTATTTCAAAAGCTTTATTATTACTTATTGCTATAGATAGTTCACTGGATAATTCCTTATATTTATTGTAATAATAAATAGAACTAGAAGTTACTAATAGGATAAGTATTAATGCAATATTTGTTAACACTTTCTTCATATCTTATGTACTAGGCTTGAATGAACTAAGTTCATTATAGGATATGGTACCAATATAATTATATGTTTCTCTATTACTATTTATATTGGTAGGCAGACTATCTAAGTTTTGACCAACTGAATAATCTCCATTAGACTTTCCATCATCAACTAATGGTACCATCATGCACCATACACAATTTTCTGTAAATCCATTAGAATCAGATATAGATGCAGTCTTAGTATAGTTTGCTCCATTGAATAATGAAGAATAATCAGAGGTGTTTCTCATTCTAGCCTTTACCAACTTATATATGTTGTTACCTGACATAAGATTAGTAATGTTCCTGCCCTGATATTGAACAAGAGTATTAGAGTCATTATATAATACAACATACATCTTACTTACGGTGGTATTAGGCATTACAGTTACCTCCATATTAGAGAATTGGAGATAGGGGACACCATAGCTAGAATCTGTTCCACCATCACTAGGCGTATAGTAAGAATTTGATGTATACATCCCTCCATCACTAGAGACTATACATAATACTGCTTTTGTTTGGGCTAATTGTTGAGACTTATCAAGATAGGTAAATCCAGAAGGAGTACCAGATTCAAGAGTAAAAGCTATCTTGAAAGAAGGTACTTTAACCTTATACTTAGTTATCACTATAGCAGGTTTTATATGCAGTTCTGATACAAACTCTTTGTTCTTATAACTAGTCAGTTGATTAATATCAAATATTCCAGAGTGGCCTGCTAGCCACGCAGATGTACAAAATAGCTTTGAAGCAGAAGATAGGGAAGCCCCTACCTTTTTCACTGCCTCTATTTGTGTCATAAACTCCCTTCCCATAATTATAACTTAGTCTTAAGGTTTGCAATCTCGGTCTCACAGTATTCTAGTTTTTTCAGCAACTCCTGTATAGCTTTGATAGCCAATACCCCAAATCTATCATACTCCACCCACTTGGTATTATATTTATCGCCTCTACTATGAACCATAGTAGCGAATATGCCTCCTAGTTCGAGTAACTGGTCAGCTTTAACACCAAAGGTATTCCTTATTCTCTCTTCATCAGGATGTTCCCAAATATATTGGATTATATCGAGTTTAGCTATACTTTCAGATATACTTGTTACAGGCTCTACTTCCTTCTTAAATCTCATGTCAGACCCAGAATTACCTGCTCCTGCTTTAAAGTCCTGATATACTGACCATACATTTGATTTATCAACTAGAGCAATTTGATTTAATGCTACTGCTGAATTACTTAGAGTTCCATCATCTAGAAACATTGCTAACTCATCTGCCTTACTAGATGGAGAACCATCTCTAATTGCTAAATTATATAGAGAACTATTTTCATGAACAAATACACCACCATTGGTCCAATCTGCTCTAATTTCATCAAAATCTGATTTATCTGATGCAGACATAAGTCCAGAACTAGATGATGTTGCCGCAGAATAGGTAGTATTCTTATAATAAGGCACTCCCCCAATAATGGGACAAGCTGTATATCCTGAAGCATTGGTTACTGAACTACCATTCTTTATTAATCCAGTTGAACCATTAGCTCCTACCAAACTATAAGTAGTATTAGGAGGAGTAGCCCAAGTACCATCACCTCTCATATATTGAGAGGTATTTCCACTTAGTTGTTTTAACAATCCATTAGCACCGGTAGTAGCAAGTCCATAAGTAGTGTTATTATCTGTCCAAGGGACATTGACATACATTTGTCCAGAAGAATTTAACTCAACAGGATAATTTTTACCACTTTCAGGATAACCTATTTTTACTAACCCTAATGTAGAGGATGTAGCCTGACCATAAGTTGGGGATGTTCCAGCAGTAGGAGCATAAATATCAGTATTAGTACCATTAATAGTAATTGTACCTATCTTTGTCCCAGATGATAAAGCCCTAGAAAAAGACACTGCATCTGCACTGGATGTAATTCCATTTAGTTTAGATTTATCACTTGCAGACATAAGACCACTCACTTCTGTAGTAGCGTTACTATAAGTAGTATTTGTCCAAGGAACATTTACAAATGCCTTCCCATTAGAATCCAATTCTAATTTGTAATTTCTACCACTGTTAGTATATCCAAGCATAACACCACCTAATGCAGAAGTAGTAGCTTTAGGTATAGATGTTAATCCTTCTGCGCCCAACTTTTCCCAAGGTGTCCATAAAGAGCTAGACTCAACATATCTTCTACTATATATTTTATTCCCACTATATAAAATCTGATAATGTATTTCATTCGGAGAATAACTAAAAGCTTGCAAAATAAAAGCATCTACACCCCCGGGCTTATTGGATATTTTATTACCACTCTTACCTACATAAACTCCTGCATTAGAAATTCCTTTATATGTATCTAAACTTTTTGTATCATCAAGAATTACAGGAGCTGTAATAAGCCTATTTAAATCATATATTCTTCCATTAAAGATAATAGAATTAGGATCATCAGTTGGGAAGTACATAACATTAGGTAATTCTCCTGAGGAATTACCTAATGCAGTTGCTCTATTCACTGATGTACTAACTCTGAGTTCTTTTCCTTTAGCACTCATATTACTCAATTATTATGCCTGTTTTAACTTTATCAATTAAACTTTTAAGCTGCTTACCCTGATTAGCTGATAAGGGGTATAGAGAAGTTGAATCTAAGCTATCCACTACCCTAGATAGTGGAACTAATTCAGTATTAATTAGTACCGAATATCCTTCCCACCTTGTACCACCATCAGATGCAGGGTTAATAACATGTTTTGTTCATTCGCTGCTATAGCTTTATTCTATTATAATACCCGCTGAATCCAAAGGTTTAACGATTCTTACGCTAAATTGAGCATTATCCCAGTTATCACCACTACTTGCAGGGACACATTTTGCGATTACAGTCCAATCGTTATTACCGGGATGAAGATATTTTACTATTACATTACCTGAATCAATTATACATGTTGCCGATTTTTGGGATTGCACATTAGCACTACCAGTTACTAATATTAGTTTTCCTGAATCAATGGCATTTCTAAAAGCAGACGGTGTCCCTAAAGCTGTTTTAAGTTGTTCTTGTGTAGGATTAGAACTTAACGCTGTAAGTTCTCCTATGCTATAATGGGAAATTCCATCAGCTTTCTTTGCATAAGTGGATTCTGCATTTACTTTAGTTAAATAAGTATTGTTTGCATCCGTCTTAGATAACTTCTCATCTTGAAGCTTCTTTCCCATTGCCGCTGAAAGTGGCTTATCAGTATTAGTGGAAGTAAGGTTGTTAACTATTTCATCTTTGTTAACCACTACACCAAGCTGTTCCCAGATTTCATTATCACTTTCTTCTACTTCAGTTTTCTTTGCATAAGGACTTAGGTCTACTGTACCACCAATAGGGTCCCAATTATTTTCATCATGGTCAGATGTACTTGTTGCCACAAGACATACAACGTTAGTATTTGCAGGATATGGTTTGCCTCCAAAGGTAAAGGCATTAGTTACATTCCAAGCATCACCAACCTTTGCATCTGTCAAAGCTAAAACCTCTGAAATATTTGTCTTACTACCTTTTATTCTATAGACAGAGCCTAACGCAGAAATCTTATCATTAAGTGCTTTGCCTTGCGCAGCTGAAAGAGCATTTGCAGTATCAGATGAGGTTAGATCATTTACCACATTAGGCACATATCTATTGGCAGTAATAACAGCCATATTTGTGTAATTACTGCCACTTATAGTTACTGTGATAGTCTTAGTAAATATACGAAATGATTGAAGCTTTAACCCTACAAATACTACCTTTGAGGCACTTACCCCCTGTGGAGTAATTACCCAATCTTCACTACTAGAATCAATTAAAGTTGCGCCATAGGTAAGCTTAGTAACAAGAGCGTTACCATCTAAATTACCCATATACCCTTTTATAGTGGCACTATCACTAGTGTTGTTAATAGCAGAAAAGTTAATGCTTATCTTGTTGCTGCTAAGCTTGTCATTAAGTGCCTTACCCTGAGCTGCTGATAATGCTTTGTTAGTACTTGAATCTGATAGGCTGTTCACTACATCCGTTTTTGCAAGCTTTTCATCATTTAGCTTCTTACCCTGTGCTGCACTCAAAGCTTTTGTGGTGCTGGTATCTGTTAAGCTATTTGCAATCCCTGTAGGAAGTTGTGTTTTATTTACACTCTTTACTTTCCATGTATTTCCTCCTTCAAGAGATACATTAATACTCCAATATAATTGACCTGAACCTACAAACCTAAACCACATCTGACTGTTTGTAGAATCTACTTGAAGATTTACTACCACTCTCTGAAAAGAATCTGAAAGGGGAGTAGAAACTATAACACTTCTATTATAAGCATCTTTATATTCGTTGAATGTTGTAGTATTAGGAGTACCAAAAACTTTGGCTAAATCTTCTGCTGTTGTACTAGTAGTCAGAGTATCAAGATTAGGTATATTCCAAGCAATATATCTTTTATTATTAAACCAAATACTGTTTTCATCAGTACTGAAAGACATTAAATTAGGTGTAGCACTTTGTGCTGCTTTACCCTGTGCGGAAGTCTTTGTTACTGCTACTCTTAGTAAATCACCAACAGGAGCTGCTTTTTCCTGAACATTAGTAATGCTTAAATCATCATAAAGGTTTGAAATCTCCATTTTTTTTTTTTTTTTTATTATTCAATAATTACTGAGCCTCCTACTGAGGATAAAACCTTCCCAATAGAAGCCTTTTTATTAACGCCATCCTGAACTATAGCAATTATATCATCAGAG